CGACTATCAGAATAATAGGCAAGTATACTAATAGAATCGGTTATAGATGCAACTTGTTATACCTAGCTAGAGCAACACTTGAAAAATAAAACCTGAGGCTTGACTAGTTTTACTAATAAATAGTAAGGGCTCTAGTGTATACCTCAAGTTCATTATATAATATTGTTTATAGTCTCTACGACTTACCATTCTTTTATATAATGCTCATACTTCTCTTGTAGTAATATAAATGCATCTGCATGTATTACTGAGTACGCACCTTCAAAATGCTTCGTTATATAGTCGCCTATTCGTGCAGTCTGGATACCTGTAGGTGTTAATATCTTTAGTGCTGGTTCTCCGTCTATATGTATAGGTGTTGTTGTACACCTTACCCAATTATACACTCTGTCTTTATTATCATTATTAAATTGCATGATTTCCATTATATATGACTCCTCTCTATAAGTCGAAGAATGTTCCGTCTTTATAATAATACTGTGATTCTCTCATAGCTTTCTTTTTGAACTCTATATAACTAAGTATTTCATGCGGCTCATAATAACCTCTTACCATTTGCAGATAATCATTGTATGCTCGTTGTCGTGCTGTTATATGTAATTCATTTATTGTATATAGTGTGAACGGGCTTATATATGGTTCTTTTATCATTATACACAGCTCCTTATTATATAATATGTGTTAGCTCATGTTGTTTTGCCCACGTTATCAAACCATCTGATATAACTTTAACCATTGGTAACTTATTTGTAGAACATACTGTATTTTCTGAAAATCCTACAATAGTCCATATTCTTTTCTTATTACCGTACATATTCACCTTATCATGTAATTTGAACATTATATACATCCCCTTATTATATATTAAGTATTAGTCTTTATAGTATATGAGTATGCTTGTTATCATTTCTACTTTACTTTGAATGAACTTATATACTTCCATTGTTATTTCTGATTCTATATTATACGTTTGGTGAAAGTCTGGGTGATTACATTGTACATAGCCCTCATACTTATATGTTTCATTATTATAACTAACACTTACAACCGTATCAATATGTTTTAACTTTACTCTGTATCTATATGAGCCTATTGTGTCCATTACGATTTCTTCTACAATGTAATCATTACCTTTTGTGAACTCCTCCGCTATAAGTCCGCAGTTTCTTTTATATATTTCTTTACTTGATAAGAATGTCATTATAATACAGCTCCTTTCAATTGTTTAATAACAGATTGTAGTTGTTTGGTTTGTAAATCTAAGGTTAATAGGTGAGAGTATAGCGCCTTTACTTCACGGTTGATGGCATTCTCTAGTTCTGTTTCTTTCTCTAATCTATAGTAGTCTTTTCTTTCGTTTGCTAAATCCATTCTAGACTCAATTAATATCTTAGTACTTACAACCGTTGATAAATTATCCTCTAGTGTCACTATAACATTTTCAATTGATTTTGTATTACTCATTATACTACATCTCCTTTTATTTGTTTTGTTGTCTCATTTCCCTTGTCTGTATTTCTTTTAGTTTCATTGCCATTGCTCCCGCCTCATCTCTGAGTTCATCAGATTCTTTATGTGTTAGTTCTCCGTTTTGCCATCCCTCTGTTAATACTGTTCTCACGTCTATTAATAACATGATTGCATCTTTTATTTTTGTGTTATCTTTAATCGACATTATACACATCTCCTTTTATTTGTTTTAACGTATCTGTTGAGCCTGTGACGTCCCTTTAGTATTTCATGAGTACAAATACATTGTCATTGTCTAGGAACGTCACACAGCCTTATAAGATAGTTCTATGATTCTTGAACGCATTGTATAGGTCATCTCCTGCAATACCTGTTACGTAGTTGTTATTTTCGTTATCTGGTTCATGTGGGTAGTCTTCGAATTCCGCACCAATATCTCTGATATAGTCGTCTCCGTCGTAGTCACCTAATAGTAATGATATAGTATTAAGTTCCGCTTGTGATAGTACAACCATGTAACGCCCTTTTTCAATTTCTTCTATTTTAGCCATTATTGTTAGCTCCCTTCATTCTGTCTAACATTTCATACTTCACATAATCTTGTAAGATATAGCAGCCTTCATGTTTCCATCCCTTTGTTATCCAGTGTTCTAATCGCTCATGATACTTGATTAACTCCTCGTTAGATAAATCTTTCAATTGACTCCCGTATATAATATGTTCCTCTGGTACATCAAAGCTGTTGAGCTCCTCTGCTATGTGTTCAAACTCTTGTTTATCTAGATAAATCGCCTTATAATCAAAGTCATCTTTCGCGAGTGGGTTTAGTTGATTGATTTTAAGTGAATCACCCTCTACATGTACACACGTTCTTTCGTTTACATCAATTCTCGTTTTCATATTAGCAGCCCTCCAAGTATCCTGTATAGTTTTTATCAACATTGTATAACTCAACATAATTTCTGATAATATCCGTAGCGATGTATAGATGTGTTTCACCTGTTACAATTGTTGTAATCTCGTTCTTTTCATTCTTTACAGCTATTACAGTGAAATCAAAGTCATGTGTTTCCTCGTTGTATTTTGTTTCAATTCTGATATGTCTTTCTGGGTGTCCCACCGTTAAGCAGCTACGTCCTAAATGCTCCGCTCTGATACCTCCGTCTTCTTCTAAGTCATCCATAATTTTTATTTGTAATCGTAAAATCTTCTTTCCAATTTGCATTTTCGTTAACATATGTAACATCTCCCTTCTATTAAGTTATCAAGCGCCCTACACTAGAGCGCCCGCCCTTTCATTCCTTCCAATCTAAAACCGAGTCGTTCTCATCGAAGTCATTATATAGTTTGCATTGCTCTATATAATGTTGCTCCATTTCCATAATGCTTTCTGCGAAATCTTCCAGCGCGTACTCTGCATATTTTTGAGCCTTATAATCAACCATATTTCTAACTTTTTCCCTTCTATCATAATAACTTTCCTTAGCAGCTAAAATCTTCTTACCTAATTCATGTAAACTTAAAACTTCATTCATCAACAACATCTCCCTTTCCTTAAGTTATTTACATCTTAACATGTATTTTATAGTATTACAAGTACTTTTTTAATTATTTTTTAACTCTCGCTCTAGCGATAACTCCTCTAACACCTGTTGCTCGTATAATTCATGGTGTACAACCGCCATTGCTTCGACTATAATATATTGAGGTGTACACGCTTGACTCAATGAATACTCAATCGCCTCCTCTATCATACCTAAATCCATAAACCTGTAAATTTTCTCAATCGTTTCTGTTAACCAATCCTCTTTAGTTTTCATATGTAACGCCTCCCTTTATTTGTTAAGTTCATCTTACCATACCTATTTTAGTATTACAAGTACTTTTTTAATTATTTATTGAATCTGCTTTCCCTCTCAGATATTTCTTTTTGTAATGCATTAATTAACTTTCTAGCTCCATGTGTACCCACTTTGTCAACAATTTGTTTTGCAAAACTGCTATACGTACCAATAATAAAATTTCTTAACATTTTTCTAACACCTTCCTTAAATCGTTTTGAGCTTCCCATAATTTATTACGTATTCTCATATAATCATCAATGTACATTTCGTTCCCGCAATAGGCGAAATGTAACGCCTCCTCCGCCGCCTCCATTGTCTTTTTAGCCTCTTGCATATGTTTAGCATCCTTCATTAGTAACCACCTGCTTTAAGCTCATCACGCATAACTGCCAGCGTGTTAACTATCGTTTGTTCATCCTTTGTTTCGTGCATGGCATCAACCTGCATACTAAACATTAGATAATCACCATTTCCAAGGAGTCTTGCAAGCTCTCTCCCTTTACTCCATTCATACACACTGATAACTCCGTTCGGTTGTAACTTTCCTTGTTTGAACTTATACATTGTATTCAACCTCCATTTTCTTTAACAAGTCAATCGCTTCTTCTAAGCCTCTGATTTCGCCTAGCTTCTTGTATATCTTCTCAATCTTAGTAATTGAGCCGCAAAAACTTGAATCCATCTTTTCTAGCTCTATTAACTCCTCTGTTTTTAAACTCACTAACGTTTGTAATCCGATTAATTGTGCTTGCATTATTTTTGCGCCACCTTTCCGAAATATGTACACATGAAACCTTCATGCACAGCGTTATAAACTTTCGATACGTTATTCCCATATTTATTAGCATGAGCATCAAGACCAGCTCTAAAGTTGCCCAGAGCAGAATTATATAAACCTTTCGGAGCTACAGCCACAATCCTGTATAACTCCTTCAATCCTTTCTTACTAGCTTTAACCTCTGCTTTGATTGATTTCAGATATCTTCTTTTCATTTAAAACATCTCCCTTTTCTTAAGTTATTTACATCTTACCATGTATTTTATAGTATTGCAAGTACTTTTTTTAAATAACTTCTCCCGTTTGTCTATCCCATGTTATAATAATTTCGCGTTCTTTACGAGTAAATGATAAGCTATCCTTTGAAACTGCTTTATAATCCTTTAATATCTCCAGTAGTTCCGCTTCTTCACCTTCACGGAAATAATCGACATGTCGAAAGCCTTTTATAAACTTTGTATTGTCTTCGTACTTTTGCGCCTCATGTTGATTAACAACACGGCGCACTTTGATTTCATCCCATGAATTTGTACTAACGTGAATACCTGCATATATTCTCCAATCCGTTTCATGACTTATATTAACTCCCGCACGTTTTAACGCTGCTGTTACACTTCTTTTTAATCCGCCAATCGTTTTAAATGTTTTCATTATAGTCCTTCCTCCTCATCCTCTAGTTCTTCCCATTCATTTGTCAATTTCATGATTCTATCAAAGACGGAGTTGGAAGCCTGTTCATAGTTATTTTCGTGTAACGCTTCTTTCAATGACTCGCTATCCGCATACCACACGAAATGTTCATACTGTACATATTCAACAAAGCGATTAGCAGGGACATAACCTTGAATGTCGTTGTAATCAGGGCTGACATAATCCCATCCAGCGATTAAGTTTAGTTCAACAACGAAAGCAATATCATCCTTTGAATCGATACGACGACCAATTTCTAAACCATAAACCTTTTTATCTTCTCCGACAACCAACATATCATATTCTTTGAATTTCATGTTAAAACATCTCCCTTTATTTTATTAGAGGCTCTAGTGTAGTAGAGCCCGCTTATTAAGTTAACCTCATTGTATCACATAACTTTTAGTATTGCAAATACTTTTTAACAACAGCCTTTTCCTTCGTCACACATCCACTCATAAAATTCTCCCTCGTTGCCATCCTTATCAGAGAATAGAAGTTGATATACAATCTCCTCCTCTTTAGTGTTACCACAGATAAAACATTCTTTTTTAGCCATTTTAAAACATCTCCCTTTTCTTAAGTTATTTACATCTTATCATGTATTTTATAGTATTGCAAGTACTTTTTAATAACTTTCGTCATTACTCCATTGCAGTATTTTTTCTTCCATTTCTTCCCCATCGTCGAACGATGCAAAACAGTTGTTTCCTTTGTCATCAAGGGCTACAATCCAATCTGAGCCACTAGCGATAATAATTTTATCATCATAGTCATCACGACCAAAATATCCATTACAGAAACCATTGATTTTAATACCGACAAACTTGTCTTTATAATGCATGCTTAACAGCTCCTTTTTTCGCTTTTCGTAGTTCTTTTAACATATCGTTATTGTTACTATTACGAAACTTTCTATAAGTACGCTCTTGTGTTGTCTTACCTGCCTCACCTTTATATAAGAAACCTTTGTATACATCTTTCATTATGCATTCACTCCCGCTGTTAATACTAGTTTTCTGTGGAACAGGATTGACATTTCTCTTAAATCTGATAGCATGTTCTCTTGAGCCCAATCTTTGAACAATTGATTTATTTCTACTGACACATATTCAATTTCATTTTCGAATAGTTCTTGAATCTCTGCTAATGATACTGTATGGACATCAACCGCCATGTAGAACTCTAATTCTCCAGAAATTAATTTTAACGCTGTACCTTTTGTAAATACAATCTTATCTTTATTCATTTAAAACATCTCCCTTTGTTTTGTTAAGTTCATCTTACCATGTCTATTTTAGTATTACAAGTACTTTTTTAATCTTTTTTTCGTGCATTCTGATATATTTCATTATAATGCTTTCTACACAGCCCGCGCGCTGTTGCTACCAAGTCACAACCACTCTGAGTGCATTTAAACGCGTCTGACACCTCGACAGGAGCGTCATGAAAGGTAAACAATGCTTCTATACCTATTTCAAAGTATTGAGCCAGTTTGAAGGCTACAGGTAGCGACGGTTGTATTCTGTTTTCCGACATCTTTTTTATTGATTCTGATGTTAAGCCGCAATATTGCGCTATCTCATCGACAATAACATACTTTTTCAATCCAGACATTTCTTTTATATCATTAATAAGCGTGTTCAAATTGTTTGTTACCTGATAAGGCGTAATCCTTGATTTTCTCATTGTTGCGCTCCTTCCTCTATAGGTGTACAATCATTAATGAGAATACATATCCAAGTAAATAAAATACCGCTCCATATACAGTGACTCTAAGTGAGCCGCGAAAAAACTCTTTCATGATTGATACACTCCCTATTTTAATTTATTATTATGGTTGCTCATAACCAAACTGTAATTTTTAAATACTTCAAAGTGAACATAAGAATTGAAGTTGAACGCCTCAATAATTTTATAGTTACGGCGCATCTTGCTTGCTAGTGGTAATAGTTTAACATCAACCCAATAAGGATTATACATGTAAAACATCTCCTTCTCTTTAAGTTATTTTCATTTTACTATAGATAATTGAGTATTGCAAGTACTTTTTATAATTTTAATTTTCCTATTATGTGTATGTGATGTACAATCCACAAACATAGCCACACTAGTTTTATGTAAGACTCTATACACCTTGTTATTGAAGTGTATAGAATCACCTTTCGAATACTTTTCATGATTTTTAACAAAGAAACTAACTGATGTCCCATGAATAAACGCGCGTACCATTAGTTTGTGTACCTCCCGTAAATATTATAGAATGTTACCGTTTCGTCCACACTAACACTTGTGTCAATATCCTTCAAAACAAAGTGCGGATGTGATATAGTAAGCGTGATATATATCATAGCGTCACCTAACTCCTCAAATACCTTTCTGTCACATACATAGTAATTATCATCTTGATATTTATTTACAACATATTTCATTATGCTAACACCTTTCCTTTCCCCATTAATTGCGGTAAACACTCAACAATATTCTCGATATCCTCAACACCTATAGAGAAGGCAGCCGCTACATTATCAATTCGCGCCGCACCTAGTACAACACGGATATCTATATCATGCAAATCCTCATTGTACGAAGCCCATACACTTCTAATCCCTTCACTATTCACACATACAAACCCTTTGAAATGTTCTGTATAATGGTTATTCATTTTCCCTATCATTTATAATAACTCCCTTTCTTAACTGTTCTCATCTTACCATATGTAAAATAGTATTGCAAGTACTTTTTAAAAGAAAGAGGAGAAGGACTATAAAAAGTCCCGCTCACTCATGCCCGCCTCGTGTTGTGCTCGCTCCCTGCTATTAGGAAAGCGTCTTGTTTCTTCCTGCTCCAGTTCGGATAACTGCACTTGTAAAGCCTCTATTTTATCTTTACAAAACTGTATTTCCTCTGTATAGTATTCCCTGTCTTTCTCATGATATGCGCGTTCACGCTCATCCTGTAAATATTCAATGTTATCCTGCCATTCACTTATTTTATCCATAATACGATGTATTTGATTTGTTATATCTCCCATTATTAAGCCTCCTCTATAGCGATTCCCATGTTAGCTAGATATTCGATAGCATCCGCCTTGTCTTCGAAGTCCTTCATGTCTGGGTTAAAGTTTTCTGCTCCGTGATAATCAACAACAGCTAACACTTTTTCGATGTCGTCGTCACTTTCCTCTGTACCACTGTAAGCCTCAATGCCAGCCCAATCAAACCAATCATCGGAAATATCGACATACATATCCGTAATACGGATTTTATCTTCATTTGTTACATACTCTAAGTTATCAACCTTTACAACATAATAGCAATGTCTTTGTTCTTCATCGGGACGGATGAAAATCCCGCCTTGGTCGAGTGCATCGGCGTCCCCGTGATTTTCCCAAGCATCATTCTTGTTAACCTTACCTTTGAACCCTGCAATAATACGTTTTGCTATATCTTCCAATTCTTCCATATAACTATTACTATCAATATCACCTTTTTCATGCTCTATGCATGCGTCTAGCTCATCAATATCTAACTTTTCTAACTGTTCATAATTAAGAGTTTCAATCCATTTATTAACGATGTTAGCAATGTAATTATAATACATCTCACTTTCGTTGTTATATAGTAGTTGTGAGTAATATTCATAGTATCCAGCCGCAAATATTTTATCTAAGTCAGGTTGCTGTCCGCGTGGAGTCTCACATAAACCGCTTGACATAGCCTCCTCAATATACTCTTTCATTTCATAAGCATTTTTCCATAAATCAGCAGGATAAATTGATACAGCCGCGTCCGCAATTTCAGTGATAGCATCGCATATAGATGTTGAACCATCGTATTCATTAAATCTTTCTAATACATCAATTTCATCCTCTAAAACCTCGATATAATCGTATTGAGCTAATTCTAATTTTTTTGTCATTTTAAAACATCTCCTCTTAATTTGTTTTGTTTTCTTAACCTGTAATCATCTTATCATGTATCGATTAGTATTACAAGTACTTTTTTAAAATTATTTAGGATTTTTTTTATTTTCCTACCTAGAGAGGAGAAACCCTCCCTAACGCTGTGAGCCTAAAGGCTGTTTATACTCGCTCACACGAGTTCGAACATAAATTCTCTTTCAAATTCATCATGACATACCATGACAAGATATCCTCCAGTTGTTACTGAGAAATGACTAACAATTAAATCTTTTTCAGTGTTCCAATCATAATAAGTGAATTCTCCGTTACAAACACTATACATTGCGTATGCGCTGGATGATGTATAAGCAAGCCCTAATGATTCATGATTGAAGTTAAACACTTCATCGTTACAATAAGTATCAATTACACTCTCAATCCCGTATAACTCAAGTTCGCTCATTTCACTTTTAAAGTTTACTTCCCAATTAATTGCTCTGATTTCCATTATAATAACCTCTTTCGTTATTTTGTTGTTTTCTTAACTGTTTTCATCTTACCATAATACTTTTAGTAAAACAACAACTTTTTATACATTTCCGCATCTTTTTAATAAAATCGAGTTTCTTCTATTATAAGGAGAAAACCGAGTAGCCTTTATACGCGCATATAATAGAAGAAAAGCGACGGAGCTGCAATTATTTAAATTTTCAGAATATTATAGCTATTAACACTATTCAAATCTAGATTATACGATATGTCGAAAGGTGTTTGCAGCGAGCTACTAAGTGTTTGCAGGGAGCTACTAGTAAAATAAAAAACTCCCCACGTTTTGTAGGGAGCTACTACTTAATCTGTTATATTTGATGTAATGATGTTAAGGTGTCTGTAGTACTCGTCGTTACTAGAGTTAGCAGCCGCTCGACTCGTATTTCGTGAGGAGCTACTAAACCTACCAGTAGTTGTTCCACTAGAATTGTATGAATCTGCTGCTACAACAATCTTAACCTTAGGTTTGTATCCTTGTTCCTTTAAGTACTGGTTTGTTTCTTCTCTAATCCTCCTAAGGTTTTCTCTATCTTTTTCGCTTCTTTGCTTTTGCTTTTTAATCTCATGGTTTGTGTTAGCTACTTTAAGTAGAAGGATAAGCACAATCAAAGCGAGAAGTGCTGTAATTATTTGTAACCACTGTTCTGTACCCATCTCGATTCCTCCTTTTGTAGGGAGCTACTAAGCATCACTTACCTTGGATTTGTTTAACGATTTCTTTTGTAGCATAGTACTCAGGGTTTACCGCCTTACTGATACCCATCTCAGCATTCCATAGTACAACGAAACCGAGTAAGATAATAGAGACCGTATACGCTAGGTTAATCTTGAGTCGTTGGTCATCATTTGAATCAGACCAATATCCGCTAGTTTCCATAACTTTTTCTTTTCTCTCGTTAAACTTTTTATTATAATTAATCATAAACCTAACTACCACAAATAATGCGATACCGAATACAATAAACTCTAACCCACTGATTGCAGCGTCTACGTACATTTGCTTTACTACTGATTCGAATACTCTATCAGCCGTTACTCCTAACGTCTTAGCGAACTCATCTATGTATTGAAATACCTTATCTGTTACTTGTGTTTTATCCATGTTCTTTTACCTCCAGTTATTTAATTAATCGCAGTATGTTGTGTTGTCGTATGAATCTCCACCATAACTAGGCGAGTAGTCATCGTTGTAACATGTGTTTGTATCGTGAGCGTAATCATAATTATTCATACTTCCATAGCTATTATTACTAGAACCGTAACTATTCTTACTAGAGCCATAACTTGATGACTTATTGTTCTTGCAGCGTGTACATAACCCTCCATAATTAGAGTGACGTCCTCTACACTTTGTACATTGTTTCATATCAATCTCTCCTATCAATTTAGTTTTTTAGTGCTAACTCCCAGCACCAGAGTCGAGTCAGTAGTGCAAGGAGCTACTATGTATTTAAATCTATTATACTATCATTTTACTAAAAGTCAACAACTTTTATAAGATACATCCTACTTAAATAATGCGCCTCGTTCTACTAGCGAGAAATCTGCTGTATCTACTAGTCGTAACTCTTTCTCGTTAAAGGTAGTTTTAATATACTCAAGAACAATCTGTAAATCCGCGTTAGATGTTTTACATATAAATGGGTTTTCCCCTCGTGCGCTAGGTATTACTAGAGCTCGGAACGGTCTTGGACACCCATGATTCTCTCTTACAACCATATAAGTGTTCTTCGTACCAATAACCACTAACGACTGCTTTTCCTCTACAGTCTCAGAACCTCTTGTGATAACTTCCATTATTCATTTCCTCCTTTGTTTAGTAAAGCTGTGTTAATACGTTGCAGCTCGTCCAATCGAACTGTACGATACGTACCTTTCTTCCATCCTTCTTTTGTCATGTTCTCAGGGATATACTGAACAAATTCGTTCTTACCTTTCGTACACAGCAGCACCGTGAACTTACTCTTATCATCAATAATACCTTCTTCAATTACTTCTTCTTTATCCCAGCTAAATGCCATATTATATCTCTCCTATCGTTTATCTGTCCAAGTACCACACACAATCCAGTCATTATCTTTTCTTAGACTTTTAGGCGGTTTCTTTCCAAAATGTATTCTATTCTTTTTGTCTTGATACACGTAAGTATCTTGAATGTAAGGCTCTCCTACCATCTCTCCAAATCCCCAAGAGAACTGTTTAGCAATCTCAGAACCTGTCATAATCCATAAATTCTGATATCCACTCCACGAGTCATGTCTAACGATTTTACCTCGTCTCATGTACTCTTTCGCTTCTTGCCAAGTCAAGTTCTTAATCTCATCTCTACCAGCCACAACTATTCCTCCTTCTATAGCATCTCCCATATAGGCGCTACATTCTTATCAATCTCGTCATCTACTAAATCTGTAACATCGTTTTGGATTTCTTTAGGTAATAGCTCAATAAAATCCCAAATATCTTTTACAAAATGATTCTCACCATTGAACTCAATAACCATTCTTACTATCCTCCCTTTTCGCAAAGTATACAATAATTATGAAGTTGATAATCGTTAGTATTCTAAACCAATCATCAATTCTAGGCTCTTTAGCGGTAGCATCAAAACCACATACACATACCGCACACCATGTAAAGGTAAACCACACAAGGTATAATAGCTCTCTCATTTCAGAACTACCTTAACTTCACTATCATTCACAAACCCTACACTTATTAATCTTCTATCTAGTTGCATTTCATGAAGAATGCACAAAAGATTTGAGTAATACTTATCAGGTATGACTAGAGTATCTCCTTGATTGAGGCTTGTTAAACACATTATGTACCAATTTAGTAGCTGCTTGTCCTGTTTAACCATAGAAAGGTATACCCCAGATAGCTTCATCCCACTCTCTAGCAGACCGCTCATCCTCTAGAGCTTTCTTGTTTTCATAGTACTTGACAGCGATACTGTATAGTATGTTTACATGAAACGGGTCACCTGTAAAAGACGATAGGTTGAAAATGTGTTTTGGGCTCATATCAATACCCTTAGCCTCTTTTAAGTATTTAGCAATAAACTCACAGGCATCTTCATACGTTACTTTTTCTTCCATATTATCTCCTCCTTATGATTATATATTACTATACGTTTTACTTTAAGTCAACACTTTTTATTTAAATTTATCTATTAATTTTCATAAAAAAGAGAGGCAGAGCCTCTCCTATTATATGTATTAGTATGTACCGCGTTCCTTTAAGATTTCTTTAACAATGTTAGGTAGAACGCCACCGATAGCACGTCGAACTTCTTTAGGCTCGAACTCTTCTGGAAGCATATCACGCTCTTCCTCGATGATGTCATCGTATACTAATCTACCAGCAAGACTTAAGATTAATCCCATGTCTTGGATTGTAATTTCTTCTGGTAGTTTCCCCTCATCTTGCAGCTTGTAGATGATTTTATCCACACGAGCCTTCGTAACAGTATTGTTAACGAATTTACGCTCCTCACTTACCTTATTAGGGTCTTTAGGTGCTTTCTGTTGAGAGTTACCACCTCTATTATGTACTTCCAAGAATGCCTCGTCTACTAGTTTCAAGAATACGCTGTTATCATTTGATGCTAGTTTAACAACGATACCTTCGCCACCTTTCTTATCTCCAATGATACCTCCCATTTGAGTTTGCCCAACAAATGACTCAAGGTGCTCGTAGCTGATGTACTTACCACGGTATAACACTGGTACAAGTTTAAGGTTTAATCGTTTCGCTTCCGCCTCTACATCATCGAAAGAAGCGTATGTACGAGTTACTGTATCAAATAAGTCAAACAATACGAATGTACGTGTATACTCTGGGTACTGTACTTTGTGTGGCGCTAACCATTCACCGAAGTATAATACATCTGGTAGCAGCTCATTAGGATTGATAGCCTTATCAGCCCACTCTACGAATCCGTTCAAACCGTATACATCTGTTAACTCGTTGTTTCGAGAGAACTTTCGTAATTTATTAAGCTCTGTATCATTACCAAATGATGCGTTACTACCATCAACCTTCTCTAAGATAACAATCTCTGTCTCAGGTGTTAATAATCCTGCTGTGCCTTTCTTCCCATAACGTAATACCTTTGTGTATTTCTTTTGTTCAAATCCTGTCATTTAACATTTCTCCTTTTTATTTGTAAGTTTTTGTAGTCCATGAATTTCGATGATTAACATTAATCAACCATCGTTCTTTTACTAACTTATTATTTTCATAATATTCCTCAGCAATTATGTATTCCTCAGCCATTCTATATCCACCATCTACAGGAAGCCAATAGTAGTATTTAGGGTAATCAGCGAACATAGCGTGAGTAACTTTAACCCATTTACCGCCTCGTTTTTTCCTAACCTTTGGATTTTCGTATCTAGCTACTTTAAACGGGTTTCTATTTACAAACACACCATGCGTTCTTACGCCACCTAACCACCGTTGAACTTCTAGTAAAAGCCCAACTTTCTTTATGTATGTAAGTATATTCATAGTAAACTCCTATGCGACTGGGACTGGTAAGGCTGGATTAACTTGTCTAGCCTTGTCCCACATCATTTTAAGTATTTTACCTCTTGTCATGCCCTCGCCATCTAGTGTGAGGGTCATATTCGTTTTATGTACTTTATAGTAACCATGCAATCTACCATCTGGCTCTTCCGTTAGTACTAGAGCAAATACATCTCCTATGTTATAGGAGCGAACAGAGTCGTCATATACATGACGTCTGTAGATAGCTTCATCTTCCTTCTCCCACTGGTCAAATAACCGCTCTCTATATGTCATAATGCACCTCCTACTCAGTAATAACGCTATCTTTATAGTGTACGAGATGCATATCATGAATGAAATCAGTAACAGCATTTTCATAGTCTGTATGTTCTTTGAATTTACCATCTTTATAGAATTCTTCTAGCATCTCCATTAGTTCTCGCATACCAGTAGCAAGTGCTAGTGTCTCTTTCATATTATGTACGGTTACGCTGTTTTCTTTTATGTATTGAAGAGAGTTATTAAACTTTTGTGTTTCCTTATCCAGCTCACCCCATTCATAGTAAGGAATGTTCATTAGTTTGTTGTGGGTAGCTACTAGCTTGTCCACCTGTGGAAGTTTAACCCATTGCATTATTTTTTACCACCCTTTGCACGGTATTTACGTATGAACTGTTCATCAATGCAGCCCTCAGTTTTAAAGTGCCACCAAAGTAACCCCATACCTCCTAGCAGACCTAACATAAGCATCCCGATTGATAGTAAGACAGCTCCCGCGATAACATTACCTGTTAGAATCATAGCCCAGCCACCCACAAATAACGCTGTACCGCTCATAATAATTAAAGTGTTATGCATTAGTTAACATCCTCCTTATTAATCTTCTCTTCTAATTCTTTGATTCTATTATCTAACTCATAGTTATCAATCGCAGTAGTTACTAAGTTAAACCCTACAAGTGAACATACTAGACCTAGCGGGTCTTTATCTGTGTAAAATTTATAAAATCCTCCGATACCTAACGCTAATCCTAATACACCATCTACAATTCTACTTGTTTTTGATTTCATTTTCATTTCCTCCTATTGTTTAATTCCTAAGTCTCTTAATGTTTCTCTAGCTTCTTTTATATCGTGTGCAGATTTGCACATCCCGATTCCTACTATAAACACTGTGAATCCGATTAGCAGGTTAGTGAGAAGCATTATGAACACTCCAGCCCACATAAACACGAACCCTATGAAACCTCTCATAATCTCTTTAAATCCTTATGTAATGTGTGCGCTACCGCGAAGCATCCACCAGCCAAGAATGATGTCACGAAGTTTAAAAGGTATGGTGTATCTGTGAAAACCATGTAACCACTACAGATTGCCAAAGTAGTACCTGCTACAGCAAGCATTCCCCTACCCCATTTTAAATCGTGTTTTAGTTCCCAAATACTCATAGTATGTATTCCTCCTAATCATTTAATAAGTCATGCCAATCTATTACACTTTTAGTATAACACTTGTCCAATTCATCGTCAAGCATATTTTCGTAATCTTTCGACAATCTATTAAATACTTTGTCAATCCTGATACAATAGTCAATCATCTCTGCTCTTGTTATTTCATCTACTAGTTTTATTGCGAATTTCATTGTTCAACCACTCTCCATTTTCCTTTATCTACTAGTTGCTGTTTTCTATCATAAAAGTAATTATATGCATGCGTAAGCCCTCTATCTGTCCATGACTCGAACGGACTAGCAAACTCCATTTCAAACACACGCGCCATGATATAACAGAAATCAATCATCTGCTCTTTCGTTACGCCTAGCCTCGTGTATTGCCACGTCTTGTCCTTCTCTGTACCATGTATCATAAGAAATCAATCCTCCCTTAGTTAGGTCTAAATCAGGTCTATGCTTCTTAACATGCTTTGCAAACCCACCACACATAACTGTCTCATCATAATGACAAGCCCAATTGTGTCCAGTCTCTTCTTTCATCTTAATAATGTCGTACTCGCATGGTAGACATCCATAGTTCTGTGCCTGTTCTGATTCTTCCGTCCAAGCGAACGGGCAAGTAATACACCCACCTGTCCCGTTATTCGCCATCTCACGGTTACATTTACTCATTGATTTCACCCATAGTATACTCGATTGAGCGCACATAGTCTGTCATTCGTTTTAAGTCACTCTCTAATTCTAGTATTTCTAACGGGTCTAGCAAAGGCTTAAGGTAATGTAGTTTGTCAAGTTGACCGACTAAAATAGATGCTGTCTCGTTAGCTTCCTTAACTAGTTTCTTAACTCCATCATGCCATACAACCCAATCATCATCAGGTGCAGACTTCATGTATATTTTAACCTGCTTACCCTGATGCCACACCTCTTTATAGAAGTCACAGTACGTAGACTCTTTTGCTGCTACGTCTGCCGCATCCTCATCAAAACCTGCGTATAATGTTACGCTATCACGGTTTTCCTCATCAAAACCAGTTACTACAAAAGTGATGTTTACATTTCTTAATCCAGACATTGTTATTCCTCCTAGTCTGCTACTCTAATAGATTCTAAGCAATCTCGTAATCTTTGAGCTTGTCCAAAAACATTGCGAACGTCTGCTGTAAACTCTGGATATCCTGTTACAATACCGTCTGTTTCTTTACGCATCTGTTCTACTGTGTATACGCGTTCGTATAGCTCTCCAGCCTTTGTTAATGTTCTCTCCAAATCCTTCACAACGTTCGTCGTATAGTTTTTAAGTTCTCTCCATGTTTGTGCTTTATTATCGCGGATGAGTTCAAACATAAGCATGCCATCGAACCATAACTGTTTGATTAGGTAGTCGTTACCACTAGCATCAATGTTATTCGCTTCATCGTTATCTGCACCTACATATACATTTTCCAATCTTCTTTCAGAATAATCAAATTTTTGCACAACAATATTAAATGGGCTCTTTTCTGTTTTCATTTCTGTTTCCTCCGCCTCTTTTATAACCTCAATATACTTATCTAAATCACCTATACATAATTCGTACCTATTTCCACGACCTTCAATGTATATGTCCACTAACGTAACACTATTAGATGGCTTACGTTTAACACTAACAACACGACCTGTGCCTCCTACATCCCCTAAACTAGGATGTAATTCAGTTATTACAAAGTCGTCTCCAACCTTAATGTTGTTATTCTCAGCTACATTGAATAGCTGTTGCATCTCCTCCTCTGTAACGTTCCATACATTCGTACCGCCATTGAAAGTTATACCGTATCGATTGTTGTTCGTTACAGTATGCGTAGTTTTCTCAATAACCTTTGCGTATCTATAATTCACAGGATTCCTTTCAGTACCAATAACCACTTTTATAACTTCGTTCACGTCAATCGCTACTAAGTCGTCATATACTTCGAATGTTTTACTCATTTTAATTACCTCCATTAGATTTATTGTGCAGTACGAATTCTTTGAAAATCTCGAATCGTATATAGCTCTCATTCTCTTTGTTCATCATACGATAGTAAGTATGGATTTCTTCTTCTGGGAGGTTCTTGAACATTTCGAATATGTCTTCCCCTATTTCACGAGACGCGTCTTCCAGACTTGCTATCTTGTCTTGCAGCTCATTCTGTGTTTTGATTAACTTACCTAGAGTTAAATCTTTTTTATTAATGTCTTGTTCACCGATACGTTTAGCACCTCTAGGGAGTGCAGATACTGGGAACGGCTTATTTAGGTCTAGTGTACATCTAAGCTCTCCATTTAGGTTTACGAAGTAATAAGAACCATCCATAGATACTTTTCGTTGTAACTCATACACATCCCCTATGTAGTTAACATAAACAACTTTTACAGTTCTCATACAAACACTCCTCTCTAATCCTCTTTACCGAATAGTAGTCTTTCCCACCATCTTAGCTTCTTTCCCGCTGGTTCAACAATTGGCTCAAATGCGTATCTCGGTTCACCCATAAGCGGCTGTTCTATGACACCAATCACTCGTACTAGTCTAGTTCTATGCCAATCCCACCCTAGTGCAATTGTATCACCAACTTGTACCCCATCATTAAACTGAGGATATGCAAAGTATATCGTATTGTTCTCACGGTCTACCCACCCGTCATCAGGGTGAGCAGCTTTTACTCCTTGTGAACGTAGTTGTTCTACCCATTCACGTTCATTCTCTGCCATCTCCTTACCAATCCTGTTCCAATTATTAATAAATTCTGCATTATTACTTTTACAAAGACCATCATTACTTTCATAATCGTATGCCATATTCAATCACCTCTTGTTAAGATTTAACTTCCTTTAACTTGTCTTTATCTTATCATGTATTTTACTTTCTGTAAAGTACTTTTTAATAAATTCTTGTAATTTCTTTACCTTCATAATCTTTAACGATTAACACGAGTTCTCCCTTAGCTGCACGTCCGTTGTAGAAGACATTATTGAATTCTTGAAGGAATGCTTGCAGATTATCCCCGAAGCCCTGAGCGAACGTATAAGCCTGTTTCTCGCTAAACCTGTTATAATTCTGAATAGACTTAATATCTAAGTACACTACAAGTGTCTTATCGTCCATTACAGTCCATCGTGCATTAAGATATTCCATACTATCTTGTGATGTAGCAGAGTTTAGCAGCTTCTCAAAATCCGTAATTTGATTTAAATCTAATTTAGATACAGATTGATGCATCGCAGGAGTATCCACTGGTGATGGTGGAACTAAATACTTATATCCTACGAATAGTGTAGAAGCAACCCCAACAGCTATCAGTACCTCGTCGTATCAACTTTCCCTTTCCATTTCAGTTTCTCTAGAAGTTTCACTCAAATCATCTCCTAATAGTTTTTATGCCAAGTGTTCCATTCGTCATCATCAATGATAAATCCGCCCATCCGTTTAGCAAGGTCTGCTCCTTTATAAATCGAAACAGTCCATCCATATTGTTCTGCATAGTCCTTAAACTCGTATACACCTTTAAACATATGTGTAGCACTAGTCCTACCGAACTTCTCTAACAGTTCTTTTAATGTGTTAGCAGATGCGACAAAGCCTTCATCCATTTGACAAGCGAACCATTTATGGCTCTTATACTCTTCAAGTTGTTCTTTAGTTATATCCATCTTAACCACTCCTTAATAAAAGGAAACCCCGAAGGGTCTCCCTCGTTATATTATTTCTCAGAATCTTTAACTTTTTTCTCTTGTTGCTGCTGTAATGGTTTAAGTGTACCCACTTCATCATGGTACTCTTTTAACTTCGCTTCAAGGTCTGCAATCTTCTTATCTTTTTCTTTACCAGATGCATTTGCTTTATCTAGCTCTTTTTTAGTAGCATCTAAGATTACTTGAGTATTCTTTAACGCTTGTTGAGTAGCAGTCAACGTATCTTGTAAATTCTTAATAGTAGCTGTCTGCTCTGCATTTGTTTTCTCTAGACCATTAATCTTATCTTGAAGCCCTTTAACCTGTGACTCTAGATTCGTTACCTTCTTAGTTAGGTCTTCGATTGTAGCGTTCTTGTTCTCGATTTCTTTCTGTAGTGCCTGTGTTTGTGCTACAAAGGCAGAGATTTCATTATTTAGTTTCTCGATTTCTGCATCCTTTTGTTGGTTTGCGGCTTGTAGTTCTTTGTTTGCCTTTTCTAAGTTAGCGATGGATGCTTGCAATTCTTTATTTGCTTGAGTCTTTGAAACTACTTTATCAGTTAGCTCATTGCTCCATGCTTTGAATTTAACTAAATCCTGTGTATTGTCATTTAAGTAACTGCTTGCACCTGCACCGCCAACAGCTCCGATTAATAAAGATGCTACTAAAGCGCCACCGATTGCAAACTTTTTAGTTGTGTTTTTCATTTGTATTTCCCCCTATTTTATGTTTTGTTAACGTAAACTGACACGACAGCTTCATTAGTTAAACATTAACTGGGAAACCTCTAAGCAACACCCCTCTCGTTTGTTTTCTTTTCTTACTCTTATACTATCACACTTTTACTAAAAGTAAAACACTTTTTTAATTTTTTTTTACCAATCTCCTTTATATTTATCTAACATCTCATCGGGAATAATAAGCTCATAGCCTTTCGCCTTAGACGCATGCTTGATAAGCCAACCCTCTTCCACTAACTGCCCCATCAGCTCAGTCAATACCTCTGCCTTAATCTCCATAAGCTCTCGCAATCTACCAACCTTTGTTTCTCTTGTACGAGCGATAATCTTCTTCAATTTAACTAAGGGCTCATCTTCTGTAACCTCATCGTCATTATCTGGCTCTTCGTGGTCTGCTACTTCACCAAAGTATTCTTTAATAGTGTGGAAGACCTCTCCTTCTTTAGATTCATTAGGAGATACAATAGCACTCTGGAATCTTTGGAATTCCTTTGGGTAACCTTCTATTTTCATGACACCATCCCCACGCCCCATAAGCGTGTAGTCAATCCCTTTCCCGAATACAGTACGATAGTTCGTATTACTGTTTAAATTGAAGCTAATAGCATTCTGTACATTTGTTTTAATACGTCCACTAATAACCTTCGAGTCTGGTCTCTGGGTAGCGATAACTAAATGAATTCCTGCTGCACGAGCTTTCTGTCCTAAGCGAGTCACATACGTCTCTACTGCTGGGTTTACATCGAATAAGTCTGCATACTCATCAATCACACATACGATGTATGGCATCTTCTCTTCCGCAACTTCATTGTATAGTTTGATATTCTTAACTCCCTGCTCCTTAAATACTTTGTAGCGGTTATCCATTTCTATTGTTAAACGACTTAAGGTTTCTCCTGCCTTCTCCATATTTGTAATTACTTTGGCTACATGAGCCATACCCTCGTAGTGAGCTAACTCCACCATCTTAGGGTCAATCATAAAGAACTGTAATAGTTCTGGAGGCGTAGAAGCCATTAAGCTCACAATTAAAGCATTCAAGAATACTGATTTACCAGAACCAGTTGTACCTGCAATCATGAGATGTACGAGCTTACTGAGGGATAAGTATATCGGTTCATCAATTTCATTTACACCTACAACGAATGGGAGGTCATTATCTAGTGCATATTCTTGAAAGCGTTCATCCTCTAATAACTCCCGTAAGCTTATAATAGAAGGTTCTTCGTTCGGAAGGGTAAATTTAACAGTATCAGGTTCGTCTCCTTGTTCTATACTAAGGGAAGGTACACCTAGAGCTGCTTGAATATCGGTCGCCTTGGAGCGCAAATGACTTAAATTCTTATTCTTAGGGATATCACATTGAACAACAGTTAACCGCACACCCGAAGTGATATAACTACTTGTTAGCTGCGCTCGTTTAATAAGTCCTACACGCTTCATAGCTTCTGCTATAGCGGGCACAATATTCTCATCGACTTTCACTTCTTCTCGTGGATATGTAGGCAGCACCTCAACAAGTCCTCCGATATTCTTACTAGGTGTGCCTTTCTTTGCTACAACCTGTTCAGTATTATCAGGAACAACAGCCAACTCTTTGTGAGGAGCTACTACGTTTCCTCCTAGTAAGGATACGATTTCCACATCACTTAGTACATTGTCTCCATTCATTACAAGCCTTTCCTCATATTCATCTTTTAATCCCTTTAGCTTGCGTTTGTAGAGACTTAGTGAATTGTGTGAGTCATATTTACGGAATATCGATTCTAGCTGCTGTACGAGCGTTGAAGGCTCTTTAGAGCGAATCGTAACTCCTAGTTTAAATTTGAACACATTACCGATAATCTTCTGTTCCACTTTCTCACTATATGTTCGAGCCATATCAAAGGATGACAATTTATTAATCGTATGGAGTATCTTATCTTGAAACCTTCTCCCTATTTTCGTTCCAGCAGGATAATCATTACCAGCCAAGTAACTGCGGTATCTATCAATAGATGTCATCAACCAATCATCCACATATTTCTTGAACAGCCACTGTATTTCTATAACTTCGTCCTCTCTGACTTGTATCTCCAGCAATTCTTTTAAGAATAAGCCCTTCATACCTCCATACAACGGCAAGAAACTCGGTCTAGATAAATAACCTTCATAAGCATACACGTCGTCTGTACGCCTCGACAGGAGCGTTAAACGATATGGTAAAACATTTGTCTCATCAAAACGAATCTGAGGTGGCGTAACAACTGTAATATTACGCCCACCTTTAAATAATTCTACTTCTAACCCGAACACACCATCTGTATCTGTCTGTAGAATATGATTGAATGCCTTTGGTACGTCCTCAACCTGTGAGAAGTAGTTCGATATATTCTTGTATCCCTTACTCTTCATGATGCTTCAACTCCTTCATAATGATGACACATTGCACAGCATTCACAGCCGCAGTCGCCAATAACATCGTTGTATTCAGTAAAATCAGTGTTGTGATACTCATAAGAACCTCTCCTTATTTTTTAATTTTCTTAAATAACGTTAGCGGACTTAAGATTGTAGCTTTTGACATCGCAAAGTTCTTAATTAATTTTTTAGATGTCTCTTTCACATTACTCTTCATCACTTCGTCTAATCCCTTTCCGTTATCTAATTTATTTGCAATAATTTTAGGTGGGTTCTGCATACGAGCAAATCCTCCGATTACAACGAGCAATTTAACGATTGTACCTGTGAAGTCTGCTGGGAACGGGATACCAAAGATGAATAACCCGATTATTAATAGAAACAGAGAATGATAGACTTGCACGAGAGACAAATGCTTTACGTTACTCCACCATTGATTGAAGAAATGTCTATGTGAATCAAATACCCAACAACTCAGGGCGACAGGAGCTACTACGCCTAGTACCAGTAAGTCAAAGAATCTTCTTCCATTTGTCCATAGCATCGGGATTACCGTAGAAATCAGTATCGCATCGAATACTAATAGTGTGATGACATCAATCGTACTAAATGTAGTAGTCAAGGCGCTAGCTGTCATAATTTCGCTACCCATGCTTGTGAGTTTACCAGATATGAAATTCAAGACCTTAAAAGCAGATTTGAATAGGAAAGGTGTAATGGAAGTAACACCAGCTACTAAAGACCAACGCTTCATGATTGTTGTAAACTCCATCGGTCTTAACTTCTTATTTGCTCCAGATAACATACGCTTGATACATTCTATAATAGTAAGCACAACTACAATCCCTACAGATACCCCGCTGAACCCTAAGCTCATCGTTGTGAACCATTCATTATCAAATAAGAACAGTGGTGTTTTAAGGATAAGCCCAGCACATAAGTCATATATCCAAGATAATAGTTCTGCGGACATCTTTACAATATTGTGTGGTAAGTCTTTAATAAGATTCACAAACTCTCCGAACCAATCCATTACTTCTTTTATTGGGTTGACATCGGGCATGAACGTATCTTGAAGGAATCCTGAGAACATGTTCTTACCCTTATCAAAGAACGAATCGTTACTAATCGTCTCCGCATATGCTCTATCTCCTATAGAAGTGAAGAAGAACGTCGAGATAACTGCTGCTGGTATTGTTCCAATCTTTAGAAGCCTAGACTTAAGAAGTTTAAATTTCTGAATAAGTAGCTTGCTACTCGGTAAATAATGTAGATACTTGGAACGCTTATCAGTACCTGTGTGATTCCCTTTATGATATCCTGCGTCCACATATTGGCTTCGTTGCTTTTTCTGAACATTCTCAATGTTCCTGCTATTACTAGTAGGACGATACTTAATGCTACTGCTACTCCCACAGCTATGAATGCTATCTGCAATCCGTACTCCACCATAATCGTCGGATTTAACGGATTGAGTAGAGGCGTGTTCCCTGTTACTCCACTTGCAAAGGCTCTCGTCGAAAGACCTGCGCTTGCTCCTAATATTGACAGTGACATTTTGATTATCTTCTTTGCTTGCTTTATTTTCTTTAATTTCTGCATGCCTGTTGCATTCATTATCTTCTCCTTTATATTTTGATAGATAAAAACCGACTCATCCTGCATCTGAACCTTTTTAAAAGGTGTGTACTCCACCCAAGCATCTTTGTGTTTTGCATTGTAATTGATAATCATCGTAATCGCTCCCTTATTTGTTTAATCTTGAACGGTTAGCCATACTCTCGAAACGCTCCTCATTCACATCTCTACGATTACGTCGCTCCTTATCTTTCTTAGCACCTACATCCATTTCGAATGAGTGGAGGAACTTAAATACCGTTGACAAAGCCAATCCAGTCGTACAAACTAATGCGATTCCAGCACTAACAGCCGCAATACCCATAATTTTATCGCTCCTTTGTATAAATAATTTTATTTTGGTAATGATAGAACTATCAAACACGAGAGGACGATGATTATATGTCTTGGTTCACAGATTCTTTAGCTCAGTATGAAAGACAGATGCAAAAGGTAAATCATTTAGTTCTTCATGACATCAATCAGAAGAGAAATGTGGATATTAGTATGGAAGAGTTAGAGCAAATTCTTAAAATTTTGCACGATTACGGGATAGTAAATTAGCCGCTATAACACTCATATAAATGCGGGAAAATAGCAGGGAATTTAGGATTTCTAGGGAATTTAGGAATTTGGGAAAAAGGGAATTTAGAAGTTATCTAGTCTGTCTGCTATGTCTTCATTAGATGCTTCTTTCTTGGTTAATTTGATTTCTTTTAATGGAGCAGTTGGTAGCGGTTGTTCTGGTATCGGACTTTGTATGACTTTGTGTGATACCGCTACAACGCCTTCACCGCTCCTATATTTGATACCGTCTCTAGCTAGTTCCCGCATGATATGAGCAAAGCTATGATGCTTCAAAAGAGGTTCTATCACTTTTAAGATGTCATCATCTAACTTTTCTCTCAGATAGACCGACTTCCTCATGACTATTACCCCTTTCTGTAGCTGTTGCTACCCACTTTAATCATTACGGTGTCCTTCTGAGCTCTTGCACTTTGTCTAATACCGTATTTACGTAATCCTCGTACATTCGAATATCTATCTAAGAAGAGTACTTTAACTCCCATATTACGGTAACGAGCCTCTAAGTACTGTTTCAACAACTCAGAACCCCCGCCTGTAAAGATAACCGTATCTACAAATGACCAAGAGTTAATCAAAATTCTGTCAAGTGTATTCATGATAGTATTTGCATGATTTTCGTAAGCTTGATTGATAACTTCCTTGATGCACATACCTTTAATTTCTTGACTCTGGATGATTAATGGAAGTTTCCCATTTGGAATGACTGCTCCTAGATGCTGCTCAAGATACTTACCGATTTGTAGGTAGCTACTATACATTCCTGCGTTTGTATGTGTTGTAAGCTCTGGCTGCTCCTCTAGAGAGTCTAATGTAAGGACGTTGAGTGTTCTCGCCCCAATATCTGCTAATACGTTAAAGCCTTTCGCGATATCATGGTCAACAATCTCTCCATTATTATCAAGCATTACATCACATAGGCTTCCAAAAGGCTGCTTTTTTATACATACATCTTCAACCATGATTGTTCTATCGATAAAATTGATGCCATCGTAAGATAATTTCACCTCATGTACTCCGCGAACAATATCTGTTAATTGCTTTCTACGCTCTGGTGTATCATTCTTGATTGGTAAGTTCATCATCAATGTATAGATAGTCTCATGACTCCCTTTACTTAGAAGAGCTAACACTGTTTTCATAATAATCGAAAAATTCTTATCATTATGTTTGTTTTCTCCTCCAGTCCATTCAATATCTGGGTCAAGTTTAGATGCGTACCAACCTACTGTATAACGTTTACCGTCAATCTCACACGCGATGTATTGACCATTGTTATCTGTAGCGAAGTCGTTCTCAGGTTTCTTCTTAAAGCTAGTTACGAATGAAGGAACTAAGAATGGATTCCCATTATTATCTGCCTTTACATCCCCAAAACCATCATCTACTGCACCTACAGATAATCCGATATTGTTTTTCATTTTAACTCCTCCTTGCTGTTGATTTAATACATTGTATTACTCTTTCCCACATTTGATGTCTGTCTATGATTAAAAAAGTTTAAAAAGTATGACAAATGAACATAAAGAAAGACACGAGACTATATCCCGTGCCTGTTGTACTTACTCCAGCCATGCTGCCATTTCTTTTAATTTTAATTCCGTTTTCTTGTCCTCGGATAACATCTTATCTAATTGAGCCTTCATCTCATTTAATTTCTTCTGCTCGACAAGAACCTGCTTTTCATCAATCTTAATATCTAGGTCGCAAATCCATCTAGAAATCGGGAAGCCTCCAATCTCGATATCAAAGAAGTCCTGCATATCTAAATCCTCTGATGCTAACACCAGACTATGTAATCGTAATTTAAGGAGCTTTAAGTCTCCTACAGAAAGTGCATTGAAATTATATGTTGTACCGTCCCAAGGGAACATACAGTTTGTTTTCGTAGGTACGCGACCTGCTTTAAGGATACTAAGGTTATGTTCCTTATCCTCAATCTTCTTTTTTAATTTTAAGATAATTTCATCATTCGTTGCCATATTAGTTATCCTCCTTGTTTGTTTCTGGATTGTATCCACTTACTTTATATACTTTCCCTGATTCTAAATACGTTTTCGTATAATGCGGCTGCATATTCCCACTGAACTCTTCTTCGAACTCATCTAAAGTTCCGCTCCAGATTTCACTATCGTTCCAGTAGTAATCCTCTGCTGCTTTTGTAACGTAAAATTCATAACCGATAACATCTGCTGCTGTGCGAAGGTATGGAGCTTTATTTCCTCCATACACCTTTCTACGTTTCAATGCGAAAACATGACTAGCTCCCCATTTCGGTACATGGAACGTTACTTTAGGATTCCAATCATCTTGCCCAATCAAGTAATCCATACGTTTATAGATGTCTCTATAACTTAGAGGCACTAACTCTGGAGAACTAAACTTGATAGGCGAGTAGTAAAAGCTGCTATCTAATAGTTCTTGATATGGTGTGAAATCTTCTACAACACCTCTAGGATGCTCCATTAAGAATCGTTTACCTAACGAACCTACAGTAATGACATAATACGGGAAATCTGATTTATCCCAATAAGATTTAGCAGCAAAGAAATGTTTTCTAGCTTTAGAACGCTCTAGTGGTTTACTACCATATTCAAAGAATCGTCCTAAGTACACGTACTCTTGTTCATCTTTATCTAAGTATGTATATCCAACCTTTAAGTCCTTTGCCTTTAATGGTTCGTTTTGCGTGATGAATTGTGTATATTCTACAATGTCTGTATAGGCTGGAGACTCTACAGGTAAGAGTACTAGCGTTTGCCCATCCCATGCGAATATCAATTCTCCGATAACACCTTTACCTTTCATGATATCGCAACAAGCCATAATGTACATCATATTGTCGATTGAGATTTCAAATTCCCATCCGTCAGGATGCCATACACGACAGAATGCTTTACGGTCACTCCAAGATGGGTTGCCTCCGCCGCTACGGTTGAATACGAATCCTTCTGTAGGTAGGTTGTCCATTTCTACAGGTTCGATATCTGTGTCACGCCATCCTTCCCAGCTATTTGCCTTCTTCAATTCACCTTTATGGTCAAAGTATGTGACATATGCGAGTTTACCAGAGTATGTATCGCTACGGTATTGAAAGCCTACTTTAATTTTATCAGGTAGTAACATTTTAGTTTTCATTAGCTGCCGCCTCCAGTTCTTTATTCTTATCGCTTAGGAATTCCATACCTTCTTCAAGCGCTCCCATATATGTTTTCATATCTTCGATATAAGCTATTGTAGGGATAACTCGGAGATATTCATCTAAATCACTTGTACGAAACTCGACAACCTCTGTCTTACCATTAGAGTAAGGGATTAATATAACTTTCAATCTAGCATCAAGGTACTCTTGTACAATACCATGACGAGTACGCCATTTCATCTTTTCCCAATCCGCTACTTTTTCCATAATGATAACTGGGTTACCGACCATGAACTTAGTGCGGTCAAAAATCTGTACAGTAGTTGTTATGTCTTCGATACTGTATTCGTGTGGTGGTGCTTCCATATTAACTCTCCTCCATTAAAATCAATTTATATGTTGCAATCTTATAGCGCTCGGTATCATCTTTAAATCGTTTGCGTCTATAAGCCTTTGCATCTCCCTTCCTCGTGAATGTTTTAGATAACCTGATGTTGGGATTGCTCCGATACACAACCGCATATCGGAACTCCTCTAAGTTGTTCATTCTATGTATCTCCTAACCCTTAACTTACTTCTACAACATTGTATCCCATAAGTTGTACTTTCTCGATAGGGAATCCTTCATCTAAATGCATGCAATATACTTTCTTTCTGATTTCTGGTGATGTAATCGCTAAAGCTAAGTTATGTAAAGAGAAGTGTACATTACCTTCATAGTGAGCTGCACACGTATCTTGGTAAAACTCATCAATGACATCGTTGTCCAACATTTCCATAATATAATGAGGGATTCTGTTCGCATCCCCACTATAATAGATGGTTGTACCTAGTCTATCAATCAAGTATCCGTAGGTTACTAGCTCGTCCACATGTCGAGTAGGGACAGCCGTTAATCGGATATTACTGTGAGTAAAGCTCATCGTCTCATTATTATCGAATTGATGTAGATGGTAGTAGTCGGTTGTGACTCCCATTAATTGAAGAATCTTACCTAATTTAAGTGTATAAGGTGCATACACATGGATGTCTTTTTCACCCATCGTACCCATTTTAAAGTAGTTATAGAAAATTAAATCACCTAATGAACCGATATGGTCTGGATGTGTATGTGTAATAATCACTCGTACTCTTTTGAATACATCTAACATCCTAGAAGCCTTTAGCCTATCAAAAATGTTACTACCGCAATCAATAAGGATTAACTCCCCTTCATGCACAAAATATGCGCTGTTGTTTCCTTCTTCTGTATTAAATGCGCTACCTCTTCCAATAAAACTCAACATGCTCATAATCATTACTCCTTTATTTAGGTGGTATTGTAATGATGTAACACTCATGCTTGTCCATGTTCTCTCTCTATCTATTTACATAATCATTAGCGAACTCTACAGCCGCTACATAGGCATTCTTGAAGCTTTCTAAATTGAATGAACGATATCCGAACTTCTCATCGTCGATATGACCGCCACAGTTGTACTCTACATACACACTAATGAAATCTTCACCAACTGCAAGCCAAGCATCATATAGCCCTCCAGTAGAAGCGACATAATACATGTGACCTTCACCTTGCGCTCCACTTCCTACTTTAAATCCTTCTGCAAGTAGAAAATCTGTAATACCTACTCCAATTACTGGTTCTTCTTTACCGTTTAGTCGTGCCTCTATATAACTCATACTCTAACCCCTTTTAAATGTAATATACGCCCACAACATAGCTAACACAGGTACTGCTGCTATAAAACACAGTATCCCTAACAACCACTCTGGTATATGAAACGCTATATTCATGCTGGGAACTCCAAGCTATGGAAATCTGTATCTCCGTCGAACAAGAACCATTCAAACCCTTCGTATTCTCCGAATTTATGATTCTCGTATAGAGCATCCGCTTGCGCCTCATCTTCAACTACTACGAAATACTCATGGACGTTTCCTGACTCATAAACTTTAAACGCGTGGAACAGCAGTAACCCGTCGTAATCGATTAAGTTGTGTTCAGTCTCTCCATTATCATCGTATTGTTTGATTTTACTATCTTCCCAAAACTGAGATAGTAAATTATAACTCACTTCTTTACCTTTAAAATTATGTACTACATTACACTTATTACCAAACTCCACTAAACCTTGTAAAAGTAATGACATTTAATTTTCCTCCCTAAATTTTAATTCACTTCTTAAAAGCCATTTACAACCCGATACCGCGTCTTCTGCGACATCTAGTTGTCCTAGACCTAATTGAATGCTATCTTCGTCTAACGCCTCACTAGCACTCTCTAAAGCTACGATAGCTTGTCTTATCTTTTCTTGCATTAATTCCATAAAACTTACTTACCTTCCTTACTATCGCTTATTAGTTTTGTAATCTCGTAAACTAAATTGGATACACCCACGATTATTCACCTCCTTCAAGTGACCAACTAATTTTCAAACTGTGTACATAAGCGTACTCGTATACTGATTCGTTATATCCGCTCTCAGCATTAAACCCTCGAAGACAATAGTACCTAGCCAACTTATCAGTGTATGTGTTGAAGTCGGAGTTCATGAAATACGGTTCTCTAACTTCTCTAATTCTATCTCCGTGCTTCATATATCTAACCTCTGGGAAGAAGTGATACGTGTCTATTACAATTGTTGACCAAGTTTCCGAAGCTACGTCATACATAAGGTCGTCCACTTTACGTACAAGAGCCATAAACGGCTCTCCTAACTCCTGTTCCATCTCTTCAATCTTTCTTTCTTTTGCTCGTTGTACCATGCGTCTTAAAAATTCTGGTGACATTTGTTATTCATCCCCTTTGTCTTTATTTCGTTTCTTATTTGCAAAGTGATTATACGAAGCTGCACTGATAAGAAAAATCATAACCCAGAACATGAAGTTAACTAATTGAGGAGCTGTAACAACGATGTAGTTACAAATTGATAACGCGCCTATGATAGCAAGCAACGTTACAACAACCTCTTTAACCTTCATCTGTAAAACCTCCTTGTCTTATTAAGTTAACTTCATCTTACCATGTATTTTACATTATGTAAAGGGTTATTTTGAATATTTTCTAAATTTCGATACCTTTTTGTACTTCTTTTAAATCTAAGTATCTCACGATATGACCGCACTGGCTATCCCAAGTATGTGCAGTATAAGACTCTGCATACCCAAAGAATGTATGTAGTTCTGGATATCCCATCTCCTCACCACAAGTAGGGCAGCTCCATTCAACAGTAACTTCTTTTAACTCTCGTAAGAAACCGTAATTATCTCTAACAGGTATAATAATCGTTCTTACTGTCATTACAACCACTCCTTGGAAATTAGATTTCGATACCTCTTTTAAGTTTACTAGCCCATGAGGATAATGTACCTTCTGGAACTCCAGTTTCACGAGAAATATGTACGTAAGACATGTTACCTTCTTTTAATAGTTTCTTAGCTGTCTCGCGGTCACCTTTGTTCTTAACCTGCCCTCTACCATTCTTAGCTCGTACAGGAGCTTGTACATCCTCATCGCGCATCAATCGTCTTAAGTTACGTAAAGCATCTTGTTCTATGTTGTATACCGTATTCTTATGTACTCCTAGCTCTTTACCTAATTCACCATTCTTTGCCCCATCAAAGTACTTACGGGCAATCACATGCTTTTCATTGGCTGGTAGCTTGTCCACTAACATACGGAGACAAACCTTATTGTCCATAGACATCTCGTGATATTCATTAGACATGATAGCTCCAATAGAAACTCCGCCATCATTATTAGACTTCCCTGATTCTATAGTCATATCCATGCTCAAGATATTTCCTGCATTTAAATAGATAATTGCTTCTCGTGCATCCTCGTAACTAACACCATATGTATCTGCGATGACTCTAATATCACTCGGAATAATTTCCTGTGCCTTAAGCTTCCTCGCTAACTTCTCTACGTGTGGCGGTACTTTCATAACCCGCGAATCCCTTAAATAGTTCTTAATTGTCCCATCAACACATTTCTTAGCATATGTAGAAAGCTCATATCCTACCTCTAAATCAAGGCGCTGCACAGCTTTGATAAACCCTTTAGCACCCTCTTGGAACGCATCCTCTTGGTTAGCCTCCCAGATGTCATGAGCATGTACACATGACCATATTAATGCTTTGTACTTCTTCAATAGGATGTTCATAGCATCTTCATCACCTTCTTGAGCTCTTACGATTAAGTCATAGTTTCTGATTTTATCTGTCTTTAGTTTCACTTGTTTCTCCTCCTAGTAAGTATCTCTATTAATATATTAACATGACTTTTACTAAAAGTAAAGCATAAAATAAAGAAAAAAGGAGAAGCTTACGCCTCATCCTTAATCTTACGAGTTGTGAATTTAGGTGAACCAAGATTGTAAACTTCTGCCTTCTTGATTGCTTGTACCTCTGATTCGGAGAATGTAGTCTCTTCCATTAAGTTCTTAACTAACTTAGCGGATACACGCACCTCTGAAATCTTCTCAAACAACTCACGAGGTAATACTTGTTGTAGCATTGCGGTATCGTAATCTGTGTAGTCAGACGTTGAGTTAGAAGCTTTTGCAGTTTGTAGATATACTTCCATGTCCTTAAGCCCTGCCAACTTCTTGATACCTTTCTTATCCATATAAGCACGGATTTCCTTTTTAATCTTGTCCGCTACTTTTTTAGCTTCCGATGCTGCTTTATTTGCATCTACAAACTCATCAACCATTTTACGGATTTTGTCTTCTTCGTTCTCTTCATTGTTAATTACTGTTAGTTCAACAGGAGCTACAGGTTCTAACTCCTCTATAACCGCGATTTCTGGAGGTTCTGATAAAGGAGCTTCTACATTCTTGAATACCTTATGCTGCTCCGTTACATCAAGCCATCCCTCTCCAACAAACGTTTTAACTACTCCATTAAATGTATGTCGCTTACTATATGTAGATGAAGTTCCTTCTGAGTCCGTTAATACAATTCGATTGTCTCGATTCACTTCAATAAATACTACTTCACCAGATACTGCATTTTTTAACATTGCCTTTTGTAATTTTGTTGTTGTCATTTTTATTCTCTCCTTTTATTTTATTATTAGATGAACAGCCCTTGTTCCTCAACCCATTTGTTTGTAAAGTAAAACTTCTCGTCAAACCCATAACCCATAGATTTGTTCATTCCAATTGATTCGTCAATTTCTTTTTCGATTTGAGATAAAGGCTTCCCTGTCAAACGTACACATAATAGGTAAGGAATTGTTCCTCCGAAATCTGTTCGTTTTCTGCCTTCTTCTACTCCATAAATCTCATCTAAAGACTCTCCTAACTCATGAGCCTTAGCTTGCAACTCTGCCATAGCCTCTACTACCTTTACATACTCATCCGTAATCGTTACTGGCACTTTAATTAACTCTACCTCTTTATTCATTTTACATTCCCCCTCTTAGATTCACCTAACATAATTTTAACAATTCCCTCTGCCGCAATAAGCTTTCTTTCTGTTAATAAGGTGCATTCAAACGTTAGAGCTTCTTTATCGTCTTCCGACATATTCGGGTTCGCGTTTAGTACCTTCAAAAAGATACCAGCTTGAGAATTTAATTCTTTATCAAGTTCTACATATTTATCTAGAAGCTGCGAGATGCTAAATCCTCTAATACTTTCATGAAAATCATGATGTTCCCAACCTGTACGTTGTACTGCCATTATAATTCCCCTCTCTTTGGCTTCACTAACTCTGTTTCGAGTTCTTTTATTTTATCGACAAACCATTGAAGTTCTTGATGACTGACAAGTAAATCTTGAGTGTGTCGTTTTCTGATGATTATCTTGTTGTATTTCCTGTTCGCCTTCTGTGTCTTAGGCAAATCCTTCATAAATACAGTCACTACAGAGCTCTCCTTACTTCACCTAATACGGATACCTTAGACCAGTCACCGTACTTCTCGTACTTATCAATAAGAATGTCGATTTCATCTATAGCTCTGTACTCATCGAATTCGATGTGTTCGTAGTCCAGAATAGACAACAGTTCTCCTAATACAGAAGTTTTACTCCAATCTCCATAATCACCATACTTGGTATCCAACTCATCGATTACTTGTCTTACATAATCCATTTGTTTCTCCCCCTTGTTTTATCTTACCTTTATATTATCACCCATTTTACTTTTTGTCAAACATTATTTTAAGTATTCGATTTGTACTTTATCAATTTCTTTCTTACTTTTATGTACTCGTATGTATAGCGTTCTATCCTGTATGTATGAATCTACTTCGTTAGTAGTAGCTTGTCCACTCGTGAATACTTTAGTTGGAGATACCTGAACCTCTTCTTCATCGTCCTTCTCTGTTTGGCGAACAATTTGTCGCTCATCCAATACATAGTACAGAGTTGGCTTATTGATACCGTATCTGTCCATGATTACTAGAATAGGAACTTTACGTATGTAGTCATCTACGATATTCTTTTTCTCCCAATCTGTTAATGTGAGCATCCGTGATACGCCTTCGCTGCTGTACTGTGGTAATCGACGTTCAACATTATTACGTCGTAGAATACGATAAACCCTTCCAGTAGCAATTTTAAACTTTTCCTTAATGTCCTCTACCTTAGCACCATTCTTGTACATCTTAACTACGCCTTGCTCTTGTTCTGGTGTTAGAGGTACTCTAGAACCTTTAGGCGGCTTCACAATCTTATCGGTCACAACCACCTTTTCTTCCTCAAAATCCGTTAATAGGTTAATAGCTTGTCCCATTTATTTTCCTCCTTTTAGTTATCAGGTTCTCCTTGATAGTTATACAGGTAGCAAAGATATTCTATGATTTTAGGAATATCCTCTCTAGCAATCGGTGCGTTAACATAGTTCATATCGTGATAATTCTGCAACTCAATTAAAAAGTCATCTCCAGCAAGTTTACCATTATAACTGATGTCGATATCACTATAGTCTGTTCCCGTTATGTTTATTTCACGTGCTGCTTTATTAAATACTACTGTCATTATAGCTCCTCCTTATCCATTATGTATTCTTAACCCCATATTAGCCATCCAATCAACAGCCCTACTGAACCCATAAGAGCTAGTAACACTAATATGATAATTATCCATTCGGTTTTTGTTCCTACGTACATTGTTCTCGCTCCTCTCTTTAACTTGTCTTAATCTTATCATGCGTTTTACTTAAAGTCAACACATAAAATAAAAAAAAGAACGAAATTAAATTCGTCCTTTAGATGGTGTGACTACATCCTCTTTATATAAGAAGTTAGGTTCACGTGATAGTTGATATGCGTAGGTGTTTGGTGTGTTAGGGTCTTTACTTCGATAGATTCCTATGATAAGTGCGACGTCCTTACCACCCTCTTCTGATACATACTCTACGATATCTCCTATCTTGTATTTATTTGTCTCTAGGAACACAGAAGTATCAGTTACTACGTATACGTCTAGTACCGATAAATCTAGTAATCCTACATTAAATGTTCTCCAGAATCGTTTCTCATCTTTATCTCTAGCAATATCGTAACTAATCTGTGTAAGCGCGTATCCTCTCACTTCATCACGATTAAGTCTAACGACAACATCTGCTCCTTCAAACTTCTCAAACTCTCGTATAATGATAGTCTTTCCATCTAGAAGAGCTTGTACCCTCTCATCAAGGGTACTCAGTCTTTCGTAGGCTAACTTCTCATATGAAGTATCTGTAATAGGTATACTCATTTTATCTCTCCTTAAATTCCGAATGCTTGCATAGCTTCTTTGATTTTCTTATCCTCTTCTGTTAGGTCTAAGTTCGCATAGAATTCTTGCTCTGCTGCCTGTAGGTCTGCGAATAACTGGTCATGTTTGTCTTCCGATACATATTTCATAACCACTTCTGTAAGTGCGGATTCTTTTGCTCTTACCTTAATAGCCATTTCCTTAAGCGCTGATACACTTAAACCACCTAGAGCATTGTTTGTAATCTTTGCTTTAATCTCCATCGCTTTCATTGCTAATGGGATGTCTACAATGTCAAACTCTTCTAATCCTCTGAAACCTTTCTGGATAACTTCATCTAAGAACTCGATGTCATTAAATACTTTGTTTACTGTATCAACTGCTCCGATAGGATTAGCTGCTGCGGTTTGTTGTTCATTAAATAGTTCTACACGTTTTTCAGATATGTATGTAACGTTATCTTTTGCACGTTTATCTAGTAAAGTAATTAACGGAACGCCTAGCTCAATCGCTTCCTCACGTTTCTTTTTATAGTTTGTTAAAGAAGATTTAGAGATTGAGAAGTCTTGCTCCTTACAGAACTCGATAATGTATTCATATGTTTTACCTTCATCCAACATATTATCTACTTTCGTGCATAATTTCTTATTCTTATAAAGCTGTACTAACACGCTTCCTGCTACTAATTGTTTTTTATCTTTACTCATTTTGTTCGTCCTCTTTTCTAATAGTTTTAATTTTACGTATATCTTGCATAGGGGATTTCTCATTAAAAACATTGATTTAATGGGCTTTTTACCTTCTATGTATAATATAGTAAATGCAACCTACTTTTCGGAATTTTCATGAAAAATGTTCATTTATTCTCTAGGTTGTGTACTTTTTAGAATCGAGGTTATTTCGTATTTCTTGAACAAAAACAAACCGTTTAAGATAATCGTAAACAAAAGCGTTTTAATCAAAACAAAAAACCCCACAAGATAGTAGAGCTTTTTGCAATTAAAAAAGTATTTAAAATACCTAAAACCTTTAGATTTCGATAAAGATTTCTAACGTATCATCAGAAGCACCGTTGAAGGAGATGCTACGAGTCTTATCAGTATCATGTAAGTCTACTGATGCATGAGCGCAATCAAAGAACCTATTTGCCACAAAAATTTCCGATTCATCACCTGTTAGGTAGATTCCTGATGGAGTACTTAAGATTTTAATCATTTCGTTATTTGTAGAGACTACGCTATGCCCGTACGCATGATGATATACCGCCCCTGTAATGGCTTTACCTAATACGTTATCGTTCTCCAGTAATTTAATAACTTTTTGCATCTCTGTCCCTAAAATAATTGATGCCTCTCTATTCGCGAAGTCTGATAGAATTGTTAGCTGTCCTTCATACCCGAATAACAGCTTAATCGTTTGTTCAAAGAACGCATCTGCATCTAATACAATCTTATGTGTTACTGCTGCAAGCGTATATACTTTATTTAGAATCTCAATCTCCTCAAAAGTAACACTAGGTTCTTTCATTTTTAAGAATACATCGGCTGTAAATAAGCTATAATTCTCTGTAATTCGCTCTTCTAGGTTAGGTTTGTCCCATACTTCCCCGTCAGCGATATAACCCATTACATCTCCAGCATCATTAAGAGCTAATACTTCTAGTGTGTTTTCAAGTTCTGGTAGCGTATTGTACTCTAATCGCATGAAGAATCCGATTTCTAGGGAGTCTTCTGTTACTTGTAGTCTATCATTCATTACGTGAGCACGTGCTAATGGGTTACTAGAGAAGAAATCATTTGTATAAGTAACACCGATAATCTTTCTTTCCTCACTTTGAATCAAACTATCTAGCTGCGCTAACCCACTATTTACTGTTTCTGTAGACTTTTCTGTTGTCATGTGCAATCTCTCCTTTTGATTTCTGTTTAAATGTCGTATTCTTCTTATAGTGTTCAGTCTTTTTCTTATCTTTTAGGACTCTCTCTTGAAATATGTATAGTAAACTACGAGACTTGTAGCTGCGCTGAACACGAATACTCATCTTACCTATTACGCTTGTACCTATTCTAACATAGAACACTTCATCAAGGCAAGTTAAAGTTACAACTTCTCCATTCCTTTTACCTTCTAATTGAATCATCTCTCTAGGAGTGTTCATATGCTTTGATACTAGGTCTAGTGCATACGTCTCTTTTAGTGCTATGTCCTTCTCGGTAACGTTATCATACATCTCTACGAAAGATGGTCTAAACTTGCCTGTCGTCTTCTTAAGGGCATTAGCATGGGCGTCAGCACCGTTATTATTAAGTCCTGACGTTCCCCTTGCTCCATGTCCTCTTGATACTGAACGCTTTGTTGTGCTATCTTTCATTCGATATTTCCACCAACTTCTTAGCCTCTTCCACCGCTTCGGGATGTCTCTGTAAAGTCTCTAATAATCCCTTTGCTAACAGCATGCACTCGTCACAATCGTACACGCTGTCTACATTTTGGATGATGAGCGTCATGTCAGGATATTCTTCCCACATCTGGTTAGCATGGTATCTACATAGCTTTTGGTTTTGGGTTAGTTTCATCCTACCAAGCCTCCGATGATGCGATTACGAATGGCTCTTCAAAGATGTGGTCTCGTAACACATACCAGAATGGCACTCTAACTACTTTATCTGAATACACTTCTGCTAGTTCGAAGTTATACATCTGGATATCACGTAAAGGTACTTCATCGATACCTAAGCACATTGTATCCGTTAGTGGTACTTCACCTTCATAGTATTCATTAAAGTCTTCGACACCTGCTGTATCCCCTTCATACACTCCTAAAATCTCTTCCATGTAGTATTTTTTAGCAGAACCTTCGCAATGAGCAGCTACCCAATCACAATCGTTAACCTTATATACGTTAACTGGTAGTTTAAGATAACGTTCTTCAATATGGAATCCTAAAGTTTCTAACTGTTTCTTTAACTTCTCTACTTTAATGAAGTTGTACTCATATCTATCTAAATCTCCGTATTGTGCTCCAAAAACCTCTACCATTAAATAATCATCGTCTCCTGTACCAGTAACACGAACTTTATCTCCTTTAGGTGGTAAATCTACACTTGACATAATCTTTGCTACTGCTTCCACAAATTCACTAGCCATATTATTCCTCTCCTTTAAAATGATAATAGTTTATAATTCATTAACGCTTCAAATACCTTCGTAGGTATAACATCCCTATACTCATGAGCAAAGCGTTTAACTTCTTCTTCCTTACCTAAAACGTACGCCTTGCTCGCTTCTTCTGGAGTATCGAAAGTACCTAACCACTTTTTCGTACCATTAACCCTGACCTGTGCTATAAATTTACCGTGATGACGGACAACACCTACGGGTAAGTCTCCTCGTCTACTTTCATTCGTTATTAATAGTTTATTTATCCTAGAAGGTAAAAGTAGACAGGTATCTTTAGAGTATACTTTACTGCCCTTGCCTAATAAGTCTTTATCTAGCTCTAATCTATCATTTTCCACAACATACATATTATCTTTATACCAATTAGCGAAGTTTTGGTAGTTATGCCACTCAGAGTCAACTACACAACTAGTATAAGACTTTTGACGTTCTTTAGTACCATCATCATAGCATCTCGTGAGCATGCCTCTCCAATGTTTGTACACTTCTGGATTTATGTTATCCCCTTCTCCTATATAACCTACACCTGCTACACTTTTATCATACGCACTTTTAATCGCACCTCTTTGGAACTGCTGCCATGTACCCGTAGCTACGTAACCATCCTCAAATCTAACCGTCACGTTCTGATAGTCTTTATATTCGATTACAGTCATCTTAGAGCCATAGTTATTAGTACCTACTTGTCCCACCCTATCAGCGGGGTTTATAATCTTACCTATACTACTCATCTCCTTTAAAGTGGTGATATTGAAGGCTCTTCTCAGGGTGAAGCTTCTTATTTATGTAAATGTTGCACAATAGATGATTTGCTTTGTACTCTCCTAGTCTATCAACGATTGTCTTAGCTATCTGTGGCTTCTTCATTCGTTTACTTACAGATGATTGAACAAGTAAGCCATTCATTCCTATAGCTCCTCGACTATCTGCCTTTGCTACACTAAGTCCTTTCTCTTCCAACGTACTAACCTGTCGTTTAAATGAACCTGCAATATTTAGCAGCTCTTCTCTCCAAAATAGACTCATATAAGCTGTTACTACGCTTTTAGTAGGAGACTTCGTAGCTTGTTGATAGACACCTAGAATAGGTTCTCCTTTAAATTCTGTGTAGGCAATGATACCTACTCCTGCATGATTATAGTTATGTAAAATATCTTCTACTTTGTCCACATGCTTGTCCTCACAAAGAACATATACATAGTCACATACTTTGCTATAAGATTTAAGCTGCTTGTTCAATCGCTTTGTACTATCTCGCTCGGTCTTAATCTCCACTCCGATGATATTACCATCACCAGTAAAGATTAAACAGTCTGCGATTACGCTATTCACGTCTAAACCTTTCTCAAATAGTACTGCGGATTGTGTATCTTTGTCTTTAATGAATACATGTTTCTTCTCAAGGATAAGCTGCTTAATATCCTCTTCGTAAAACTTAATTGTCATTTTACCCCTTCTTCCGTACCGTAGTGCAACCCTTCCGCGAAGTCGAAGTCACTCTCAACCTTTCTATCCCAGTCGATTTTGTTAGCTAATTTACGTAGAGCATCTTTATAACCACCAGCTCGTACAGTTGCATGGAACAGTAATCCGTAATTACCTTTATCGCTCTTATGAGCAACAGGAACTGGAACATCTGGGTAAATGTCATACTCCATGTACGACTCTTCTTTACCAAATAGTGTTTGTCGTTCCTTTACTTCTACTTGAAAGATATCTGCATAGTATTTACCCTCATCCAGAAAGATAAACCCTCTGAATGGATGGTGGTTGTACACCTTTCGCTTCTTTTTAAAATTGAATAAGTCCTTTAAGAATTTCATAGCATATCCTCCTCTAATTCTTTGAAAATAGTTTTTATAGCTACTAGTGATAAGTTATGTCGTTCTGCTACTTCTATCATCCAGTCAAAACTAGGCTGTTCCCCAGTTCTTTCTAGATAAGCAATACCGTTTCGTAACTGCGCTTTCAAGATAGCATTCATGTACTATCACCTCCTATTAGTATACTATCATCTATTTTACTTTATGTCAAATGGTTCTACCAAGAAATTATATTTATTTTAGAGCATCTTGCACACTTCTCTTTAGTTAGGATTACTGTTGTACTCTTATACGTATCTACTAACTTCCATTTATGAATACCTAATAAACACCACAGACTCATCGTAATCACTCCAAATTTTTATAGTATCTTGATAGAGGATTGTTTGTATCATCGTTATCCCCTGTTAAATCATAGAAGTCACTCTTCTGCTCTTGCTCTTTAATGATAGCTTTGATAATTGATTCTACTGGTACTGAAAAATCTCCGAACCAGTGAATGTCATCAAGAGCCACAAACACTCCTGTATTCTCTCCTCGAACCATAACAAGCTCACCAGCTTTAGGTTTTAGTTCGTCCTTTTCTCGTTCATAGAATCCTGCTCCCTGTCTACCACTTAATGTAGATATCCCTAGAACAACAGGAGCTACAAATAACGGCGGTTCTTCAACCCATTTCTCGTTATACTTAGCTCGTACCATTTTATTCGCGATACGACCTAGTAGCGTTGTCGTGCTAAACCTATTCATATGCTCTTTCACGCGCTTTGCTTTCTTTTTAGGTTGTAACCCCTGACCTTTGGGATGTGGCGTGTGAACGTCATATACAACCGCGTAAATCACATTATTAGGCTCTTTGACCAATTCGACAATGTAATGAGGTTCACCGTCAGCAGATAAGCACCCACGCTTATAGTATGTAATATTCTTGTTTGATAGATTAAAAATATCATTTGTACTTTCTTTAATTTCCATAGTTACCTCCTACATCCATCCGTCATTATATCTATACATACGTGCATCTGATGTTATTTCCTCTACTATACACATAGTAGCTCCGTTCAAGTCAAGGAGTGTTTGTACTTCTACTGCTGTAGGTGCTCGCATAAGTTCAATAAATTCCTCACCCATTTCTGCTTGCGTAGGGCTATCACCAAATTTAATTTTATATTTCGACTTAATCTCTCGGTCTTCTACTACAGCTTCTCTAATATCAGTCGTCATAACTGTCATCCTCCACGAATTTTTTCACAGCAGTCGTAGCCGCCCACTTCTTAATTTTCTTTTCTAACACTTCATCTGTTAGAGCATCACTAGCACCTAAGCGATACAACATAGATTGCGCTACCATAATTACATCAACTAATTCTTCTACTAAATCATGGTAGTCCTTAGCTTTATATGTACTTCCTGCTGCATTTGTAAACGATAAAAGAGCTTCTGCAACTTCTCCCGATTCTTCCATAAGTTTTAAACCCGTCTGTTCTAAACTCTTTTCATTGTAAACACTTAGCTCAACGAACTGTCTCAGTAAATACTCATTCATAGATATCTCCCCTTTCAAATTATACTTTAAGTATAATATAGCATTTATAAAAAGTCAACAAAAAAGAGAAGATTTTACTCTTCTCCGATTTCTTGCAGCAATTCTTGTTTTACTTTTTTCTCTGTGGCTTTAACAATACTATCCCAGTAACCATACATTACTAGATACGCTACAATGTTTCTTAAAATAGTTACTAAGATTACTGCACCGATTGTGACGAATACATTTAGCGATAAGTCTACAACAGTGTCTAGAGCTGCGATGACTAAGAATGAGGTAAGGGCTTCAACAATAAACGAAAGCACGACACCTATCGCACTACGCGTTGTTAGTGGTGTTTCACCCTTCTCTTTAATCTCTTTAACGTTATCGATTAACCCTTTAATATTCCAGAAGTAGATTACTAATAGCTGCGCTAATACAAAGTAAAATAGTAATAGATAATCATGTGATAAACTCATGAATGTCCTCCTTTAATTTTTATATCTCGTTGTATCGATAGTTACTCTTGTTATCTCTACCTCAGATAACTCAGCAGACTCCATTAAGTCTTCAATAGTTTCTGTAGTCAGTTCTCGCACCAACTTAAGATGGATATCAGCATCATTGACCTTAGAATCGTGAGGCTTTAACCAAGCATTGAAATTGATAACTTTACGATAGTCCTCAGTTACTGATATAGCATCAAGTCTCCCATCTACTTTACCTTCTGACTCTGCATGTAACGGGATGTCAATAAAATCATCTTTCCCAGTAAGGTCAATAAAATCGTCTTTTTCAGTTGGTGGGTCTACAGCTAGTCTATAAGGGTAGTTTTCATTATCGGTATATAGTGAAGGTAATCCCATAGGTGCTGGTTGATAATTCGGATGTTGCGCCATTATAATTTCCTCCTTTAGGAGAGACTATGCAATCTCTCCGTTTTCTCCTAAGATTAATGGTGTTAATTCTTTCGTATGTCGTCCTCTAGTAAGCACGATAGCCATCTGAGCAGGACTTGTAATCGGACAATTCAAGCTGCGGCTATAATCATTTTCTCCTACAGTTGAACCTACTTGCGTATGTAATCGAGAATAAGACTCTTGTACAATTTCTGTCGAGTGTAAGTGACCAGATAATAGGATTGAAATTTCAATACCATCCTTCATGTACACTGGAATCTTCTCTTTACCTTTAGGCATCTTATCTCCATGAACGCCTACAATACGGTGACCTACTACATCAATATCGAATCTATCCATATCTTCACGGTTATCATGTAATGTAACGTTTGGAAGTTGTCCTAAGGTCTCTTGCAGCATGAACAAGTTATCTAGTACGATATACTCTACGTTGTTATTATGTAAATTATCATTCTTATTTTGGAAGAATCGTGAGTGATTTCCAGTAATCATACTAAAGTTGATATGTTGTTTCTCTGATAGCTTAAGGAGCATTTCTGTAATCAGTTTTAAAGATTTAGAAATCTGCGCTGCCATATGGAACTCTAAGTCGAATGATTGTGTATTACGCATAACTTGGTTTTCAATTAAGTCTCCTAAGAACACGACATGGACTTCTTCGAACGTACGCTCATCCATCTGTTCTAAAGCCCAATCCACAATAGAGTTTACGGATGTAGCTAACCTATCGAAGTTATAGTTACCTGTTCGAGAACCAAATGTCTCTAATCCTACATGCCAATCTGAGAAGGCAATGATTAAAGCTTTACCGTTGTGGAATCTTTGAACCATCTGCCCCGTTTTAAGATACTTAGGTGTTGGTAAATCTTTTAGCTCTTCTGCTAATGACTCTTTTAAGTCTTCCATTAGTATCTTAAGAGCTGTACCATCTCTTTGCACCTTTCTAAACTCGCGTAAGAACTCCATAGAGCCTTGTTTCTCCATGATATAAGGTGTTACCATTGAGAATACGTCAGCCTCTTTCACAGCACCCTCAATCGTGATAGGTTGAACATCATCTAATGTTAATTTACCCTCTAGTGCCATGTGGTATGTTGTTGACAATAGCGTATCATTATTAATATCTTTCGCTAGGCTCTTAATCTCGTCCATCGTAACAGAGTCATAACCGTAGCCTTTGATTAACCTATTAAAGTCCGCTTTAGAAATCTTCTGATTCTCTCGTTTCAAATAACCCATGACTACTGCTGCTGTACCTGCGTAGCCCTCAATCTTTAATTCATTTGCCAAATTAACGTCTTCCTCTCTCTAGTAGTGTTTTAGCCATTTGCGTGATTTAAAGCCTCCATCATACTCTTACTCATCAAATCGTTATATTTAATTGGAACAAATAGGTTACCAACTTTCTCTTTACCTGTGCGCTCTCCTGTGATACTCTGAATAAAGTCATCAGCACGTACACCTTTAGTACGAATAGAGAACATGTCATTTCCGTTTGTTGTTCTACCCACACAAGCGACTACAGGGATTCCGTATGAATTCATTTCTAGTAATCTATTTGCTACTTCGTTTACGTGCTGCTCTGCGTATGTAGTACGAACCATACACTCTACTCCGCCAATACGACCACGGAATGTAATGGCTTGTTTCAATTTATCTTCTATGTATTCTTCCATCATCATGAGCTGTCCTGCAATTGCATGCTGCTGCTCTTTCACTACAGAATTTACAGTTTTACCTTTTAATAGATGTGGTAAGTATTTCCCATGAGCGTTATGTAAAGATTTCAAAATCTTCGTAATTTTATTATCGTACCATGTCCAGTTATGGTAGTCATTTGCAGCCTCTGCTAACGCTTCCGCCTTCTTAGAGTAGTTACCGTTATTCGCGATAGATGTTAATACATTCGCTGTCTGTAATACTTGAAGGACTGTAGCTGCTGATGCTTTATCTTCTTCTACTAACGATACAACATGCTCATAAGGTAGTGGTTCACCAAATGTCGCAACATGTAGTACATTTGTAAAAGGGTTGTCCAGCTCAATAGCTAGTTCTGCTGGTAGATTACCACCCATATAAGCGCAGCCCATGATGATAATGTTCTTGTAGCCTTTGAACTGTTCGACATTACGGAAATCTAAATACTTAACGTACTCAACTTCTACATCGAAACCAGTAATTCCTAGAAAAGGTTCTGCACCATCATCTTTAGGTGTACATAGAATCTCTTCTAACATAGCAACGCCTACAACGTTCTCAAAAGAACCTGTAGTAAATACTTTTACTATCTCTTTTTCCATCAAAAATCCTCCTCATAGTCTTTGTAACCTACAATACCAATTTCCCCATTCGTGTCAACCTCATATAATTTACCGCTTGTCCACTCTTCGTAAAGAACTTCTATGTACTGTGGCATTAAAGGTTGTATAATTTGCGATGCTACGCTCTCTAAGAAGATGCCAAGTTCACCTTCATAATTCTTTAAGCTGCATGCAAATGTCCAGTAACCTGTATTCTCATTAAAACTATGTTCAAATCCGTTATGTATTGTTTTCACATGTGTGTCATCGTCCCACGAAGCCCAAGACTCAGGCATATAGCATATCGAACCATGCGGTATAAATGTGTTCCTATCCTTGTGAGCAAACGCTGCTAAGAACGGATACTCTGGAACGAAGTCACCCCAGTCTTCCATATCATATTCATGAACCTTCTTAATTAGGTCTCTGTACTCTGGTTTTACATAGACTTTCATACGAAGACCTGTGTAGTTTCCCATGCATTCTCCTCCTTTTATTAAGTATATAAAAATAATAACATATAAAACTAGTAAAGTCAACCAATTTTACATAAAAAAATAGAAGGCTTTTAGACCTTCTATCTTAGTAGTTTATTAGCCTCCTACTGGAGGTGTTGGAGTACCTAAGTCTAGTAACTCTTCTCCACCTAAGCGGAAGTCGTTTACTCCTAGAGAGTACTCTGTATTTGCGAATTGTAAGAATGCGATTAAGATTTCTCGGTCTAACGCCTCTGCTTTAATACCTGTAACAGTATCAAAACCTCGACCTTGGTAACCATCGCGGTATGTAGGGTGATTACGTCCGACTGTGTACACAATCTCCGTACCTTTAGCACGGATGATAGGACGGTCTTTCACTTCTACTAATCCTTTACCCCCTGCACCTACTTCTACAGGAACGACGTGTTTACCGCCATCAGCAGCAATAACTTTGAATAATACTTTACCTTGTGCTAGATTTACGGTATCTTCACGTGATGGTAAGTACCCTTCTGAGCGGACATAAGTCGCTAAGTAGTCACCTGCATTTAGTGTAATCGTTGCTTGTTTCAAAACTTCTGATAATAATTTAGCCATTATTTAGTCTCCTTATCGTTTGTAATTTGCTCTGCTACATGAGCCTTAATACGGGCTTGCTTCGTGACGTTGTTGTTCTTCCAAGCCATGTGACCTGCTGATACAAGTAACAATACTGCTGAGAATACTTCATACAACATGTTTTGGTCTACATCCCAATTCAATGCATGACCTAACATAGCTGAGATAGCATTCACAATCGCTACTAGGAACACAACAAAGCGCACTAATGTACCTGCGGTAATTGCAGGTGCTTCCTCTGGTACGAATACCGTTTGTTCTTTATGGTTTTGATTATCCATATTATTCACCTCTCATAGTTTTCTGTATATAATATAGCAGTTCGTAGAGGTATTTCTTAATCTTCGTCTGGTGTTAACTCCACAGAGTATATATGAGCGCAGCCATGATACGAATCTATCGCATCCTCTATGATGCTTTTCACATCATTCTCATTCATACTCTCTACATCAAACCACACATCCAAAACTACTTTAGCGTTCATCAATAACCTCCACTCTATTTACTGAGACGCTGGTATTGGTGTACGCATCCGCTACATCTAGTAGCCAATCCTCTACCAGCTCCTCTTTAGTTGATTTATTTAAATAAAAATCATCAGGGAGATTATCAAATTCGATACCCATCTCTACTAATACCTTCATCGATTTCTCCTTTCCAAAGACTCATGCAATCTCGTCCGTAGTAACTCTTTTAAATCCGCAATCTTCTCTTGGATTGTGAGAGCTGCTACACCTTCTTTTGCATATCTACTGTACAGAATCTTCTCTATGTAGTTATCTTTTTGCTCACTAATAAGTAAGTACAGGATATCTCTATCTATCTCGTCTAGATGTACGCCGTATAGTACGTACTCAAGGACTTCATAGTAGTCTAGCTCGATATCGTGTGCTTCTTCTTCCTCGATTAAGTTCGCTACATCTACATCTTTTCTTGTAACAAATACACGGTTTTTATCTCGGTAGTTGTTTTTGATAAAGCTGTTCTTTACTCGTAGCTTAAGTTTGTTTTTAATATAGTAAGGGAAATCAACCTCACCATTGATATGATATTCTTTTACCAATCGTACGAAATGCTCTGATATGTAACTCCATAATTCCTTTCGAGTAGCTTCATCGGATATATACCCTTTAAACTCGTTATACACGGCTACACGAAGGTTTTTGTATTGGTGGAACAATTGGTCTGTATCACGCGATAAGACGCCTGTAGTGGCTTCTACGTTCTTTAAAAACCTATTCCCATTCAATATACGTTGTTCTTCTTGTTCTAATTTTCTAGCCAATCGGATTCATACCCTTCACTATCGTCTTCACGCCTACCCTTTTACAAAGGATGTCAGAGTAATGGATTGTATAAGGTACTTTCACCTCTTCACCGTCGTAGTAACAAGTAGAGTACCCCTTAGCCCATCGGTCGTAGGATTCTTCTAAGATAACCATAGACGTTTGAACACTGTACGCATCTTTAATTTCTAGAATGATAGGCTTACCATCCTTAACAATCTTATCGATACGCTCTTTCACTACATTGTAAGATAACGGTGCTGTATCCTCCTCCACTACTGTACGTACTCTGTAACAGTCTAACGCTTCACTGATGACATCCGCTCTTGTCTGCTTTTGCTGCATCAACAATCCCCCTATATGTAATAAAGGAAGAGGAATTAACCTCTCCCTCCTAATCTAGTAAATCGTCTAACGATTCCGCTTTCTGGATATCTACAATCGCTGTATCGTCTACTGCTGTGTCGGCAGGGTCAAATACTTGGTCAAGCCATCCATCTAGCGGTAGTGTTTCATTTCGTAATGCTGGGTAGATAGCTCCCTCGTATTCAATCTCGATTAGGCGGTTTAACAGCTCTTGACGAACTCTATTACCTTCCTCATCGTCTCGCATCCAGTCAAGGAATCGTTGCTCTAGCATTTTGTGCTCGATACCAGCTAGGTCTTTGTACACGTAGCTTTGACCTGACTTACTTGCAATCTTCTCATCAATAGCCATATTGATTAAGTTGTACTCGTAGTCTACACCAGTGTCCGCTAATAAGTAAGTTGTAACCTCTTGCATTGGTCGGCAAGTCTTATTCTTATTCGTTTTCACTTTCATGTGATGACCTAAATGCTCTTTTTGACCTTTGATAGTCTTTGTGATTGCAGAGCTTTTCTTGATTAATAGACGAATAGATGCAGCATGCTCCCAAGCTTTACCTCCTGGAACTTTTACTTGAGCGAACATTGGATTACCACCGATATCGTCACGTACTTGGTTAATCCCTACGAATAGAGATTTAGTTTGTGAGATTAATGGTGCGACCTTTGTAACGAACTGTGTAATAGCTTTTGCACGAGCTCCTACGTTCTGTTCACCGAAGTCTTTTGCTAACTCTACCATAGAAGGGGTTTGTCCAACAGAGTCCCATACATAAACAACAGGTTTATCAGGGAACTTAGCTTTGAATAGCTCTAACGTTTTCTCAATTGTCTCGCCTACTTCTTCTACTGTTAATGCTGTACCTTTTGTGATATCAGGCTGCTTAACGATTACTTTTCTCGTATCGATTCCTAACTGTGCTAGTCGGTACTTATCACTCGTACCCTCTACGTCAATCAGAACACAGATACATCCTAAGTGAGTTGCTACGCGCATGATATGGTGAGATAATGTGGATTTACCACCTGACGGTACACCTGCTACCTCAATCATACGACCGAACGGTAATCCTCCACCTAAGATTCTATCTAATCGTGGGATAAACATTGGCAGTCTATCTTTGATTTCTGCATAGTCAGAGTCTTGTAATAAGACTAACCCAGAATCAATATCTGTCAATACCGATAAATCAAAATCCACATCGTTTGTTTTAACTGCTTTTACCATATGTATGTATTCCTCCTAATGTTTTCATATCGAACCCCTTAAGGGGAGAGACTGGATTACCAGTCTCTATTAAATTCCTAACTCTTGGTCGATAAGAGAGTTGATGTCAGCTAAACCGTTGCTGTTGATAGGTAGTGCTGTTAAATCAGGTTCAGTTGCAATAACTCCTCCGTTAACCTCTAAGTTATTCTCGATATTGAAATCAAGAGGGTCTGGCTCAAACTGTGGCGTTTGATTTACGGGTACTGACTGTTGTGCTGGAACTTGGTTCACAGGCTGTTGTGGCGCTTGGTATGTAGGTTGTGCTGGTACTTGTCCAGTTGTCATAGGTGCTACATAAGCTCCTGTAGTCAGTGGTGCTACCTGTTGTTGATTTACAGGCTGTTGGTATTGCGGTTGTTGCTGCGTCATACCTGTTGGCATGTTAATTACAGGCTGCTGTTGTTGCTGTTGTTGATACGGTGGAACGTTATGTAAGTTTTGGCTATACACAGGTTGCTGTGTTTGCGGTTGTTGCTGTACGAACGGATTGCCTTGGTTCGGTACTTGTAACTGACCTTGAGCTGCGTAAGGATTTCCTGCGGCTTGAGTTTGCGGTGCTACTGGAGCTGCATTCCCATTACTCGTTTTACCTTCTAAGATATTTACGAATGTTTCAACCCATAAGTATCCATTCTCAAGTCGTTCAGTTGGTACGCAATGTGCATGTAAGTCCTCTAACTGAGTTTCCCAACCTTGTCCTAATGGCGGTAAGAAATCTTGATAGATTGTTACGGGGTATTCCATTTGACCTTTAGCTGGCTTCTTAATTAATACTGGAGAGCCTTGGTTCGGGTCGATGAATGATAACTCACGTTGTCGTGCTAAACGTTTATCACCAAATGCGTTGATGATTGTTTTGTAAGCAGAGTGTGGGATATCGAATAATCGTACAATTAAGTTACCTTGTGGGTCTCGTTCATGGAAGAAGTTACCTTGTTGGTCTTCGAATACTTGTACAACGTTAGCTGTGTAGTATTGTTTTGGTTTTTGTTGTCCCCCGAAACCTGTAGGAATCATTCCTTTTTCAGACCACTCAGCGATTTTGTTCTCTAATAGAGAGCCTTCGTTTGGATGTCCATCTAACGTGAAGTTAGAGTTGATTTTCTTACCTTTAGATGTCGTTGCAGATAAGAAGATTTTACGGTTATGTACTGCGAATCCACTTACTAAATCAGCGGATGGTAAAATTTGAACGAATACTTCTTTTACATCTTTGTTGAAGAATAGGCGTTTGTGCTTAGACGTTGGATAAACAACTCTAGGATTATCACTACCTCCTTGTGATTCTAATTCCTTACGTTGTTGTTCGATAATTTCAGCAAAATTCATATATTATATTGCCTCCTAATTTTTGTTTGTTTTTATTATGTAGTAATATTAACGAGCTATTAGCTCCTTGTATCGTCGCATTAGCGGCTTGTCCAGTTAACTTGCTGTCTGTGAGTTGATTACGTTTCATTCCTTTCCCGCCTTTGTTAGGCATTGCATGGTTTCCTTTAGTCATCGTTCTCTCCTCCTCTTGTTTAGTACTCTATTAGTATACCATTATTCTAATAGAAAGTCAACGGAATTTTTAAAATATTTTAAAACTTTTTTCATTCCATAGGAACGGTATTATTGAATGGCTTCTTCTTATACCATGAGGTTATCTTACACATACCACGTTCCGATGGAGGAATATACTCTTGTTTGTTGTCCTCCATTGTATAGATAGCGTCTTGACCTCCAGAAGAGATGTCTCGCGCTACAACTGCATGTACAATGTGAGGAAACATAACCTCATCAAATCCGTCTAAACCTTTTATGTACACTTTGTCTCCTACTTCTGTATTAGCTGCATTACCTTTAATGAATCGTTCAGATAGCCATTCTAAGTCTAAACCAAACATATATACCCTCCTTTATTTTTTACCACTATCAAAAGTCAGTTTCCATTGGAAGTACCCGATATCAGAGTGTGTTACTTCTAAGAACGTGTGATAACGGTAACGCTCTAAAGCAACTATACCCGTAATGACACCGCCTACTAGAACAAGGATTCCTACAATAACTAGAAAGTTAAATAACTTCTGGCTCATACTAATTCAATCTCCCCTTCCAACGTAAAGATGTATTTACCTTCTGGACTCATAGCCATGAATACTCCTTCTATGTGACCTTCAATAAACCAGAAAGAGTAGTATTTATCTTTAAAGTGTACAGGTTCTAAAACTTCTAAAGAATCACGCAATTCCGCATATGCGGGGCTATTATACAAATCTTTTATATATGAAATCACTTAGTAACCTCCTACTTGCGGCTGCACTTTATGAGAGTAATCGCCGATTTCACTCTTAGAGCCCGCTCCGTGACCGTATGACCAGTCATTAGCTACTTGTTTACCGTATGATTGAATCATGTCTTTTCGTTGCTCAAAGGCTTTTACAATACGTTGTACACGACCTATGATATGGTCATAATGAATGCATCGTTGCCTTTGTGTGATATATTCGTCTTGCTGCTTTATGTATGCATCTACTTGGTCTTTCGTTGGTTTACCATCATTCTTTTTGATATATGCTCTTGCATCTCCATCTAGTCCAGCTACAATCTTCTCTAGTTTTAACTCCTCTAGCTCTTGATAGTAACGTAGCTTCTCTAATAGAGATGACCAGTATATGTATTTCGATGGCTGCTCTAACATTTCCTGCTGGAGAATGCTCTCATTAATCTTTAATTCTTGTTTTAAGTTATACTGCTGATACTGACCGTTCTCATCGATAAGTCGTAACGTATCAAAATCCAAGTTGTCTACCTTAATATCCATCTGCTACCTCCTATTCTACCTCTGGCTCTGTTACCTCTTCTAAGTCATACGTAAGAAAATTCCAAAAAGCATCAGCGTCACCTAATACGACATCATTATCTCCATCGATAAATACAGTTTCGACAGTTAAATTCCAAGGATGGTCTGTACCTAAATGTACTTCTGAACTATCTGTAGCTCCGCGCTTCCTAGCTTCTTTTAATAAAACTTCTAAGTCATCCAGTCTCATAGGTAAGCCTCCCCCGAAATAAATACTTCACGTATATTAAACTCTTCTGCTGTAGGATACGTATCTTGGATGATGATACTATCATCGTCTCTATCAAACATCACAACGTCTGCAATCTCCTCGTAGGGAGTTGACGAGTACGAAATGATTCTCGTCTCATCTGTAGCACCTGCTGCACGTATATTCGCAATAAATTCTTCAAACTCTCGTAAATTCATGTTTTCCCTCCTTAATAGAAATAGAGAAGATTCCTCTTCCCTATAATTCTACTATATTTGTTATAGTCTGTCAACTACTTTTTGTAAAACAAGTTTATATTCGTCCTTAGGGAAGTGTTGCCAAGGAGTGTTAAGTCTCTTATCTAAGCTACTCATCATCTCATCGATATCTTCCCATTGACCATTGGCTAAAGTGTAGCTGTCAGCTCCAAGTAACATGTATTTTTTAGAGCCTAAATCCGATAAAGGTATATGTACAATGGTGTATACGTCATTATCGATACAGATAATATCTCCTATTTCGTACGTTTTTTGTTTATTCGCAACTTTACTAATATCAATTCTCAATGTTCATTCCCTCCAAGTCTTTGATAATTTCCATATGATATGAATCTGTTGGTATAACTGCCCATTTTTCTTCTCCTACAGGAGAGTACATATAACAAATTAAGCTCCACATATATTCAAAACCATTCACTTCATACTTAACCCCAGCTTCCATTACTTTTGCACCTCCGTAAGTGTTGCGAATTTAGCAATAGTCTCAAGCGTTACCCATGTCATAGTTTTAATACCAGAATACGGGTGAGTATACGATACCTCCATTAGGTAATTGTCGTAGTCTATATACGCAACTTCGACTGGTACTGGTGTTTCGTTACCATCGTCTATAAATGATATATTTTTTAAAGGCATTTCAATATCGTATTTATCATCTAGCATGTTCATATATCGTACAAGCTGCTGTGTAGCCTGTCGCTCTGCATTTAGATAAAAAGTAATGTTATCTCTTAAAGCTTCTGTTCCTGTCATACTAGCGCCTCCTCTTTATTTGCAGTAACTACCCAATCCCCTAGTAAGCTAGTTGGTGTTGAACACACTTCTGTGAAAATAAACTCATGATGAGAGTACCAGTTCACTTCTTTTTCTAGTATGTAACTCTTACCGTAAAATTTGTACACAACATCTTTATGAAAATCAGCGAACCCTTTACCTGTAATCTCAACCATATCATCTGAACTGAACACCCTAAAACGGTAGCACTCATCTAAATCACTATAGAACCTCACAACATGTAACATTATAACTCCTCCTCTTATTTTATTTTACTTTAAGTAAAGTCTACCACAAAAGTAGAAGGGGCGTCAACCCCTTTCTATTAAAGTTTATAGAAGTTTACTAACCAGTAGCTGCGGTCTACTAAAACTTCATCTCCAGAATCACCAATAAAAATTAAGTAACCATCCTCTAACGCATCGTAATTAGGGTATGCGTCATTCATTTCCTTTCTGAACTCTTCTTCTGACATATTAGCCCATTTTGTATGATGTCGGTCTACTGTACGATATGTATGCCCTTTTGTAAATTCACTGTCACTTTCCCCAATAAACGCCCATTTATGTTTCGACTCTAACATATATTATTTTACCACCTTTTCTAAAAATTCGTTCATTTCATCTCGAACCTTTACTACATCCTCTACGTCTAAGATAACATCGAACGCCTCAGCCGCTCCGTTATCACGAATAGTTAGAGCAACAGTACTGTCCATTAAGCTACTCTCGTCAATCTCGTGGTCAATTCGTAGTGAATCCCCTAAACCCGACTTACAAAAATATGTACCACCTGTATAGTTTTTAAGTCCCATTTCTTCATTACACTCCATTTCCATAATCATTCTTGTTTGCCAAGCTCAAAGCCCATTTGTTCGTCTGTTAATAAGTTCTCTTCTATTAATTTGGTTTTCCAGCTATCTAAGCCCATCTAGCAACCCGCCTTTGTTATCTGCGAATTTTAGAGTGGAGACATCAACTGCCGTGTAACCTCCTACATCATATACGTTCTGTACTATATACTCCACTTCATCATATGTATAAACTTCTCCGACATAGAAATACTTCTTTCCGCTGCCGCTATCGATTTGATGTCCTAGCTCGTCCTCGATAAACCAATTCGTATACTCGAACTCTGTACCTTCATCTTCTGTATTAAAGTATATAGTTAAACTTTGTCGATTTCCTGCCAATGGTCTCCATCCTCTCTTAACTCTACTTTTTTGCGGGCTTTTGCTAATAACATTTGTAGATTCTTGATAGCTAACTCTACTGTATCCTCATCAGCCGATATAGTTATTGTTTCCCCTGTTTCTTTGAACGTTGTAAAGTCTACTCTAACGTCCTTACCGTGTGCGATGTAGCATGCCATACTCATCATTTCTTTAGTATTATCTACATCTTGAAGTAATCTAGTCCCTATACTTTCAATAAACATTCTATAGCTCCTCCTTAAGCTTCTTAGCTTTTTGGAGTGCTTCGATTAGTTCGTCTACTTTCTCCTCAGTTAGAACTACCGATACCACATCCCCATCATCTTCATCTTTACTAAACAACTCTACATGCGCTGCGCCATCGATAACGTCGAACAATGCTACCTCCAACCTAACAGGCTCTGCGAAGTCCCGTAATGTAGCTACAGTCACAGTGTCATGAAGTTCGCTATATCCTTCTAGTTTGCTTAAGTCTGCAATACCATTCATATTAATCTCTCCCTTTCATTTGTTACTTTTAGTATAATACTAGATTTACTTAAAGTCAAGCGGGTCGTAATAATTTCTTTCAATTTTTTTAATTTGATGCTTACTCCAGTATTTATCACAATCTACACACTTCTTACCTTCCCACTCAATTACTAGATTATCATTACCTTCTTTTTTACTATAAACACCGAAGGAATCAGAAACCTTCGGATGCTTACAGAATAATTGTTTTAGTAAACCCATGCGTACCTCCTATGCGATTTGTCGGTATAAGTCTTTACTCTTTTCTAACACTTCGAATAACTCTTCCATCTTCTCTTCTGTAATAACCTTAGAACCTTTACAGTTCTTGATATGCTTCTTCTTACCGTAGAATTCACAGTAACCTCTTACAGACTTGAATGTTTTTAAGTCTTCTGGTTTGTAATCTACCATGTCATTGTAAGTTATACCAATCTCTACGTCTGCTGTGATAGGGAAACGACGTCTCTCACCTTCCCAGTCAATCCATAACCAATCGATAGGTAAGTTCTCCATAACCCTCTTACCGATATGAGCCATTAATTCAATCTCATCTGGTGGACAGTCGATTACGATACTATCGTGTACTGTTAATACGATACGAGAGCGTAGGTTCAGTTTCTCAATCATATTGTTGATGTAGATTAATGAGTTATTCGTTAAGAATGCACCAGAACCTTGAATGCGAGTATTTGTAGCCTGACGAAGTGCAGCATTACGTTTCTGTTTATCTTTTGAGTATACATCTCGTAAGTTACGAGTGAATCCTTGCATACAAGAAATATTACCTTGTTGTAATGCAAGTTCCTTATTCTCATCGATGTATTCTTTAAGTCGCGGTTTCCCTGCGAAGAAGTCATCGAATAGTTTCGTAGCTTGCTCTAATGTCATACCGTGCTTACTGTAGTAAGACTGTGGTGTCTCACCGTATGCAAGACCGAACGAAGTAGACTTAGCTGCTGAACGCTCATCATCTGTTACTTCTTCTTGTGGTTTACGGAATACGAATGATGCAGTTTGCTTATGTACGTCTTCTCCGTTAAAGAATGCTCGAATCATATCGACATCGTATGCATCTAATGCCATTACACGGGACTCTAGGGAACTATAATCGAGCTGGATTAACGCTCCGCCTTCGAATCTAGTAATGAATGCGCGTTTAATAGGATGCTGATAATCGAATCGGAACACGTCCCCTGTCTTCCTTGGAAGATTTTGTAGGTTCAATTATGTTACCGTGATACCATTTAAGTATCACTTCTATATGTTTCCATATAGTTCAGACTATATCATAAATCTAGTAATGTGGTGTATTTTTTTTTATTTTTTACTTACACTTCGGTTTGGGTCTACTGATGAGTTGAATTTAAAATGGTAACCTCCCGTATGTTGTCGTTTACCGTGACACACAGTAGATATTTTCGCTCCCTGCACTCCTAGAGCTTTCGCAGCTTCTGTAGCAGATGGATATGTTGTTATGTATTCACTACCGTCTTTCGTATACACATCCACAGCTTTCTTAGACACCTTGGCTAACGCTTCTCGTGCAGTATGGGTGTTTAATTTCCCTCGCTCTCTAACATCTTTCAAGTTATCAGCTCTGGTCAACCATTCTAAGTTATCATAGTTATTATTCATTCTATCAGTGTCCTTATGATTCACATCTAGCTCTGGACTGTAACCTTCACAAAACTCTCTAGCTACTAACCTATGAACTAAATGGCTCGTCCTTTTCTTATTCACTGTAAATTTGATGCATAAGTATCCGCTATTGATTTTATATTGAGCCATGATAACTCCTGTACGTTTACTTGCAACTCTGCCTTTATTACTCACTTCGTAGTAATCTTCAAAACCTGTTACATCTTTCCACTCTTCTTGAAACATTATGTACCTCCAGTAACACCACATTACTAGACTCCTCCGCGCTCGTGTTGTTTCATAGACTGTTCTAGTCCGTATACATTAGTCGTTGCACCTTCTTAACATCCCTGTTAAGCTTGGCTCAGAATTACCATATCTTACGACTTAGGCTTCCTCTGAATTCACGGAGTTTAAAGCGCCCAATCCTACTCTGTTTAGGCGCTGCTGATGATAGACGACTTGTTTCTGTACCTTCCGAGTTGAATGAACCGTGCAGGATATCATTATGGTCTACCATTGTAAGGAACTTATATGTGAAACTTTGTTTACGCGTTTTAACTAATGAGAACTCTAGGAATAAATCCGCTAGTTCTTTATGTTCTGGGTAATTCTCTGATATGTATTCGAACGCGTGTTTATCTGCCTTATAGTGATACCATTCAATCTCATGCTCTTCTAGGTTGTTCTCTACCGCAGAGTCTACTAGGTACTCACGGTTAAACGGTAGAACAATACCACCTAGCTTGTACATCGCTTTTTGCTTATCTTCCGATGAGTTAGGATTAAAGAACCTATCCTCTTCGTCTTTAAGCTTATTGCGGAGCTTAAGGATTTCCTTATCACGGTCTTTCGGAGCTTTTAACATCTCCTCTACAGCTAGAGCGTATAAAGCATCTTTCTCTTCCTCTACTTGCTTAATCAAATCAAACTCACGAATCAGACCTAGTAATCTGTTTTCTTCTTCCGTATACACCTTAGCTAGATGCTTAACGTACGGAATGTCCAGTTTGATACCTGTTGCCTCAATTTTAGCAAGTACATTAACAAGCTCAGGATAATGCCCCGTATAAAGGGCTTCAATCTTCGCTAGACCTTTGTTTGTGCATCGAGCGGCTAATGCATTATAAATACGTAAACACACGTCTACGTCACCACTAGCGTACGGAGAAAGCATTTCGAATAATGGAATCCATTCGTAGTTGAAGTCTTCCCCGTCAATCTCGTTTCTAGGCGCTCTAGCTGTACCAAAATCGGGCATCTTAGGCTTAACATACTTCGTAGTTGCGATAAGCGTTGTGAGGTCGTTTCGGCGCATGTAACGCTCTTTCGTTGAGGATTGATTAACCCTTTCATCGCTTTTTATCTGTTTGTTAAGCTCTCGAAGTTCTGCTCGGTACTCTTTTATCTTCTCGTTAGCCTCTGCTCGGTCTCTATCACATTGAGTCTTCCATTCTTCTTTTAACTTCTTGATACGGATATCATCTTGCTTCTTAGCATCTTCAAGGTACTTCTTTTTGAAATCCTCTAGAGCTCTATCATATCCACCCATATCGGTAAATTCATATGTCAAATCCGATAATTTTAATGAACCTTTTACGTCTTGGTTAACTAGTAAATAGTACATCGTTTTCGTATCTCGTACATTGTTGAATACGGTGATGTTTCTAGTAAGACGTAGGAATCTCATATCGAACTTACCGTTATGCGCGACCTTTATAATGTTTGGGTCGCCAACAAACTCTTCAATCATTTTATAAATCTCTGCCAAGTATCCCATATGCCATGTGAACTCTTTATGCTCTAGCGGGATGGTTACACCTTGACCTTCTTTCCAAGATAAGGAGATTACAAGAGGCTTCGCACCTATCCGCTCTGGATGTAATGTATTGGTCTCTAAGTCCCATGCGACTACAGGAGCGTTCTTAACTTCTTTTTGGAATATCTCCCTAACTCGTTCAATTGTTATAGCATCCTCATAGGTTACCTCTTTCGGTAGGAATGCTACTTCGCCTTCTGTTATGTATTTCTTTAAAATCCCTAAGTCTGCTTCTACTAAGTTTTGAATCTTCGGACTTACTAACATGTACTCCATCGAATACATAGGAAGAATCCAACACTCATGAGTCTCTTCTGTAAGACTAGAGGTGATAATCTCTTTTCTAGGTACACCACGTACAGTAGAGATAGAAGCCTTGTTGATAAGTGCTTTACACCCTAAGTTACCTGAGGGGACAACGATGTCTGGCTTATCCCGAATAATTCTGGCTCGGAACTCGTCGAACTCTGGGTTAAGTTCTTTTGTCTTAGGCTGTGCATATTGCGTCGCTCTGTTGTTTCTTCCCCGTTTTGTTACTCTAGGTACTTTATGGAATGCGTAGTCAATGTAAAATTCGTCCCTCTTTAAGCCAAGTCCTGTTGTTATTAAGGACTTTAGCATACCACCTGCATCGGTAGATAGAAAGACGTTTTTTAACGTTTTATCCTTCTGTATCTTCATGTGGTCTTCTCTGATGAATTCTTGCGCGAACAATATTTTCAACATATCTCCTCCTTCTCCTCAATTATATCATATTTTACTAGAAACCACAACAAAAAAGAGAGGGTCACCCCTCTCCTACTTCTACTCATCTTTTTTTCTTACGTACCACTTAGCTTCTGATAAAATCTCTTTAATTGTAGGGGACGCTAATTCATCACCTAACATTTCAAGGATAGATGCGAACGTGTATAGACTATCTTCGTATATACTAGTTAGAGATAGTTTAGGATGAGAAATCATAAGTTGTCCTTCCGACTTTAAAACACCTTCCCAGTTTGTGCGTACATATAAGTTTCCACCTTTGATTCTAAATCCGTCAGCTTCTGCAAAAATAGCGTACTCTTTTTCTAGGAACTGAGTAAACAGGTAGCCCGAACAATCTTCACCTGTCAATGAGCGAATATCTAACGATGGAATCCATAGTCTAGTTAACTCATCATCCAAAATCGTAAATACCGCGTTCGGATAGTTAATATCATACACCCATGTACCTTTTGTCATCTCTTTAATCGTTTCTACACCTTGTAATGTTTTTCCTTTGAATTCACTCATCTTATTTTACCTCCATAAACCATTTTGTTTCTAGTAGCGCTTTTTTACATGCGGCGGATGTATAAGTCTCTCCCAAGGATTTTAATAGGTCATCAAAGTAGAATAAACCGTTTTGTAAAAAACTATAGTGCTTTTTAATAACATCTATCTTTTCACCTTCTCCATAAACAAGACCGTTAGTAGACAGCATCTCTGTTAGCGTCACTTCTTTTAGCCTAATAGTACTACCACCAAACTCCACGAATCTGTCAGAAAGATTAACACGGTCATCTGACACTTCAAATTCTCCCGATAGGAAGTAGTTTAAATCTACATTAGACTTATCTATGTGCCACTTATTATGTCTGTAAAACGCCTTGTAAAGAGTACCATTCAAAATTCTATAATTATACGTGATATCGCCATCAGCATCCTCTTTTACCAACCAATGGTTGTTTAACTCTTCCAGTACGTGCACTCCACTATATGTTTTAATCATTTTATTGTGCCTCCATTTCTACGTGGAAACCTTCCATATCTAAAAAGTCTCCCAATATTTCTAGGTCTTCGCTTGCTACTACCATCTCCCAAGCTTCACCTTCGTACCCGTATTCCATTTCTAATGTATGTACTGCATCCCTAAATCTTGTAAACTCATACTCACCGAAGTTAATTACTAGAACCATAACTAATTTCCTCCAGTGCAATTGTAGCATCTAATGTGCTTTCTTTTAACGGCTGCGTAGCGTAACCGATAACCCCATCCTCTGTATATAACTCTGTATCGATTACATCTTCTAAACTACTTCCTGATAAATCGTATGTATTATATACTACACATAACAAGAACTTCTCTGTTGTAGTATCGTCGTCATTATCTAATGATGTAAGCATATGCGTGTCCCACTCAAGAACCCCATCGATATTGTACAGCCGATGCTCTACTGCATCCTTCGCACTTTGAGCATAAATCTCCGTCTCGTTAAACGTAACTTCCACTTCTAGCAATTCTCTTTTAATAGCCATATTATTTATCCAGCCCCCATGTAAATTTTACAGACTTATAGTACTGACCTAACGCTACTTTCTCTCCGTCAAGAGCTTTACCTGCCAATGCTGCTAGTAAATCGTGCTCATCTTCAATGTTATCGTCACCATATACAGTTATGTGTACTTCACCTTTTTTAGGTAATTCGACATCCTCTTCCTTTGGATTTACACGAGTAAATGTTAATTTGTAAAACTCATGTTGCGCTAGTTTTTGAGCTATGTAAATGATATCTCCTTTATGGATACCTAAATCTCTAGTACTTCTACCTTCCTCATCACCTTCTGTAGTAACTTTCCATATACCTTTACTCTCGAAGTTCATACCTTTTTCTTTTAATCGTTGAACCTCTGCTGCTTGTTTCATCTGTAACAACTGCTGCTCTTGGAACTTAATCTCTGCTTGCATATCTTCATATGTCATATTGATTCTCCTCCTTAGCTTTCAATATAAATATCTCTTAATTCCTGCCTATTAAACACAACTTTAGCACCCTCTGGGGTTCTCTCCCATAGCGATGCAGGTGTGAAGTCACCAGCGTCTACACCTGTTATCATAAAGGCGATTGCTGTACTCGCATCATCGAAGTCATGCTTGCAAAGTGCGCCGTACGTAAATGTATATAATGTAAACATTCAATACCCTCCTAAGCTATAATGTAGTCCCAACCAGCTCTATCAATCACAACGTTTTCGTAATAATCTTTTAAAATTTCGATAGATTTATAATAGTTTATCGTAAGTTTCTCCTCGCACTTATATATGTTTAAGTTTCTACCTACGTACATCCCGATTACTTTTTTGACACCTTTCAAATCGATTTTTCCAGAGTACCCTATAATCAGGAATCCTTCTTGTTCTTCTTCCTTCCAAACCTTCTCTATTTTTACATAATCATATAATCTACTTCCTGCATTTCTCATTAGTTATCCCTCCATCCTAATGAATAAGCTCCGTCATTATATTTAGACCAGCAGTCTCTTTTAATAGATTCTAATTTCTTTATTAAATCCGCTTTACTAAGGTCTTCATTTTCCAGAAACTCTTCTATACCCCTAGCAATGTCCTCGTATCCTTCTACCATATCTCTAGCGTAAGAGCTCATCTTTACTCACCTCGTCGTCAGATAAATCAACCTTAATATTTACATCCACTTCAATTTTTCTTTTGAAGATAACCCTAGCAGCAGCCATCATGACTAATTCCCAACCCTCTGCACCTAACTTATTTAACTCTGACTCATCTTGAAATAGTTTAATAGATGATGGTATTGATTTATACTCAAACTTCTCCATTAAGTTCAGCCTCCAACTCTTTCATGTTCTCGTTGATATCTTCTAGCATTTTGATTCCCTTATCTTCTAAATCCTCTAATGAGTCTACCATACCACAACGTACTAGCATTATTACTTGCAACCACGCTCCAAAACCTCCGTTAAGACTGTAGTATAACTCTTTACCTTCTAAGTTTTCTTGTTCCATTTTTTTCTCCCCTTTCTTTAACTTGTCTTAATCTTATCATCCGTTTTACTTTAAGTCAACTATTAAAATAAAAAAAAAGAGAAGAATTATTTCTCCTCTCTAATAAAGATAGGTACGGGCGTGTCAAAGTCCCAGTGAGACCGCGTTCCACATACTACGCAAGTGTATTTAACTAATCTATCATTTTCAATATATGTAAAGTGACTCATTGATTCTATTAAACCTGCCCCACACTTCGGACAGAATACTTCACATGTCTGTTTCTTCTTCACCTTAGGATTTAACTTATCCTTTATCTTCGCTAGTAGCTTCTTGAACATCCTTATTTTCCTCCTTAACAGGTATACGTATTTGTTCTAATCGGATAAGAGGCTGGAACTTAGGCGTATAGACCGCTTTTCTTGTAACATACCTATCGTTAAAGTTATCCCAACACTCTTTCTCAGGGAGCTCATGTAGAGATAGTTTATACAGTTTCCCATGCTTTACAGTCTCCCCACGATACATTGCCTCTTCGATAACATCTTCTTGAAGCTTAAGTATCTTCTCTATCTCCTTCTGTGTATATCCACCGTTAATAGCAATCCTTCTCGCCATCTCCGTACGATTAACTAACACTTCACTTAACATATCACTCATCCTCCATAAGAGATACATGATGTGTATACTTGAACTTCCTGTTATTCGTGTCTACAAGCTCTTTCACGGTGTCTTTATCCTTTTCGGTATCACATACTAACCAGATGTTCATTTTCCATGTAGATAGCGGCTCTTGAAGGTGACAGAAGCACTCATATTTATACTGTGGCTTCATGTAGTATTTACCCTTCCGTTTCGTGTAGTACTTCTTACGTTCCTTCGTCATCTCTTCTGGTTCTAATGGAGGGAAGGATACTCGAACTTTATCGACATGATATCGTAGCGGATATAAGGCAAATAGATAGTCATACACGTTGATATCAGGTAATACGATAGGTACGTCTACTACGACACTAGTAGCCATTGATGCTAGGTGGACGTTCTCTACTACATCACGAGGATATTCTTTCTGAGGTGCATAGATAATTTCTGATGTAGGTACTTTAGCAAGCGCATTGATTACGGGTATCGGAGCTTTCCCTTCGCTGTAGTACTGGATGTATCCGCCATGCTTGAATATCTTACTATTCAGTGTGTCGTTTCCGTACTTCTGTTTGAAAATCATATATCTCTTATCGTCTCTAATAGGAAAGAGTTCTGATTGTTCAGATAATTTATCCATCGCTTGTTCAACTTCTTCCTCATTAAGACGGGTTACTTTAATAGCCGCATTCTCATCTTTCACAAGTGTGAAGTTCGCGTTAATGCTTCTATCACTATTATAAATATTACATAATCGTTTTCGTGCCATTTTTTTAGCCATTATATACCTCTTTTCTTTATTTATCTCTACTTTAATTATATCATATAGAAAAAAGTAGAGACGAAAAGAGCCTCTACTTAGTGTTATTTTAAGCCAAGCCACTTAATTTTAGTGATGATAATTTTCTTGGCTTTACTGTATTGAATTCTATGTACAATTTGTTCTAGCATTGTTAAGTTTTTCGCGTCTAGCGTTACGTTGAATTCCTTAAAATCTTCATCATAATAAGTAACAGCATAACTATACATTACATCATACCTCCGACACGTTGTTCAATTAAGACTCCTGTAAACTCCTTCTTAGCCAGTTTAACTAACTTCTCTAGGTTACCAATCGAACACTTACCAACTTCAAGGCTACATACCTCTACGGTCGTTAAATCGAAGGAGATTTCTGCTTCTGCGTTATACTCTGTACAAATCAATGTAAAGATATCAGCATTCACGTGTGTTTCATACTTTAGCTTCGCCATCTTCTCTCTCCTTTAACACATTAAGTACTAGTGCTGGTACTTGAATTGGGTGGTCAGCAAGTTCTGTAGACCAAGGATTCTTATATCCTCCTTCATCAATGAACTTCCTAATCTCTAAAAGCTCTAGTAATTTACGTCGAGAACAAGCATCAATCATAGCTGCTGTCATTCCTATGTATCTATACCAAGTATAGTTATCTTTCTCTTGTCTTTGTTCAAGAACGAAGTTAAGAACTTTACGCTGCTCAATTGTATTTAGCTCTTCGAACTTATCACATACATAATGGAAAGTATAAGAGACTCCATATTGAAAGTCAGTACGTAGAGAAGAAGGGCAATCTAAGGCGTTTGGGGTCGCCATATCAAAACCTTCTTCTGACTCGTGACAACATTGGTCGAACATGTTCCATAAACAATGTGTATTATTACATTCCATTATATCATCTCCTTTACTAATCGTTCTAGTAACTCAATAGCGTGATTGTATGCAACTAATTTACCACCTTCAAAACCACCCATAACCCCTAGAGCTTGTAACCAATCTCTCTCATCTCTCAATTCCGCTAATATTTGAATAGGTTGGAGAGCTTCATATTCAGTATAAGAGAAGTAAAATCCAGCAGGTCTACATAAATACTCAAATCTATCAATTTTCTCAAAGGTTAAGTTGTTATAAACCTCTCTTGGTAACTGGATATTAATCTCACCCATGTTATCATCTATTAATATCCTATCTGTATCAAAAACTCTTTTTGCTGCATCTTTTATGTTATGTAATGTGAAATTTCCCATTGGTGTTGTTTCGCGTCCCTCTCGAAGTGCAGTAAGCCATTCACTCTCGAAATTCAATCGCTCCATTCCTCCCTCGCCTGTTTCATTCTTTTGTTTTCATTAACTAGCTGCCATCTACCATCTTCGATGAACCAGTCATCTCCTAACTGTTTCCACATCTCTTGTAGCTTCCAACTATCTTCAAAGATTACATCTCCATCCTCAAAGTTATGTTCGATGAGGAGGAGAATATCTTCTTTAAGTAAAGCCTTCATTACTCGGTTAATGCCGCAGCTAACTCATCTAGCTCTGATGGGTTAAATTTAATTGAACGAGCCAGCTCTTTACCTTTTAACTCTTCTGGGTCTTCCACCTCAATTAATAGAGTCGTAGGTACTGATGCTAGTTCGTAGAATGCTGCTACGTCTGGACGGTCTCCTACGTTTACCACTGTATGCGGTACATCTAATTCATCCTTTAAATAATTACCTACCGCGATACACGGAGCGCATCCTGTTTGTTCTACTTTAATTAATTTCTTCATATGTATTATCCTCCGATTTTAAACTTTTCTTGGTCTAAATTTACATCAAATTTGCTAACTTTGTTTTTGACTGCTAATGCGTATGTAAGCTTGTCTCCATCACGTCTACATTCTAGCTCATAGTTACCTTTACCGTGAATGATATCTAAGGCTTGTTGTAGATTCATAGATACCCGTTTAGCACGACGTTTACCAGCTAACTCTTGCAGCATGAACAGCATGCGATTATGTATTTCTTCGATAACAGCGTCATCCCAGTTCATATCAGCGTAGTCTTTAGATAAAATATCATAAACTTCTGATAGCATATCATTAATATGTACGGATTCATTCTCTGATAATTCTAACAAACTTTTCTCCTCCATTTCATTTATTAGGTCAATACCTTCCATATGTCTAAGGATTTCTTCATCCTTTTTTCTTACAATCTGCTCTGTTAAAGCCTCTGTCATATGTTCAATAACGTCCACTTATCTATCTCCCTTCTAGAACGTCTCTTACTAGTAGTTCGAATGAATCGATTTGTTCTTGTTTAGGATATCCTTCGAATTTAAACATATGAACTGTATTTTGATAAGATAACTTCTCATACATATAGTCGAGAACCCCGCAGAACAACGCGTATTCACTTCTACCACTACCAAATAGTATAATAGATTTTCCTTTAAGTGTCAAGATAGTTTCTTCAAAATCTTTTAAATATTTAGGAAACTCTGGTTCTGTCTGATAAGTAGGATAATATGTAGGTAAGCCTAATAGAATCACTTCACTATTATCAAACGACTTCTGTACTTCTTCTGGAGTTAAGTCTTTTGTCCATCTATGTATGTACGTAACATCCGTCTCGTCTAGGTTGTTGAGAATACCAATGGTATTCCCTTTCCTAGAATATACAAACAACGCTGCGCTTTTATAAGTCGAAGTCATCGTTACCATCCGTATGTTGGTAGTTGATTACGTTCGTTTGTAAGAAGTCCGCTTTAACTCCAATAGCATTGTTTCCTGACGATTTACTTCCGTATGTAACAATCCATTTCGCTTTTAGTTCATGGTTATCTGGGTACGGCTCTTGGAAACCTGCATTGCGGCAAATTAAGTTTGCTAGATACTCCACATATTCATGATACTCTGGGACTGATAGTGTGTCGATATCTTCGTACAACCAAGCTGTCCATTCCTTCTCTAATTGCACTGACTCACGAATGTATCCCATTACCCAATCCATATTCTCTTTTGTATTTAAGAATGGATTCTCTGTAACAAGTACTTTGATAATCATACCGAAGATTTCAGAGTGTTGGTTCTCATCCGCCTTGATAAGATTAATCATACTATTCGATTCAATCATTTTGTTATCACGTGCTAGAGAGTGGAAATATACGAATCCTCCAGAGAAATATAACCCTTCTAGAATCTGATAGGCTACTAAGCCTTTAAAGATGGTTTGGATTTCCTCTTGTGTCATCTCTAAATCAGATACGCCTAGCTCGATTTTACGCTTTAAATATTTCACTAGTACGTCTGTCATATTTTCCAAGTCTACTAGGATATGTTTGTTGCGTTTTGCTAATAGCGGCAGCTCTCGTACCTTAGCAAAGTGTTTTTGTTTTTCCTCAAATCCGATTACAGATGATGTCATGTGCTCGTACGATACGTTATGTGTTGTCTCGAATGAGGCAATTAACGTTAAAACAGAGCGTAGAGCGGGGTCAGATGTCGTCATGAACAATAGGGTTACAATATCACTAGCCATAGAATCAAGCCAGTTCAGCGCCCCAGAAACACGCTCATACGTAATGCGTTCTTCACGGGACATCTCTAGTGCATATTGCTCGATGTCTTTCCCCATTCTAACTTCCTCCGGAATCCAATACTCGGCGAATAAAGCTTTCTGGAAATCGAGCCAGATATCTACTAATTGGTCGTCCCAGTTGCGGATACCACTAGCTCGTCCTCCGAATAAACGTGTTGCTCTATTAGGATGCATTTCATTGTATAAACGAAATGGCTTTTCTTGTGTTGTTTTATTGAACATATATAGCTTGTCTCCTTTTTAATTGTTTTCTTGGTAACTACGCTTATCCTCCGCATCTGTTACATGAACAAAGCTTACAGACTCTGAATAGTAGCCATTAGATGTACCTAACCAGCGTAATGTTACTGTTCCCTTGATTGTAGCGATTTTATAGAATGTCCATGTATGTGTACCGTAGTCATCCCAGTCGTCGTCTTCACCTTCTAAATCGTCATGGTTCGTTGATTCCTCTGCCATTAAAATCGGGCTATGTAGTAAGTCTTCTAGGTCACCATTAATATCTTCTATGTAAACCGACTCGCAGCAGTCCTGCTGATGGTACATCACGTAGATTTCGCCATCGGTATCATAAAATACCAATTCGTCTCCGCGACTATCGTCAATCTTTGTTAATGTTTTACCTACCAAGCCTTCAAACTCAAATGATTCATTGTTCCATGAATACATGTTATTCCTCCTCCAAGCAATCTACTACGATTACTTTCATTTTTTTATAACCCTTACTAGGATTGTTGTTTGTCCAATGTTTATCTTGCCCTTGGTATCTGCGGACTACTGTTCCGTTAGACCATACATTATGTACACTTCTCACTACAGCTCCATCAAAATCAATGACAGCTTTAGCAATCTCTTTATCTACTACAGGTAGCTCTTTAGATGGCATTATCAATCTCCTCCAGTTCAAAGTTATATAAAATGTTCTTAAGATTTGCTGCGCTCTTCTCATCTACGTATTTATCATTTACAAATACCTTGACTTTAGGAGCTGTTGATGCATAAGAACCATTTAAATCCCATACAAACTTGATAACATCATCTACTTTAATATGTTTGAAAGCTGCTGCACCTGACCGTTTTGTGATTCTCCTTACAACGAATTCTCCCCATAAAGTAATCGCATCACTCATTAGAATCACCGTACAGGAATGCGTTAATCGCATGCGCCTCTTCTGTATCATAGCAATGCACGTTACCCATCAAACTATGAGCGTCACCCAATAAATCCTCTGCCTCACTTAATCGGTCTTTCGTGTGCTCCAACTCATGAATTAAAGCTAACGTAAGCTTGTCCCCCATTAAGTTCTGCCATTCTTCACCATAACGTAAAGCTTTAAACACACCATTATCAAAATCTACTACAATCGTATACTTACCTTGTTCTAAACTAATTTCTCTCATTTTAGTCCTCCTTAGGATATTTAATATAATCAGCGTCGCTGTCAACCATTTCGTTAAAGATAGAGTCAATCCACTCTTGGAACACGGTTAACCCCGTCTCGCTATCTTCATAACCATTGTTAACTAAATCTACAAACCCTTGTGCAAACTTACGTTTAAATTTCACCTTAAGCTCTTCATCATAGTTATTAGGATTATTATCGAAAGCTACTTGAAGTAAATCGATAGGTAACGTAATAACTACATTCTTTCCACTAACTTTAGCGTACCCCATTTCTTCTCCTCCTCATAAATAAAAATAGCGTAAAATATTATTATAAGTACTCACTCTTACAAGTAATATTTTACACTATTCTGTCTTTTTTGTCAATTACTTTTCTACTCTTTTAAACTCAATTTCTCCATATTCTTGCACCTTGTCGTACAATGCGTCATAGTCTTCATCGTACCCTGTAACATCGTGTAGAACTGTTACTTCATGTCCGATATGTGAATACGCTAACCAAACCCCAGCGTATGTAGCTACGTACTCTCGACTATACCCGCCCATCTCAATTCTCTTTTGGCAAGTGTGGCAAGCAATGGTATAATATGTACTCATATCTTTCGCTCCTTATCGTCTACCCATCTTAAAGTTTCCCACATACCGAACTGATAGATTTGAACATAAGAGGATGTCTCCAGCCATCTCCACTCCTTACCGATAAGCTTAGGAAGCCAGAGGAACTGTGTTACTTTTCGTTCCCCTGCCCCAATGTTATCAGAGTGGTTCTTTAGCTTAAATCTCATATTAACCTGCACACATAATGCAATCTGCTGGTTTCTCTCTATCCTCTGTATGAGTATAGTAGATTGTTTTTAAACCTTTCTCCCATGCAGCTAAGTCTAATCGAAGCATTTCAGAGCCTTTGATTTTACTAGAAACGTGCATGTTATGAGAGATTCCTTGGTCAGTGTATAATTGAGCAGCCGCTACGTGATTAATAGACCACATCTCGTCCATCTCAAACCCTGACTTGTAGAACCATTTTGTTTTATTGTTGTAGTTAGGTGGAGCAATAAGAACTTGCACCCCAGCTTTCGCTTCGTTGTACACTACATTATACAGTGGGTCAATCGAAGGAGAGCCGTTCACAACAATACTATTTGTTGCGGTAGGGGCTGTTGCAGAGTGATATCCGAAACGAATGCCCTTAGAAGCCATCTCGCGGTATTTATCCCATTCAGAGCCCGTAAATCCTCGTTTATCGAAAAACGCTCCTGTCTGCCAATCAGAGCCCTCAAACAGTGGATATGAACCTTTCTCTACTGCTAACTCATGAGAAGCAATCAATTTCGCTTTTAGATAGCGCTTATAGAACGCTCCTACAAACTCTGTTGCTTCGTTAGACTCCCAACTAATACCTAAGTCTGTAAGCAATGTAGCCATACCTAGTACGCCCGCACCGACAGCACGATATTTGTTATTTGTCTTAACTGCTTGCCCAACTACTAAACGTCCCATTGTGATAACATTATCTAGCATACGCATTTGAATGTTGACCACTCGCTGGAACTCTTCGTCAGATAAGTAGTGTGTACGATGAGCTGCTGTAGAGCTTAAGTTACATGTTACAAGGTCACCGTGTTTTACTTTGTATACTACGAATCCTTCTTCGTCTTCACCATCATTGATAACATCATCGTAAGACATGTTCATGATGATTTCCGTACATAAGTTAGAGCCGTAAGGCATACCTTCATGTTCGTTCGGATTCAAACGAGCGCTTGTATCTGAGAAGTATAAGTATGGTGTTCCACCAGTTCTACGAGCTATAAAGATTTTCTTGTAGATATCTTTTACACTTAATACTGTTTTAATCTCTAAGTCTAATTTCTCAGCTTCACGATACCAGTATGTAAATGCATGGTCGATAGGGTTTGGTGTTTCACCTTTCTTAAGAATCTTCTTGTCATATTGCTTATTCAAGTCGATACCAAGCTTTTGTTTAACTTCGTAAGGGTCAAACACTGTGAATACTCCGCCATCACGTAAACGTCTCATAAATTCATCAGGCAATGTAACTCCTGTTGTAATAGAGTGAGCGCGTTTCTCTTGCGTACCTGTCTTCAATCGTAACTCTAGGAAGTCCATGATATCTGCATGCCACACAGGAAGGTATAATGCTACTCCAGCTTTACGCGTTCCTGTCTGGTCTACATACTCTGCTAGTACTGATAATAGTCGAGCAGGGTGTAAAATACCATTGTTTGTAACTTTCACTCCACGGATACGAGAACCACGAGCACGTAAGAATCCTCCGAAGATACCGATACCCGAACCTTCACGAGAGAACTTAGCAATTTGTTTGATAACATCAAAGATACTTTCTAATGTATCATCCATTGTTAAAATGTGACAAGATGATAATGAGCCGTGCGGCGCACCAGCATTTTTAAGTGTCGGTGTTGCTAACCCCACGTAATGTTCTGATAGTACGTAGTAAGCTTCTCGTACAAAGTCCATACGTTTTTCTTTATCTTCTTTATGCATTAAGTATAGCGCTACTGTTAGGAAACGCTCTTGAGGAAGTTCTACTAACTTACCTTTATCATTATGTATTAAGAATGTTTTCTTAAGTGTTTGAAGTCCACTGTGACTGAACATCTTATCTTTTTCCATTTTGATAAGCTTACCAGCTTCTTCTAGCTCTTCACGAGTATATGCGTCTAATAGAACTTGCGAATACTTGCCTCGCTCTACCATTGCTACTACGTGTGAAGCGTAGTCTCCATAACCATCCTTATAGTTGAAGCCTCGTAGTTTACTAGCTTCCTTGTACATGGAACGTAAAAATACTGCTGCTGTAAAGTTAAGTAATTCTAGATTGTCTGTTGTAACTCGCGCTTGTGCTTCACGAATTAGATATGTAAATAATGATGATGCGTCTACTTGTTTTTTAGCAGATACGAATGAAAGTACTGTATCCGTAATTTCTTGCAGCTCTTCTGAATTCAATTTTTCTTTGTCTTTTGTCTCATCGATAATGCTATCAACGAAGTCCACAAAACGTGTTGCGTCAAATTCTTTCTCTTGGACATAAGACTCTCTATTTTTGGTAATAACCGTCATTCAATAAATCCCCTCTTTCATTTTTCATGATACATAATATAATACTTCGACTAGTTATTTCGAATATCCCACTCTAGGTTGCGATATAAATCAAACAACCAATATTTATCTACCGATGTGAACCCTTCAATTGTTGTTAGAAGAGTATCGAACGATTGCTCCTCATCACGGAAGTCTTTATAGGATACTGTCTGTCTAGATACTGGGAAACTCTTATCTAACACTTCGTAAAACTCATCTGTGTAGGGGATAAGTACATAGATTATATCTCTATTTTTAGAGAACATCAGACAAGGTGACATGCCTAGTGATTTCATACGTCTAGCATCGTCTACTACCTGATTAAACCATTCCTTAATCTTACCTGTACCTTTGAACAAGTTAGCTAATTCCCAACCTTCTTGTTTCTTCGATTCATATACGAAACAGTTCTGACTATTTACAGGGAATGTGATATCTCCTACCATTCGTGTGTCTGTTCCGAATCGTGTACCTCCTGCACCTGACTGAGGTACTCTATGTACGTTCTCGCCACTCCATTCACCAAGAATCTTAGCGATTTTTAATTCTGCTGATGCGCCTTTCTGTTTAGCGCCACGACCTTGACTAGCCAATCAACGAACTCCTTTCCCGTATACTCTCACGTTCTTATTTTGTAAATTCATATGTATTTTATGACCTTCACCACGTACAGTAATCCATCCAGCATAGCCATTTACATTTGCGTTGATTACAGGATATCGTTCACCCTTCTTAAGAGGAGATACCCCGTCACCAATGACTAATACTTCCATTACTAGTTTTTTCATGTGAACCTCCTTAAAGGAGAGGAGATTAGTTCTCCTCAGGTTTTTGCTCTTCTGCTTTAGCATTTACTAACTTAAACATTTCCGCCACTTGTTGTGCGTGTTCTACTGCTGCCTCATCAATCATTTCTTCTGTAGCACCTAATTTCTTAAGTACTCTACCTTGGATTTGAACTGTCTTCATAACTTCTGTAAGTTTGTTTTCTAGCTCGTCCAAGATTTGAGTTAAAGAGAACCGAGCGATTAGTGTAGCATCCTCAATAGATGCTGGTTCTTGTGAAAGGCGTCGGATAACTGCTGCATGTTCTTCTGATGTTACGACACCTGAGTGTAAGTATTCAATATATGTTTTCATGTCCTCTAGAGATAATGAACCTTGCATAATCGCGATTTCTTCTTGCAGCGTATCTACCGCTTTTGTTAATTGTGAATTTGTTAATGTTTTACCCATGTATGTATTAGTCTCCTTTTATTTAAATAGTTCATCTCCGCGCGCATCGAAGGCGTCGTAGATGTCAAGTTGTATGTCTTCTGATAGTTTCTCTACTATCAATCTAAGTCTAGCTTCGTTGATAGCTTGTGATGTGTCAATATGTATAATGATGTCATTTGTTACGTCAAAGATAGCTTCTGCTACATCGTACAGGTCTACTACTTCACCTTTCGCGCCATCACGAAGATGCATGAGAGTTTTACCATCATTAGCTAGTTTCGCTGCGATAATCGCCTCTATGTAATCAGTAACTTTAGTCTGCATGTGTATCCTCCTCTACGGCATAGTTGTTAAAATCCACATAACTAAATCTACAACCCAACCTACTACGAGCCCTACTAGCAAGAACCCTAAAATTAAAACCCCGCAAACAACTCCAATACCAAACAATAGAATCGGGATTACAGAGAAAGAAATCCATATACCTTTCTTTGCTGACTCTTTCATAATCCACTCCTCGCGGTCTCTATCATAGTTTTCTTTCCAATAGTTGTAGTAGATAACTAGAGATAGTAACACGTAGCCAATTACGCATAATGTAATCATAGGCGACCTGTACCACCATATGAGCTATCTCCGCGAACTGTCTCATCTAGCTCGTCCACTACATGATATCTAGCTTTGATTCGTGGTTGGTAATGGATTTGAGCAATTCGTTCACCTTTCTCGATGTAGATAGTCCCACGAGGTACTAAGTCTACAAATAGACGTTGCTGCGATGTTGGTTGCGGAGCATTTTGGTCTAACCATGTATCCTTCTCGCGCATTGTTAATTGTTTTCCAGCGTCAAGTTTTTTACGAATTTCTGTAAGTCGAGAAATAGCAAACTCCCCAGCAGCTTTACGTTTCTTCCAAGATTCTAGTTCTTTATCGAATTCTTCCATAGTACTAGGTTTGTCATACCCTAGTGTCTCGGAATCTTTTTCATAGAATTCACGAGCGTTCTCAAGAACCTCTGGTGGAACTTCGGATAACGGGATTCGTTTACCTTTAGAATCCATAACAAAATCTACTAATGTAGAATCAATAAACACGTTTCGTAATAGAATACCTAAGTATCCTCGATATGTACCTTCAATAATACCAGTGCAATTTGATAACATAATCGGTGTATGATATGCAGAACCACTTCGAGTGTTAGCTTTCATACCATAAGCATCCGAGAAAGCTGTTTTCAATCCTGTAGGTACTAGCACAGAACCAAATGTGCTCGGTGGCACTAAGCGTCCTTCTGCCGCGCGGATATCATCACAAAAATCATTACCATGAGCGTTCTCAGGTAAGTAACCGTCACCAATAACGATATCTACTTTAAGTTGTTCTGGGTAAGGGTGAATATCCACCTCAGCTTCTGGTTTCTCTCCGATTAACTCAGATAACTCCTTTGGCATGATATTACCAACCGTAAGTGGTTCTTTTGATACTTTCAATTCGTCAGTCATTATGTGTTTCCTCCTCTTATTTATTTACATCTATAAGTATATCACTTATTTGATAGATTGTCAACGAGTTTTATAGAAATTGTTCGTATATTTTGTCAATTATTTCGTCTAGTTCTTCACCTGTTACTATATCAACAGTATTATCCGCGATTTCTCGTAACCTCTCAGCCATTGCTAACCATAGTCGTCTATCCATACTAACCTCCTAAAGTAAATGTAATGTTCGCCATATCGTCTCGCCTTCTGTATCGGCTGGTATGGCATTGTTAATACGATTCCAAGCTTCTTCGTACCCTAATTCATTCGGGTCTCTATCATCTTCGTTATACACATAGTAGACCGCTCTATTAGAATCCACTTCATGGATTTTAGTTGCTACTTTAATAGCTTCTTCCCATCCGTCTCTATCTAGGTAAATGTAAATCGGCGGCTGCTTTGTTTTCGTATCTTTTAATATCTTCTCAATCTGAGATTTAGATACTTGTTTCCCGTACGTTACGACCGCTTCGTTACCTATCGTAATCATATTAAAGAAGCCTTCCACAATCACAATCTTATCTTTGTGTCTAGCTCTATTCAAGTTCATAACCACTGTCGCCTTAGAGTACTCTGTAGGCTTCGCTGGAGCGTTCAAACTCTTAAGGAATGGTTTAGGTTCTATAGAGCGTGTATTCCAGTATACCGCCTTACCATTGTTGTCAAACGCGAAGAATACTAAGTGATTGATTAATCGAAGTTCTTTCCCATTTGTTAATGTCGAAACCCCATCCGTCACGTAACAGATGTTATGATGTTTAATTTGTTCTAGTGTAACTCCACGTCCATGTAAGTATGTAAGGAACGGGAAAGCCTCTGGATTATTGAAGTTCTCTAATAATGACTTGCAATTCGTAGGTGGTCGAGGGCAAGTTAACTTCACGTGCTTGTCTTGCTCCTCATGAATAATGTCTCCTTGATTCGCTATAAACAGGAGTACTTGCTCTTCTTCGGTTAAGTGCGCTCCGTACTTAGAGTGAGACATGTTTTCTCCGTTATAATCTCCTACATGATAATCATAAACTTCTAGAATATCTTTTGCTTCTTTGTAGTCTACTCCATATAGTTTCATAACAAATGCAATCGGATATCCAGACTCTCCACACCTTTTACATTGCCATCCACCTTTAGGACTCTCATCTACATAGAACTTATATTTCTCATTACCGCAGAACGGACAATTGAATCGTATCTCGCCACCAGAAGCGGGCTTACTATCTCCTAATTCTTGTTCAAGTAAATCAATAAACATTATCTCACCTCTTATGCGTTAGCTCTGTACATGACACGTAAGTATGTATAAACTTCTCCTAGTAATTTGATTTCTGCTCGTTCTTTTTTATTAGCAAGCTGATATACCTGTTCGTCGGTGAATAGGCTTAAACCGATACCATCTTCGACATCAAGACCTGATTTATTACCTTCCTTCTCGATATATCGAGCGGTAAGCTTCTCTCTTAATGCTGTTACAGCAGCTAGTACTAATTTCGTAGATTCTACATTATCTCCAATGAAGTTGTAGTTCTTATCGTAATCGATAAAACCTTGTCGTCTACCCCATTTTAATGTCGCTCTGTTGTTTAAGAACACATCGTCTTTGTATGGTACTCCATCCTTAATTGGTAATGGTTTTGCTCGTTTCGCTTTCTTAACTGAGTAGCTGTCGTCCTCGCTCATTGAATCTAATGTTAGATACATGATTTGTTTCGCATCTGAGAACTTGTATTCATAGTTCATATTCAGTGGATACCAGTAGATGATATTATCTTTAGGTAGAATGATTTCAACCTCTTCTTTAGCCTCCCCGTCATCCACTTTAGCTGTGCTTTCTAGTAGTAATAGAATCTCCTCTTCACTATAATTAATTACCTTCATCCAGTTTATCTCCTTTGTCTATTCTTGAAATTCCGTGTTTATCCTTCGTAATTGTAATAACCTTTTCAAATAACGCTTTAAAGTGGCTGCTTTGTGTAATAACAAATACCGAGCCAATAACCTTCGCACGTTCTTTTAATAGCTCTAATACTGATTCAATTCCAACATCATCTAACGCATCGAATACCTCATCGTATACAATAAAATTAGTGTGTGTTGCTATTAAGTCTTGTAATGCTAGGGAGATAGCTAAGTCCGCTCGTTTCTTCTCTCCACCAGAATTTAATTTATAGTTGTCTCCGCCCACATGGTTCATCAGTTTAACATCGAACTTATCTGAATATGTCTTGTCCTTTTTCAGTGTTCGCGTACTAAACTCAAGCTCCATGTTCTCACCAGCTAATTGTTTTAGGTACTTGTTACCTTTTTCATTCAATACTGGTGTAATCAGGTCTAATACATGAGACTTAACTCCTTCATTGGAGTATACTTTAACAACGTCCTCGTTCTCCTTCTTCTCTAGCTCCAGAGCAACAAGTTCTTTTTTCGCTACTTTAATTTTCTCTTCGATTGCTGCACGTTCATCATCACGTTTCTTCGGTTCTGTGACTGTACTTAACTTTTCGATATTTGATTTTACAATTTCTACATTATGCTTAAGCTTCTGTAGATTATTTTCGTATGTACGTATGTATGATTCTTTATTTTGAATTTCTGTATGTATGCTGCTTTGCTTGATAACAACTTTACTCTGCTCTACCTTTTTAGCTTCATAAGCCGCTTTCTTCGTATCACAGTCTGCTATTAACTGGTCTCGTAATTGAGCGAGTTCTCGTAATTCTAACACGATTGGTTCAAGCTGTTTTCTAATACCTTGCTGCTCTGTTATAATATGTGTTGTATCAATCGGATTACCACACATCGGACACGTATCCGAGCTGTCTAATTGCTTGTAGTTTTTCACAAGCTGGTTCTTCTGATATGTAAGTTCTTTCTCTTTATTAGACATGCTGTTCAATTTGTCGTACGCTTCTAAATACGCTTCTTCTTCTACAGATACATCAATATTAGCAATCTCTTCTAAACTTTCTTTCAACTTGATTATCTCGTCTCTATGATGCTCTACGAAACCAAAGTACTTTGCAGGATAGTCGTTTTGCTGCTTAATGACTTCTCCTAGCTTTACTCGTTCTGCTGCAAGTGATTGTTTTGTACTCTCATATCGATTAATATCTTCTTGTTCGAGCCTGTCCACTTGTTGCAGCTCCCAGTCTAACTTCTCAAGTTCTTTGTTTTTCTCGTCAATCTTCTTTTGACTCTCTTTTACTATATCTTTAGCAATCTCTTGAGCCTTTGAATAGACATCTAGTTTTAGAATGCTATCTAGAATTTCTTTCTTGCTAGAGTCTGTTAAAGATGCAAAAGCACCAAGACCGCCGCCTTGAGCAAATAGAATACTATTCAAGAATGTTAGATGAGAAACGCCTACTAGTTTTTCGATAAGTTTATTTGTATCTGGGTCTGTCTTTGCTGTTATGTCTGTCCCGTTACGAGACACCTTTACTTTATTGCCAAACTTACTATGTTTTCTGTATCTTGTAATTATGTATGTATCACCGTCTAGCTCACCTTCTAAAGAGACCATAGTATCTTTGCCAATCTTATTGTTGACTACCTCATCTGCTTTAGCCCCTTTAGAAATCTTATTAAATAAACACCATGCAACAGACTCAGGTATTAATGTACTCTTACCCGAACCGTTACTTCCGTATTTATCATCACTCTGGTTGTCCCCCTCAATAAGGATTAACCCTTGATTATCTAAATCAACCGTAGCTTCGTTAATCGCTAAGAAGTTTTGTACGGTTAGTTTAATCCACTTCATTAAATTCCTCCTTTTCTCGTTATGGTTAAATTATACTATAGTATCATATATTTGTCAATAAAAAAAGAGACTATTTAAAATAGTCTCTTAATGTGCTGGTGTTCTTGTTAGAATTTGATAGCACCAAGTAACGTATCTGATTTGAGTATGAACATCATCGTATGCATCATGCTTAATCGCAGTAGGCTTTTTATGCATAGTTTTAATTTGTCTCTCGGAGATTCCCGATACTTTCGCAGCTAACTCTACGATAGTACGGACATCACGGTCGCGGTTATACGCGATAGGGTACTTCAACCCAGCCGCTTCGATTTGCGTTTTAAGCATGTTGTTGTCGAATAACATACCGTTACCCCATAGTCGAACATCGTATTTTAATGTCAATCGTTCTAGCCACATATGGAATGCTTTGATTAACATCTCTGGAGAGCGTGTCCCGCCGTTTAACAGACGTTTAAATAACTCTGCATCCGTGTTAAGCCACCACTTAAGTGTGCTACCATCTACAACTAAGTTATCAGCTTCCTCGATATCAGCAACAAAATTACATTCTGACGTTACATTACCTGTTTCGATATCAAATGCTGCTGCACTAATTTGAAAGATTGTTGAATCTGCTTTTACCCCTAAAGTTTCAATATCTACCATTACGTCTAATCGTTTTTTATCCATTATTTAATCTCCTCCGTGTTCTCTTCTAAATACGCTTCTGTTACTGCTGTGTACCAGAACTCTTCCCCCATGTCTACACGAACGAATAACTCTTGCTCGTCCCAAGTGTCTACTGTAGGTGCTCTAAATAAAATGGTGTAAATATAAGGTGTTTCGTCACCAGACTTGTTGTCCCATATATATACTTCAAATTTATCTCCAATTTTAAATTCCACGTTATTCCTCCTCAACTTTTTGTTGCTGCGCCATTTTTAGGACAGCTAATGCTTTATCTTGTACACTTGTAAAGAACATATCTGTGTACGCTTTTACAATATCAGCTTCATCAGAGCCTACCTTGATATCGATACGTAAATCTGCTTTATACTCTTTCTGAACTTCCACACGTAGATTATCTGACGACTCTTTGAATATCTCTACCTCTGTAGCTAGTTCTTGTGGGATAATCATTCGTACATAGTTGTTATCCACAATCTCTTGTGTATTCTCATCAATCTCTGTAAGCGTGATAAACTTTTTATTTTCGATAGGAATAAACTCAGGATGTCCTAACTTATTCATATCGATAAGGAATACCCCTTTGTCCTGTCCCTCATCTGAGAAGCTCTCTTGGATTGTATTACCTGCATAGAACGCAGTACCTGTATCTTCTAGGAACTGCCACTTATGATAATGCCCTAAAGCTATGTAACCAAACACTAGAGGATGTAAATCTCCTAAACTAAATGCTCCACCTAGTCTATGAGAATGACGACCTGTTTCACTACCGTCTACTCCGAGGTGAGCTACTAGAATAGGTGTTTTATCCTTATCAATAGTCTCTGCATGTGCAGCAAACTCATCAATCTTGTTCTTGATGAAGTCTACGTTATCAGAATATGAAATCGGGTAAAGTACTGCATTCTCTGTATGTACTGGTTCGAAGTCATCCATAATATGTACTCGCGGAATCGCTTTAAATGTTTCTAAACTATGTTCTGGGAAGTCACTAGAATCCTGTTGGTCATGATTACCTACAATCATGTACATATGTAAGTCTTCACGTTTCTCCATGTTATCTTTAATTACATTGAATCCCATATTGAATACTACTGATTCTACTCGTTTACGTGCATGGAAGTAATCACCAGTGAAGATGATATTCGCATTATGCTTGTCCGCTAACTCGAATACCTTCTCCATAGTGTTCCATTGTGCTAGTAATCTATCAGTAACTTCAATCTGCTTTCCTTTGTAATCAAAAATCATCGGTCGGGCGAAATTTGTGAAGTTATGCCAGTGAAAATCCCCGAATACGATGAAGTTTTTTCTCATTCAATTTCCTCCAGTAATCGGTTAACATCGTCATCATCAAAGGTATATAGCATTTCCCCATGATAGAATAGGTGTAAAACTTGGGAGAATGCGTAAACCTGTCCAGATACATATTGAATTTGCTCTTCATCTTTCGGGTCATAACCATCTGGTACGAGCTCTTCTCGTAATACCTTAACCGTGTACTTGAACTCTTCTTCAATCTTTTTAATGTCTCTAATCATTTAGCTCTCTCCCTTTCTTTTAAGCTCTTTCTAGTAATTCTTGTACATCATCACCATCAAACTCTTCTCTAGTAACGCCATCTACCATAAAGAATAATAGTTTAGCGTATGCGTATTGCTGCCCAACGATGTATGCTTCGTTTGCATCGTCAATCGTTTCAATACACTCCTCAGCGTCAAGAACCTCTTCCAATAATGTAATTAATTCCTCTTTAATAGATAAAACTGTCATTGTTGTTCCTCTCCCTTTTCTTTTAATGTGTACATAGTAGAGTAAATTACTTCACCATTGTTCAACTCGATGAATATCTGTCCGTTACTTATACGGTATTTTTTTACTTCCTTTTGCGTATATGTACTAATACCCAAACCATCATGCATCTTTATAATAAGTTCATAAGGCTCTTTAGGTTTCTTAGGCTCGTCCTTTTTAGTCGCACAACCCGTCAACAGTAGACACGTAAACGTCGCGCCCATAAGTATCTTTTTCATGTTCTTCCTCCTCCATCTGATTTACAAAGGCTTGCAACTCTTCGATTAGGTCTTTAGCTCCTTGTACATTGATAGCTACACTTAAAAGACCTGACTCTTCAAACTGCTCGTCCTCTGGAACTTCTAATAAATCTACCTCAAAGCATAGATTTAAATGGTTTCGGAAGTCGTAAATTGTTCCCGCTTCTCTAATTATACCCATATTATCGACAGTATCTGTCTCGCTTAATCGAATCATATTATCTCTCCTCCTCTTAATTTACTTTAAGTATAACATTATTTTGCGCCACCTGCAAGTGCTTTATTTATTTCGTCACTTAAATTTGGCATAGGAGGTTTATTACCTTTATCTCCGCCACCCTTATTAATACCTAGAGAGTTCCTCTGGTCTTCTACTTCTTTTAGAATTCGTTGATGTTCCAGCTTCTCAGGAGATATTTTATTCGGGTCGTACGGGTCGGGTTCATAATCACGAATCAATTGTCGCTTACCGTCTACTACGAATCCTAGCATCTTATCGTAAACTCCGTCAGGAGGGTTACGCACCTTATCTGCGTATAGCCGCACGAATCCTGCTTCATACTCTTCTGGAGTTTGGTTGACTACTAGAACAAGTTCTGTCGCGTTCTTCTTACGAATAGAACCTTCCATGTGCTCTGATGTACGAGTAACTGCATTGTATGCTGAACGGTTTAACTGAGAGGCTGTCCACATTAAAACATTGTAGTCCTGTGCAATACGTCGAACCTCTTCGAATAATCGCCCGCCATCTTCTGCTTCATTACCTGTAGCATTAGGGTTTCGTAGCAATTCTGGGTAGTCAATGATTACGATATCTAGCTGTACACCTTTACGTAATAGAACATCTGAGATAAGCTGCTCAATCGTAAATGGTGTAACTGTTCGCGGAGAGTATCGAGAAAAGAACAAGTTACCGAAGTTGTCTCGATACTTCTCATAGAAACGTTGTCTTCGTTCAAATGCGTCTTCGTTCAATACTCCGTTCGTAATAATGTCTGCTCTAGATTGACTTAACATAGCTTGTTCGAATCGAAGTACCATTCGATTTTCTAGCTCCTCTAAAGCAATGAATAAAACGTTGTAACCTTGTTTAACATAGGAAGTAGCTAAGTTTGTCAAGAATAAAGTTTTACCAGAACCTGATAATGCTGATACAAGTCCTAACTCACCTTTAGCTAAACCGCCACCATTCAATCTATCTAACTCTTTGAATCCCGTAGGAATCGTATTCGACTGTACTGTTTCCAGTAATCGTCGCTTGTATTCTTTATCGTCGATAACGTTGATAATCTTATCGTTACCACCTGTAATATCTAAAGATAATATGTATCGAAGTTCGTCCGCTAGTTTATCTTGGAAAACTTCGTCGTCTAGCTTCATAGCTGCTTTCTTAAGTAATTCAATACGCATATAGCGCTTAATATGTTTGGATAAGGCTTCATCGATTACCTCGTCATCGCTGCTATCTCGAATATCGTATAGCTCGCTGATGGTATCGAAGTACTCCTGTTGTTTTTCTGCATCTGCTTTCTGTCTATCTAACTTAGCCTCTACTAAAGTAGTAAGCGCCGCCTCTGTAATGGAAGCGGAGTTAGTTTGATAGAATAGTCGTAATACCTGTGCCAGCTCAATACTCATGTTGTCATTGTCAAGCGCAGACTTAGGTATGATAGGCAAAATCTCCTTAGCAAATGCGGGATGCATAATCGCCTTTCTTAAAATCTCTTTAACCATAGGTTTTACCATATATTAAATTCCTCCTCTATTAAATTATACTAGATTACAGCTCACCTGTCAAGTTGAAGTTATTAATTAGATTATTAATAGAGTTACGTTTTTCGTAGTTAGCAGCGACATGACTCTTTTGCATTGCTACTAAGTCTTCATCTACATTACGTTTTGCTTTTTTAGGAGCATACTTGTCTTTCGATACGTCTGCAACATCTACAGATGTGTCAAGTAATTCGACTTCTACTACGTCTCTTAACTTCTCTACAATCTGTTCAATGTCAAGCACACAATATTTCGTTACAGGTACTACGTCTTTTCCTACTTCTTTGAAAGCGTTTTGGTATGTTTCGTAAGAGATATGAACTCCATTCTTCTGCTCAATTAACTCAAACAGGAAGCTAGTATGCATACTATCAGTGAATGCTACATAATCTTTTAGTGCAGCATAGATGACTTTCTCATTGTCCTTCTCATGAGGTTTATAGAATTTGCCTAGCGCGTAACAAGCTTCACGTTTGTAAGATAGCTCGTCTTGTTTACGGGTTCTAGGGATAGATGCCAATGTCATACGTAATAACTCAGATACTAGTAATTCTTTTTTAACACCTCGAAGAGCACCTTCAAAATGCATATAAGTATGTCGTACGATGAAGTCTTTAATTGCATCCTGAGACTCTTGGGAAATATTTTGTTCCTGCATCTGTTTTACTACGCTGTTGTAATATTCAAGCATAATAAGTTCATCCGCATTTGTTCCATCAGGGAAGAAGAAAGCGCCGTAACGTTTCTCTAGTGGAGCTGTGGATAATTTAATTCCGTTCTCTGATAACTCGTCTGTAAGTTGTGTAACAACGATATCTCCAGAGAATGGTTGGATGTTCTCAATTGTACGGATGTTATGTAATACCCCACGCTTCCCATATCGCTTATCACGGTTATATGCTTCTAGTGATTTCTCACTGTATAACGTGTTTACATATGGTTTTGCAGATGTGGATTTCTTTGCATTCTTTTGTTCTGCAATAAATGTGGACAGCTTGAATTGAGATGCCATATGTTCGGGCAAGTCAATGCTGTTTTCCTCACAGAATTGCACATACTTAACAAAGTGTTTGAATACAGTTGTACCAAAGAACTGTTCTTCAAGTACATGATAGTCAGGAGATACCGCTGTCAATTTACGAATGCTGTACGCTAATCCTGCTTTCTCTTTCTCTGCATACACTTCATTCTGTCTTTTTGTAAATAAATATGCATAACGGCTGTATAATGACGCTGCAATATACGCTTTGTAGTTTAATTCTGGGTTGTCTGTTCGTTGGAAAATACTCCATGTAGGATAGTGAATCTGCTCTAACTCCTCATTCAGAGCAGTAATAGAATCCTGTTCCTTATTTCTTTTGAGCAGCGCATCTAACATCTCGTGTTTCGTTCTACGTGGGCGTTTATTCGGGTTTTCTTTCTTAGGCTTTTTAGGGAACTTTTGTTGAGCAAGTTCTTTAATGTTCACACCACTATTTACTACCGCTTCGTCCGATGTAGTAAATTTAACTAGTTGGTCATTGAACTTGACAACAGAACCTTTCCCTCTACCTTTCTCTCCGTGAACTTCGAAAATACCATTCTGTTCCAGCTCTTTGATATGTCTGTATACAGTCTTCGGGTCTTTCCCCAGCTCCTTTGCTAACTCCGTCTTTTTAAATATAGCCACGTTGTTAATAGAGTTTTTAGCTCTTTGTAAAAGCGTTTGTAGAACGTCTACAAGTTTGTTGTTTACTGTCAATACTTGTGCATCGATAAGTACTCCGTTTGGAGCTATTGTTGCTGTGCTCATGTAATCATCCTTCCGTAAGTTTTGATACACCTTAGAGGTCTATAACTCTATTATACCAAAATCAGAAAGTTATCCACATTAGCAAGCCATAAATTCTTCATCGAAGTAGAACTTAGTCATCAATTTGTTAACAATACCGTGGAAATATGAGAATAAAGATTTTTTAATTCTAACGCCTTTTTTGTATTTCATAACAAGACTTTGTAGTGCTGCTATACCAATTTTTTCTTCCTGTGATTTTGTGAATAGTTTCTCACCGTTAACAGGTCTATTATTCTGTTTAACTACTTTCCAGAACTCTTCAATGTCTTTAGATTTATCAAAATAAGAAGATGCTAAGTTAGCGAAACGTGGCGATACCCAGTGTGCCACAAATTCTGCATTCTTTATGTTATCTCTAGTATTAGTATTATTATGTAAATCATTACGTTCTTTTAATCTTTTATATGTTTTATGTTTTGTTTTAAGGTTTATAGCTGTTGTTTTACTGCTCGGACAGTTATGTGCATTTTTTTGAGGTGTCTTGTAGGACTCCTCTTCTTTTATGTATGGCTCAATTGTAATTGCATTTGACGTCTGTCTCATGTCTGTCGGTCGCTTCATTGCATGTTCTTGAATCATATGTAAGTCTACCAATCTTTTAACCAGTCGCTGCACTGTCTTGTAACTAACTCCCATGATTTCTGATATGGAGCGTTTCGTCAGGAAGCTTACTCCTAAGTATTTGCAGCTATGTTTCTTAAGTATCATAATCAACTTGGAAAGCTTGTCCTTCACATCTTCACGAAATTTAAGTTCTTTAATTGTTTCACGGTATGTACGAACTGTCTTATTCATTTCCTCCAAGTCTGTAAATGTGGATAACTCTTTATATGTATTCTCACCTGCAAGCAGGTCAATTCGTTCTCTTGCCATATGTACAACTCCTTAAATTATTTTACAAAAAGTATATTAGCATAAAAAAAGAAGACAATCAATAGATTATCTTCATGGTAGGACAATTATTTTGCTCCGAGCATTTTCACATCGAACTTCTCTTCTTGGTAGATTCTAAGTCTCTCTTTCGAGTGCTTAAGTAAAATCTTATGTGTTTTGTCGATAAAATCAATGACTAACGTTTGGTTTCCATCGATACCATTTAAGCGCAATCCACGACCGATACGTTGCAGAATTTGTCGAAGACTTTTCCCTGCACCAGCTAATACAAGACAACCGATACAACTTAAATCGAGACCTTCATCGATAATAGTCGTACCAATCATAAATGGTATCTCACCAGATGAGAACTTGTCAAGTACTTCTTTACGCTCGTCCAATTCTAGTTCACCTTTTAAGAATGAACACTCGTAACCTTTGGCTCTAAGTTTCTCTTGAATACTTTCACCGTGTTCGATATGATTGACAGAGAATAGTACTCCAGCTTTTTTCTTTTCATAGAATGCAACGGCTACTTGTACTGCCATATCATTTCGGTAATCATTTTGAGAGATTCCTACTTTATAAGCTTCCATGTAGTTATCTGCTAGTTCGATACCGCGAGGTTCTTTTATTTCTAACATTCTGATTTTTGGTTTGGAAGAAACACCTCGGCTAATAAGTTCGTCATTGGATACTTTAACGATGATGTCATTGAATAGTGCGCGGATACGTTGGTATAAATGAACATCTTTTTTATCAACTGTACCTGTTAAGGCTACTCGGTATTGTGCATTTGAAAATTGCAATGCATTCGTGTACCATGTATCCCCTTTAATTCTATGAGCCTCATCCCCAATAAATACTCGAACCGATTCGACGAAATCTTTAGCAGTTTTCCATTTTTCGAAATTCTTTTTATTCTTCTTAAGAAGGATTTTCTCGAACTCTGCATTGTAGCTTCGTAGAACCATTTGTACTTTCTTGTCAGTATATGCATTATCGTAAGCAAGAGCTGTTAAGATTTGTTCAATCTCGACATCGTTCTTTGTTTTTGGTTTCCAGTTCTTTAGGAAGTTCTTAATCAGTGTTCGCGTGTTTACTGTATCAAGGAACTTAGGAGCTATCTCTTCTGCCATCTTCTTGACAAGTCTATCCTTTTGTGTTAGTGTCACACCTTTCTTCGGGTCAGATAATGCACTTGATAGAGTTGGGCTCATAACGAATACTAGTTTCTTATTCTTAATATCGAACTTGCCTTCTCCAACTAGTCCGACATCTTTTTCTTTCATACCCAATGCCTCTGTAATACTTTTTTTAGCTTGACTTAAGATATCCTTTGAGTGTACCATGAATACAATACGTTCATTGCGTCCAATCAATGGCATGAGAATTTTAATGATTCCAGCAGCAGACATCGTTTTACCTGCGTTTGTTGCTAAGTTTACAATTCCGATTTGGTCACGAATGATTGCTTCTACTGCACGATATTGATAGTCCCGTAATGTGATAGTTTGCCCATCCTTGATAAGCTCAATCTCTTTATCTAGGTTATCAGGATGTAATAATGGTGATGGTCTGTTATCTATTAATTCATATGTAAGGTTTGGAAGGTACTCTTGCATCTCACGGATACCTTCTAAGAATAAATTTACTAGTCCTGTAGGGAACGAATTCTCTTTCATATCGTAGTAATCTGTAATACCGTCCCATGCTCCGCTCTTATAGGCTCTTGAATGTATAGCGTTAGGGTCTTTTACTCCTAACTTATGATGCATATGGTCTTTTACCTTTTCCTCTTTTAATGTATCTCCATCGAAATCTACGTGTGTATAGATGATTCCAACTGTTATCTTCATTCATTCATCTCCTCTTATTTTTGCTTATATATTAATTATAACAATGTTCAGAATAATCCATAAAAAAGAGGTCACTATGTAGTGACCTTTTCTTTCATTTGCGCTATTAATGCTGTTAAATCCTCTTTCATTTTATCTACTTCTGCAAGCCTTGTATCAAGCTCTTCTGACTTATCTTGGATGTTTCTTAACGTTGCTAAATGTTTTAATTCAGAATCAGTAGGAGCGAATACTAACGCTCCCGACTTATCTCTTCGTTCTAATGGCATATAATCCCTCCTGTTAAATGCTCGTTCTATTTAACGCTGTCAGTTTCTTAACACGTGGACGTAAGAATCGATTATCACCTTTAAGCAGTAAACGATACTTAACTGATGTCTGGTTGTTTCCGACAGTCTCAGTAATAGAGATACGTGTGAACTCTGCTGTGTCTGGTGCGGTCTTCTTATTCTTTAAGTTAAAGTCTACCCAGTTCGTACCACCATTTAATGAGTACTGAGGTGTTACGCTTGTACCTGCTGGAGCTGCTTCGCTATACTCGATGATGATTGTATTGAAAGGTGCGTCCTTCTGGTCAATCGTTCTTGTTGTGTACTTACCTTCTGTTGCACTTACGAAGTTTACGAATAGTAAATCATCTAGTGCTAACATCGGCGAGATATAACGATTCGATTTGAACTTGGCTCTTAACTTCGCTAACCCAACAACGAATGGTGTCTGTTGACTTGAGTAGTTTGATAGCGGTAGCCACGGTACGTTATCGATGGATACAGTTCCCATACTAGACTGTGGAACGATTTTAACTTCCCAACTACAACCTGTGTTGTCTGGTGTTAGGTACGAAGCCATTAATAGGATACCGTTCGAGTCAATATTTCGCATTGTGTCAAATTCGATAATACCTTCTTCTGCAAATGTAGCAGTATAGATTTTGAACTTCATATCAGTTGTTTGGTGAACCGTCCATGATACTGCGTTAGAAGAACTGAATAAAACACCATTCACGTAAGGTTGAGATGTTACAGTTTGCTTTTCTACACCTACTGTATCCTCCCCTAGTGTAGCAGTCCACATCGTATAGTTAGCACTGTCTGTAATGAATACCACACAGTAACTTTGCCCTGCTTCAACCATTAACGGGTCATCAAGTGCAATTTTAGTTTCTAATGTTGCGTCACTAGATACATTGATATCTTTAGGAGTTAATACACGCTCTGCATACACCGTACGGTTCGGTAAACCTCCATCAGATAGTCCACGAATCTGCATGATGATATTCTCTGATGTTGCTGTTGAAGCTGGTTTAGACGCGAAATAAACACCTACAGATGATACGACACGTGCTTGTGGGAATGCGAAAGATTGTGCTAACGGGTCATACAAGTTGAACGTAACGTGTGTACGTGTAATTGTGTCCGTTGTAATCTTTGCAGTACCTTGAGCTGAGAAAGTTGTTGTCGCTTGGTCGGTAACGTTTGTTGCTGTACCGCCACGGATTGTAACTTCTCGTGTTCCTGTTCGGATGTTTGGTGGGATTTTAAATGTACCTGTTGCCACACCGTTTGCATCTGCACGTACTGTACCTGTCTGAGAACCTGCTACTGTACTTCCAGTCGGTTTTACATCTACTCGAACTCCATCGAATGTCAGTGTCAAGTTATTTGCGAATGGGCTTAAGTTAGAAACGCTAAAGCTAACGTCAATAGGTCTCATGTACTCGACCATCTCATTACGAGTTGTCTGAGCGGAGCTCCACATAACACCCTCTGCTTTATCTGTTTTCAACCAACCTAATGATGCTTCGTTCCATTGTGCTCCACCTAATAAGTTCGTGTTATCTACTAACCATTGGTTGTAGTCATTTAACTTACCAGCATCACCGTCACCTTGGTGAGCCCACCAACGGTTAATGTTCGTAGTTGCAAACTCTTCATTGTACAACGTAATTCTCTGTTCGTCAATCCAGTTATCAGCAGAGGGCTCTAGCTTAAGTAAACCTTGCTTGTTGAATACTTGGTACGGGTTAACGTTCATAGGAGATGTTGCTAATGGTTGCACAATCTCTGCTGTCTCTGTGAACGGAGCTGTTACTAATCGTCCCCATGACTTCGCTACTGACTCGTTCTCCATGAACTTAGGACGAACCTTCTGGTTGTCTGGTGTATTCGTTGACAATGTGATATGAGCATCATCAAATGAGAATGCAACTGTTGTCTCTGCTTTATCAATTCGAGAGAAGTCAGTGAAGGCATCTGCGAATACGCCACGCATCGTTAACGGGTCTTGAGATTTTGTTGCTTGTTTCTCTAGCATAAGGATAGCTTGGTTGTACTCGACGTTTTCAAGTCTAGCTTTCATAACCTGCAAGTCTTCCATACGTAGTCGCATAACGGCTGTGTTCTTAACGATAGCCTCATCAGAGTTAGGGAATAAATGGATATTACCAATCTTGAATGTTAATGGGTCTACGTTATCTGGGATACGAGCGTCACCTTCACGAGCTGGTTGACCTTGGATTAATGTGAAGTTACCTTTCATATCTAGTGTTACGATATCTTCACGAGATAGTGTGTAGTCATATGTAACAGAAATTCTACCGTTTGCTTTAGGTCTTGTACCACCAGCTACGTTGAATAATACCTCTGTAAGCCATCCGATACCGTTCTCGTTATCTGTACGAACAACCTTGTAGTCTGTATTCTCTACCATGACTCTATCGTATTCGAATGTTAAGTTATAGGCAGTACCTGTATCTGGCTCTTTACCATTTAGGTTAATACCCCACTGGATGTACTGAATACCACCATCCATTACTAAACGATAGTCTGTGTTTTTTATGTATACTGTTGAGCCTACGTACACTTTCAATGAGTTGTCGTCGATGTTTGTGTACTGTGCAGGGATTGTATCTCTGCCGCCTTTAACTCCTTTATTGATACGGACACCACCAGAAGCCTCAGAAGGACTGTCAGTACGACCGACAACTACGCTCACTTTATTAACGAACTGGCTACTTAATACTACTCGTTGTTTAGCAGAGTCATATGTGTAACCTTCTTGGTTAACAGTACTAGTTGTCTTTTCTTTTGGAACTTGTATTCTAGTAGATGATGGTTTAGAAATACGGTAACCATTTACGTAAGCGACACCGCTATCTACACCTACTGTAATGTGATTTGCATCTAATCCTTTATCCACCCACATCTGGAATCCTTCGATTTGGTATGAACCTAGTGTCTCTTTATCGCGAAGTGCTAACACATCGTTGATTAGAGAGAACTCTGGTCGGTCTGGCTCGATGAATAAATCGCCATCATTAAATTCATAGATAGATGTTGCTGCATCTTTATTGTAAGTAATCACTACTCGTTCTTCTAGTCTATCCGCACCTTCTGATAGATAGTTAGCTACATCTTGAGTTGGGTCAAGTAATGTAGGGTCGTCTGCTGATGTGATTACTTTCTGTGAAAGCTCGACGCCGATAATTTCTTTACCTTTACCTGTGAATGGGATGGTTTGCGCTGTGAATGAACGAATCTTCCCAGCTAAATAGATGAAACCATCCTCAACGGTGATAGCGGTAACGCCTTTTGTTTTGTCTTTTGGGTCTACGTATGTAAAATTGAATGCCATACCCGATTGAATAGCACCGTCTTTAAAGATACTGTCTCCCATTCTTTTAACGTTAAAGTCAAAGATGGATTGCATCTCGTTCAACTCAGATTGTTGTAGAGCCCTGTCCGCATGGAACAAGACTCTTTCTCTGTTGCTGTTTGGTGCAAATCTATCGTAGTATGGTGCTTCATTTAAATTAACATTTTCCATGTACTTCACTCCTACTTATTAGAAATTTTAATTACGAACTCTTCGACCATGTTTAGGTTATCTGCTCGAAGTTGTGTTCTGTGTCCTCTGTCATCAGGTAAATCCTCTTCGTTAAGGATAGTGCCTGATTTTATCACATCATCAGGTAATAGAATATCGTTATACCCTACTTTAGATGTAGGTTGCGCTTCAATAACTCTTCGGTAATAGCCCTTGTTAGATAACGTACCACCTTTAACGGTTGTTTGGATATACAATAGAGATACGTTCTCTTCTACTAGCTTTACTAAAGGAATCATAAAGTACTCTTTATTGCCATATGTAAGTTTAGGGTACTTCTTCAACTCATTACCTTTGACAGGTATTAAAGGAATCATCTTATCTATCCTCTTATAACCTATTATATCATTGTCAATTAATTTCAGATAAGTAGAGTCCTTTCTAGATACTAATGCTGCTATTTTCTCTTGGATGTTGTAATCTTCTATTTTAGCTCCGAAATCTTCTGGTGCTGCTGTGTAGTTTAATGGAGTAGTTCCGACAACTAATGTTTGTGCTGCTGTCTGGAACACATTACCTGTTCCTCCAAGTATGTCTACCTCGTATCTCAGTTTACCGTTGTTCGAGATGATGCTCTGTTCTAACGGGATAGTTATACTGAATCGTTGCCAATCTGCTGTAGCAGTACCGACAACTGTACCGCCTTTAGAGCTACCATCACAGAAGAACTTAACTGGCATAGGTACTATAGTATCCAGTTTAGTGAATTCTACATCTGTGATTGATACACTACCATTCTTTCGTATCCAGATTTTGTATATTGTATCTGTGGTTGCGGTTGTTACGGTCACGTCTTTACTAAATTCCACCCACTGGTCTATTTTAGAAACATCAGTAACTTCTAAATTCGCGAAAGGGTTAGCGGAAGCGTTGTTCGCATCCGTACCTTTAAACTCAACTGCCAATCCTGCATCTAGCGCTATATCGCTATTAATTCTGTATTTAAAACTTACTCTAAACTTCTTACCTAAATCTAGTTTAGTAATACCTCCCACGGATAATGGCTGCTCGATGGTAATATACCTGTTAGAGGTAAAACCAGACGCTCTCATTGTAGCAGCATACCCATAAGTACTATCAGGTGATACAGAAACTAACTGAGGTGATGGAGCGGAAAAAGGAGCTAACTGCCCTGTAGAAAAGTTTCCGTTGACAATGGAATTATTTGTAACTCGGACATCTTGCGCGTACGTTACGGTATCACCTACTTTAGCAGCTCCTCGGTTTATGATACTAGGGACGTTATACCTGATACTTCCCCAGTTAACGGTCGTTTGTGCAACCTTTGTGCCTGACTGTATTTTAGGTAAGATTGTTACGGTAGTAGGGTTATAACTCCACGGGTCATCGTTACCAGAATAGTTTCTAGTCTTTACTAATAAGTTTCTGAGATTGATAATACGCTTGTTAGCAATAACAGCATCATCCCTCAACCTATTTGGATTACGTGTGACCATTGCCTTAACACCTGCTGGCTTGTACTTCTCAATCTCATCTAGCAGCTCTAAGGGTACGTGCTTCATTAAGCGTACATCAATTACTGCTGATGTATAGTATCGCCCTAATATATGGTCTTCACCGTTCAACTTTGATTTATTAAGGATGAATACATTCTTGTATGGTTCATAGATTTCAATCTTAGCTGTTGGGTCGTCTAAGAATTTCTGAATTGCATCCTCTATCGATACTGTTGTTCCGCGCTCTATTAAAATATAGTTGACAATTCGTCGTCTATAGTCATCATCTTTCTCACCATCTTTACGGAATACTCCGAAGATATCTCCGAATTCATCTAACCACTCCCCAGTAGCGGTAGGTAAGCTCGCTTCTAATCGACTATCTATAGCGTCACCTTCAACGGTTTTAAATGCATCTTCTAACGATGCTAGGACGGCGTTGTGAGTGTCTCCGTCCTTCGTTAGTAGTGTTCGCCATAGAGGGTGTAAATACTTTGTAAAGCTCATATAAGCCCTCCTAAACTAAATTAACTTTTATGTTTCCACTTCTGATAATCTCATTACCTTTCACTACGATGTTAGCTGTAGGTTTTTTGTATTGGATATCGTAAACTAACTGCTTGTCTACTCCTTTAATTATACAGGACAAATCGCTAAGAATTAGATTCTGGGACGTCTGCATGTTATTTAGATAGCTTTCGATAGAGAATCGGATTCTATCTTCTAGTGCTTTTGTAATAGCTGTTTTTATAGAAACTGTAACAGTTACTTCAACATCAACTGCTTTACGTGCTACTGGTTTTACCTCTAATGCGATACCTGCTGCTTTGTAGTTCTTTAGTGATGCTTCGATAGCAAGTTTTACATTGTCTGGTAAATCTCCGTTCTTGTCATGAGCATAAACAATAATCTTACCAATCATCTCTTGTATGTATACTCCTGAGACCTCAGGAACTAACCGTGTACCGTATTCAATTGCTGGAACAGTACCTTTACTTAGGGATTCAATATAAGAGCGGAAACGGGATTTTAATTCGTCTAGTGGCTCTTCGTCTTGACCTGTTTGAACTGCATTTGGATTTGTTACATCCTTTACGTTTGATAAAGGTGTCATCATGATATCAATCGCATTTGCTGGTACGTTACCAATCTCTCCAGCGATTAAACAATACACTTGGAATTCTGCGGTAACTGCTCCTGCTGGAATGTAATAGTCCTCAATGACTTCATAAACATTTGCATACTCAGGATAGCTAGATGTGAATCTTGTACCACGAGGTAAAGGCATGTTAACTTGTACTGGGTTGTGGAAGGTAATCCGCATTGTTGTGTAAGCTCTTTGCGGTTGCTTTCGTTTAAATCCAAAAGACTCATAGACACCTGATTGGATTGCTTCTGAAAGGTTCTCCTCTGTCAATACGTAGAACTGTTCGACCTCCATCGAGATAGCTTCGTAGATAGCACGGATTGCACTACCTACAGAGAAGTCACTGATTTTATTTGTGTTGGTGATTGTATTGTCAACCAACCTTGCATATATGTCTGTCATACTTTTAAACTTCATATGTATCCTCCTTAGTTTAGTAGTGTAATTTCTCCGCTCTCTTTAGCAGACAGTACCATGTCAAAAGCCTCATCGATGGAGATAGCAGTTATCTGTAGAGATACTACTAAGGTGTTACCATCTAAATAATAGTTGACACGCTCAACAGATTTAACTCGTCCGTCTGTTCGGATTGTTCTTTCTATCTCTGCTAGGATAATAGTGATATTCTCCTCGGTACTCTTACGACCTAGATAGTCATCTAAGAATGAACCGTAGTTTGGATGATTTAAGTAGCTGCCGCGTGGTGTGAGTAATCGCATTAGCAGAGATTGCTTTAAGTTATTGATACCTTGGATTGTCTGTAAATCTTTTCTAGGACTTGCAGTAAGACCTAGTATCTCTGAATTCCATCCAGAGGCTTTAGTCTCATCTGGCTTTGGTAGTACGTATAAATCTTTACCTAGAGCCATAGCGTAGATTTCCTCTTTATCGTAGACCGCACCATTTTTAAGTGCTGTTACAATCTGGTCTCGATTTCCATCTTCTACTTGGTACATGATGGTGTCACCTACTGTTACTAGGTGGTCAGGATTTTTAAGTTTCTCTTGATTTGTTTCTACGATGTACGGATATCTTAAGTTATTTAAAGTTGCTAACTCTCTCCATCTCGACACATCCCCTAAATGGTGTTGGGCGATAGACTGTAAGGTATCACCCGAAGATATAATCTTTCTTAAGAATTGAACCATTACAATGTCTCCGCCCTTTCTGTTAATATGTACTCGACTTGATTCTCTAGATATCCTAAAGAGATATTTGAAATACGAAACTCTTCAATCATTCCTCGGTACTTACGATTCGTACTTAAGAAGTCTGCTATGTAGTTGATATTCTCTCGAATTCTTTTGAAATCTTTCTTTGTCAAGTATTGCAAGTCAGAACTTTCTGACTCTATCGTATACAATATAGCAAATGACTCTAGAATCGTTGAAACAATCAATGTATAGATTCGAGGGTTTGTTGTTGCTAAATCGGAATTCATTACTTTCTTGACAATCGTGTTGTCGTCTATATCTATGTCAACCGTCTCTACAAGTCCTTGATTAATCTTACCTAGAACAATCATCGCTACTGACGATAGGCTAAATACAGGTTTATATAGTCTGGATTGAAATAGTGGTGCATCGTTCAATAGGTTAAAAGGGATTGTCCCATCTGGCATTGGACTAATACCTGATACGAATCGAACAAGTACATTTGGTTTTGCTGCTACACTTCTAGCCATCTTAAGCCCACCTTCCGTAATATCCTATGTTAAATCCTAAACTAGACATCCCGTACTGATATGTCATTTGTGAAGGTACTTGAGGATTCACGACTGTACCATCTTTGTTCGGTACGTATCCGCCTCCGTTACCTTTGTTATACACATCGTCACCTACATTACCACTACCGTTATTAGAGTTTGGTCTATTTGGCATAGGCGTAGGGATTCCTGTATTTGGTCTGTTTGGCATAGGTGTTGGTAAAATCGGATAAGTAGGAGATGGTTTATAGTTACCTCCGTTCGGTAGTGAAGGGAATCTATTACCTATCTCTGGATTAATTACATCAGCGTCCGCAGGTTCAGAAGCTTTACGGATGATAATTAACTTAATCTCGTATTTGTAAAGTAATGGAGCATCCGCAGATTGACTGACCGATATACCCTCTGGGGCTAAGTGAACAACGAAGCTCTCGTCATTGGTAAAGTTATGGAAATAAAACTCTGCTTTACCTGTCTTACCGTTACCGCCTGTCCCTGCATAATCCTCTATGAACTTCTTCATTTCTTTAATCTTAGCTACACCACGGTCTTCTGCTCGTCCAGTAGGATTGTATCCCGTTGTACCCGAAATGGTGATGGTTGGGATATCTGCTTGGAAATCCTCAATGATGATACGACTCTTAGTCTTTAAAGCGGTTGTTCTATGAGGTGCTACGTGGTTCATGGATTCTGGGTTTAGTGCGAATCGGAACGTTCTACCACCTACAGAGAAGGCAATACGTTGTAGTCTAGTACGTCCATCTGAAATTGTCATTTAGTTACCTCCTATCTTTCTATTTTTAATATAGTACATAGAACAAAAAAGGACAGAAATTATCCTGTCCTTAGTGAAGTATTTATTAGGATTCTTCTGGTTCATCCTCTGGCTCAAGTTGTTTTACTGCTTCGTTCAACTTTTCCATCATCAATTGGTTATCTGCAAGAACCTGTTTAATGTAAGCTCGTAGTGATAGATTCTCATGTGTTAACCTATTGATTAATTCTCCTTGCTCTTCAAGTAAAAAATTCGGGTCAATAGGTTGTCCTTGTTGTTCTGGTAAATTCATATAATTCCTCCTAATTGGTTATACCTTAATTATACCATGAAGCGGGATGCGATTGATTACGCGTCCCACTTAATGTCTAGAATCTCTTGATGTGATGTTGCATCTGTAGTCTTTTTACATAGACTAATATACTTATGTTTAAGTTCTTGTTTGCAAAGAGTAAGACCTTCAAACACAGCTAACCATTCTGCGGAAGTATGTGAAACCTCACCAGAATCTTCCGTCATCCAGTTAATATGCTCTTGTGGCTTGCTTTCCAGTAAAATACGAACACTGTTAAAGTCCGCTTGGCTGCTTGTACTCATGTCATATAAATGTCCGTTGTTCATATCTAAGTAACCGCCATCGATAGTCATATTGTAGTCTTCCTCAAGAAGTCTAAGTTTTAACGTTTTATGAACATCTAGAATCATACTATGCTCTACGTTGAAATAAGAAACGCCGAAGTTATTCGCTAATTTAGCAATCAACTCGTTTTGGTTGATTACACTCATACCGTCGAATCCTTTAGTTACTAACTCGTGCTCATAGGGCTTCATGTTGTCTAAAATCATTTAGTTTCCTCCGTCTCTTTTGGAAATACGTCATCTACTGTTAATGGGTATGTTGCTACGAAGAATCGCATAGCTATTAATTTAACTTTACCTAGCTTTCGCTTAATTGTATCAAATACTAGTGCATCACAAGTTGTCTTAGCAAAGTCAGAGAAAGTCTTGTTATCTACATAAGGTTGACCGTCCTTATCTCCGCCTTGGTGGAAACCTGCATCAGCAAAGTAGATTCGTTTAGATGTAATCTCTTGACCTGCACCGTTCCAGTATACGTAGTCATGAACATCTTGTAGTACTGCGTATGTATCAGAGTACCTTTTGTTATAAATCCATGTGATTTCCTTAAAGTATTTTGGATACTCTGGTGATTCAATAATTATTGGACTGCTTTCTGGGTTAATTAAGTTATTTTCGCTCATTTTCTTGCTCCTTCTCTTCTAGTTTAGTTTCTATTTTTTCTATTCTAGCAATTAGTTGCTGTATTCCGCGCCACATGTATGTGGACATAGAATATTGAGATATAGTGTCACCATCTTTACCTTTGATGATGCTAGGAGAATACTCTGTAACAAGACCTAGACTTCTTTTTGAATCATCCCTTTCATCTTTGTAATGGTAGCTATAAGCGCTAGTAGACTTTATGATACTCAGCACATCATCGAGGAACGGCTTAACATTCTTTTTAAATTTAAGAGAAGAACCCGTATCAACACCCTTAGCACGAATCATAAGCAACGCGTCAAAAGCACTGTTGGCGAATGCGACAGAACCTCTACCACCATCACCGCCACCCTCATACGCTACAATACCTCTACCTAAATGCATGAAGCAGTTCCCGCCGTTGTTATTTTGTCGGAACGAAGCTACAGTAAAGTTATCATGTTTTAGGTTTAAGAAACCGCCATAACTAGATACTTCGGTAGATAGTGTATTACCTTTACCGATACCTGCGGTGAACCGCACTTTGTTGTCGGCATCGATAATACTAAATGAGTTACCGCTATTTGCTGTCGGTTGACCGATGATATTACCGTAGTAATCTAGATAAACGCCTCCCGTATTTCTGGCGTAGAAGTTACCACCCAACCTCAAGTTCGGGGTAGCTAATATGTGTTCTAGTACTGGTTGGTTGTTGAAGTACTGCTTACTGTCTAACATATAAAATGTATCCCATTGACCGTTAGGGTCATCTCCTGTAGCTGTTCGTGGGAAGTTGACAGCACTTGTATGAAGTGTACCGTTTATTAAAGTTCTTCCGCCAACTTCAAGGGTATAGTCACTATACTTTGGTAATCTACCAATACCGACAGTTTTCATCTTAGTATCTAAGAATAAGAGAGGCGTACCAACAGGAACATATACGGTAGTCTTATCTGTATTGTTTAGCTGGTCTGTAATAGAGAACTCTACCTGCCATGACTGAGTATTCCCAAGTTTCTGAAAAGGTTTATTAGATTTGAACTGGTTTGTACCTTCTCTTGAAACCGTCATGGTAACTGGGTCTCCGTAACTCGGACTAGTTAGCAGTTTATAACGATACACAGGTGTTTTAAGCGCGTTCCTCTCTAAAGAATCTATAATCAAAGGAGAATAAGAACCGTACATGTATAGCTCTGTGTCTTCTTCGAAATTATTTTTCCTTTTCGCTTCACCGAATACCTTAGGTGGCTGATATGCTACTACTAATATAGCAGAAGTTGCCGCAGTTCTGTTTCCCCTACTATCTACTGCCTCAACGCGCAGCACTGTATTCGAACTTACATTTATTGGGTCGAAATCAACAGTTAAAGTTGCTGTATCAGAATAATTTACAGACTTCGTAACACCATTAATAGTGATATCATAACTCTTCATAGTAGCCCCGTTATTAGCTTGTGCTTTGTTTGCTACAGGTAATGTAACCCTAATCTTAGAGTTGTTCTGTACGATGTACTGGTTATTCTTTGTTAGATTGGTAGTTACTGTATTGATGTCTGCATACGTCATCCCACCGTTGTAAGTCGGTGCGCTATTACGTGCATAAACAGTAATGGTTGTTGTGTCTGGTTTAGGTATGCCATCATTGACGAGAACTCCGTTATACTTTGTTACAACCTTTAAGGTAGCTTTACCAGAATTATCATTAGGAATTTGGTTATACATCTTATTGATGTCATCTTGCGTAAAAGTCATTTTCGGGAATTTCTTTATGTCCCCAAAAAATTTAGAGAAGTTACCAAAAGTAAATGTCAAGTCATATTGAAAATTAGAGTACCAGTAATCTGTTGTAGTATCTACGCTTGTAGCTCCAATATCGAAGTCAGGACATATCATGGTAGCTGGAGTGATTCCTCGTACAACCCCTGTCTTTTCTGTCTCTCCGATTATGTTACCATTGTTCCATGTTTGTACGATAACGTGAGCGGGTCGTTCTTCGAATTGCCCCATACCAATATAGAATTGTGTTAACTCTTCCATAGTAAACTGGACGTTTGTACTATCTCCGATTCCGCTTCGCCACGCTAAGAAAACTTTCTCTCCATTTGGTTTTGTCATACCAATACGAATAATATGCTCAAAGTTAGAAGAAGACCTATTTATCGTAATAGGAAGGTCTGTCAACCCTAACGTCCAATCGATATTAGAGGATAGTGTACTTGCTCTAGGGATTGCATCCATCGTACAATCCATCCCATTTGCTAAGTTAGAGAACACGTTTGTACTAGCTCCAGCACTCATACGGAATGATAATCGTCCATCAGCATTATGTGCTACAGTGAATGAACCTGTTAATACCTGTGTATTTGAGTTTTGGGTAATACTGAACGATGTGCTTCTTACTATTGATTGCCCTAGATTTGTTTGGACACTAAATGTTCCGCTACCTTTTGTTTCGTATCCAGAGTTTGTTCTTGAGAAAAATAGTGAAACCTGTACTAGGCTGTAGTTACCCTCGTAATTGGGGTAACTCTCCCAGTAACACCACCCTACTACGTATTGGTTAGTAGTAGGGACTGTGAATGAACCGTTTGCCATTGAATGACCTCCTTAGTAGTTTGAAATGAACGCCCACCCTGTATTTACTCCGTTAACGTCTAGAACTTTAACGTTACCTAAGTTTATCTCCTGTGTTGCACGAAGTTTCTTAGTAACCGTCTCGTCCCCGTTTAACCAGAAGACTTTCTCGTATTGACCGTTATTAGAATAGTAACCTGCGAACTCTGTCGGCGAAATCATCGTGTAACCAATTTCGTTCTTGTTCGCATCTAACTGAGAAACACGGATACCGTTGATGTTTAATTGGATGTTCGTGTTGTACAATTCTCCAGTTGATAAAGTCCAAGGAATCGGTACGTCCCCTATATTAACCATTATACCAGAGATAATTGCCTCACATGACTTACCAGCCGTTATACGAAGTCTAACCTTACCCTTCGTCGGAGTGAATGTCATGTAAGAAGCTTTGAAACCATCGGTTACTTCGGCATTGTTATTATTTAACTGCGTAACAATAAACCACGCTCCTGCATCGTTCTGCTCTAGTATTTCGATGTTGAATCGATGGTCTACTAGACTTGCCCCTCCTGTAAACTTATCTAAGTACCAACTAATCGTGTAAGGTTGGTTAGGTATAGTCGATAAGTCCTGACTCATGGACTTAGGTTTCGTGTTATCTGCTTTGAACTGGAATCCTTTACCGAACCCTAAACTATCTAATAGCGCTGTTGCGATAACTGTAGGAGTATTGTAGGTGTTAGGCATGTCTACAAACCAAAAGTCCATACCAGCAAACCCGATAGAGTTATTGGCTATATTCATACCACCAGTAGCTAGGAATTTAGCCGCCCATGATAGAGATGTTTGCTCTAAATCAGATTTTGTTACATATGGGGTGAAGTCTAATTTGTCTATGTTTTTCTGGATTCTGTCGTCTACATCATGAGATAATTTGTCAAGCTCATTCTTAGAAGCTAGTCCAGATAAATCCGATGCATTGGCTTTTTCTTTAAGACCTAACTGATACTCGATAGAGTTGATTACAGTACTAGTAATAGCTTTGTCTGTAATCTTCTGCTCTGCATTAGAGATTCGTTTTTGCATAGCAGGTACAAGGTATCGTGTATCTTGGTTGACTGTTGCTAGGTTTATACCGTACTTGTACTTACCTGTCGAAATCTCTGGTGTCCAGCTCGGATAGGCTACTGATACCGCATTAGCTTTTGGTAGTAATTCCAAGATACCCTCAAACTCTACTTCAAGCGCGACTGGAGTAGCTAGTAACCCTACGAATTGGTACGGTTGGCATACCAGTCTTTCTTGGAACGATGGAGATACTTCTTTCGGAGGCTTACCATCGTTTGATTGGAACTTCCTGTCTAGGTTTGTGTCACCTATAGGAAACCATACCTTAACTCCTGAGCCTTTGTATGGACTATTTACAGAAGTACCATCACATAACTTCCATCCTAAGAAGAAAGCCTTAATCTCATCAGCAGTAGGGGTTTTGTATAGTTTGTCGAAACCAGTTGCATTGTTTCCTACACTGATTGTAAGGTTGTTCTTTGCAGCATCAAAATAGAACTGGTTTTGATTGTCGATTGTCGCCTTGGAAGCTATATAAAAACCAGAAGAGTCTATCATCTGAGATGTACCATCTGCATGTGGTGTATACCATAGGAACGACGATGCTCTGAATAGTCTGTAGTCTGCTGCATCGCGGTTCTCTAATAGTGACCAGCTCTGCTGCGTATCTAAGTAGAAGTCCTCCCAGTACTTCTCTTTTGTAGCTACACCGTTCTCGTTCCAGTAGAATCTATCAACATAACCGTACATCCCATGAAACTTACCAAAGATAGTAAGCTGTGTACCATTGTAGAACGTAGGATTTGTGATAGGTCTTACACGGTTGCCGATATCGAAGTATCCTTCGTTTGTGGAAGGTGAATACTGGATGGTACGTCTAATATCTCCAGCAGCTATTTTCATATTGCTAATCTTTAGTGTACCTTTCATGTTATCGCATCTCATGTTAACTGATATGAATGATGCTGTACCTGCTGGGACTGTACATAAATCTGTGTAGACACCACTAGAGTTATTTGTAGAGAACGTCGTTGTGGATGCGATGGCTGGGTATGGGTTACTACCTTGCATATACATCGTACCTGCAATCTCCCCATTTGCATCAGGAGTTATCTCCCATGAGAACATTACCGTATGTACCTTCCCTATCATACTAGCAGAGTTACCATCAGCGAAATCGTAGATGTTCTTTGTCTGGTTTGACCTGTTCTCGCCTACTACTGTCTGGGAAACCTTTGTACCTTTAAGGATATTGATACCACCGATTGTACGCGCATCTGCTGTTCGACCATTAAACTCTGGTAAACCTAATGTAGCGATAGGCGGTGTGACAGTTGTAGTAGGGTTTACAAGAGTTGCAGTATCGTAGTTTCCTACTTGACTAATTGCTCCAATCGTTTCCTTCTGCATCTTTAATGTCTCTTGCTCTGTAAACTCTTTTTGTCTATCCTGTACTTCGATTTCGAATAATGCGTAGAAGTTATTGTAATCGTTCCACATCTTATTCCATACCGCCCTGTCTGGGATAGCTACAATCGCTCCAGACGTCGTATCCCACGCTTTAGGTGTAAAACCACTCAAGTATGTTACAAGAGCTGTGTACGCGTCTCCTAGCTTCTTATAGTTAGGGCTCTTCGTTGTATCTAACCCTAAGTTGCGAGCTTGTTGACGTAATGCGTATAATTTACCCTTACCGTATCCTGCTGTATCAATCTGTGCGATAGTTGCTGGAGTGTCTGTTGGGTTGTAGTAAACGCCTGTGATATCTGCTAATGATGTACGTACTAAACTTCTCTCGAAACGAGTTAATTTAGAATCGTCACCTAAAGAGTTTACATTTGTGTTAAGGTCGTCGATGTCACGTTGAGTATCCTCTGGAGCAGGAATCCAGTTTACTGCTACTTCACCTTGTACTAGGATAGGGCTCGTAGTCTGTAACTTAAGGTTAGCTGCTTCTAAGTCTGCAACCTCGACACGCATTTTACTACCAGCAGTATTCATGGCATCTACAATATCTATTGTTACATAGAACTGCTTCCACTCCGTTGTAACTTGACCTATGATACTTCCGTTTACTGCGGCATTTTCACAGTAGAATCGTAAATCTTTTGATACTCCTGTAGCGCCTGTTAGTCTAGCAAGTACACAATATGTAACTTTATCTCCTTTTTTAACTACTCCACGTGTGAATAGGTTTTGACAAGCGTAATCGGCGCTCCCCCAGTTAATAGCTGTCTCTATGATGTATGTACCTTGGTACTGGTTGTTTGTTCTTGTTGCATTTTGAAGCGTCCAACCCCCACCTGTACAGTCACGAGAGTTTAAGAACAAGTTACGGATATTGAAGTCTAGGTCTTTAGAAGATACTTCCCACTTATTATTTAAGAAGATTTTAAGTTTACCTTCTTTCGTGTCGAACCACATCGTACCGTTTCTAGGGTTTGCTGGCTCTTTGTCTGATACAGTGATATCTCGTAAGTTAGCCACTGTGATGCTACCTGTAGCGACTGCTGGAGTTTTATATGCACAGAAGAACGTAGCTCTATCCTTCACATCGTTTACAGAGGCTTGGAACGAATCACCAATATTTACATGGCTACTATTCCACGCAGCATCCGCAGCAGTATCATCCGATACACGAGTCCAGATAATATCCTTCAATGCTGCTTGAGCTGTGACATCTTCCGCACCTTTATAAATCTTAGCGTATATTCTTGTATCGATATAGTCGTTTACGAAGATTGTACCATTCGTAGATGATACTTCTACACGGTATGGAAGATTTGATAGCGTACCATCGACCTTCTCGTTTACTTTCTCTAGTTCATTCTTAATCTCTTTTTGTTCTTCTTTTGTAGCCATTTTTGATTCTAGGTTTTGTACCTGAGATGTTAGCTGTTCAGAACTAACTTTAAGAGTTAAAGAATTAAACAGTTGTGTCAGCACAGAACTTTGTCGAAGCATCTCTTTACTTGTGTAGTTAACTGGGTTGTCTACCGCTTCTTTTAATCGTGCTTTAATAGACTCTTGGATAGATGACGCAAACACAATTTCGATATCCGCTAGAGCAGTCACGTAGTTTGTAATAGCTTTGTTGATATCGGACTTCTCTTGAGCTGTTAACACTCCGTCTGTAATAGATGCATCGATAACGTTATGTAGAGCTTGGTGATATCCATCTATTTTGTTTTTAGCGTTCTGTAAAGGGATTTTAGATGTATCCCCAATAAACGGGTCAGCCATAACCTCATCGTACTTACCATCAACTACAGATTTAAGAACATCAATGTTTTGTAGCTTTTTATTCAGTTCTACTTTACGTGCATCTGTTACTTGACCATCTGGGAATCCAGAGCCAATGAATGTACGTAAGTCTTCTAATGCGTTTTTAAGGTCAGCGATGTTAGTCTTGATTTCCGCTAGTAATCTCTCTTGTGCTCCTTTTACTTCATCAAGGTCAATCTCGTATGTGTCCTTTTCAACCTTTGTCTCCAAACCACCTTCAACGGCTTTAACTGTGATAGAAATTCTGCTCAATGCGTCATTGATTTCTTTAATGGCTTCGTCATAGTCTCCGCCTCCGTTACCACCACCAGAGCCAATCTCTTTACCATCGACAAGGACACCCTCTTCGGTAATTTCGAACTTGTGTTGTGGATTCTGTAATAGGACGTTACCATTTGGAAGGATTTCCATAGAAGACTGGTCGTAAGACTCTTCTTCTGGGTCAGTCGTATCGTTCTTCTTCACAATAGAGAAACTACCATCTGGATTCATTTGCTGATATGTAATACCATGACGGTTACCTTTTGTATGACGACTACCTACACGGAATGTGCCGTCTGATTTGATGAACACAGTGAATCTATGGTCATCGTAAATGCCTTGATGTACATATAGAAGTGTCGGTGCTTTAGGGGATTCTGGCTCAATTAGTTCACCATTAGCGTATCTTGAACTTGGTAAATCCATGTAGTCAAATGCACCATCTTGTACATATGCGTTCTCTTGGTCTGTATCGGTAATATACAAGAATGTTTTACCTGAGAAAGTGACTTCACGGTTACCACGTCCATCTATATTTTCATATGTCATAGAAGGGTATAAATTAAATAGCTGCCATAGCTCGCGTTGTACAATTTCTTCGGAATCGTCTCCGCTTGTCATTGTTGTACGAGTTAGCATTGACTGGTTGTCATTCTCTCCGTAGATATTGATTACGATAGGATTATCTACTTGACCTTCTAGGAATCCTATAAGGACTGTAGAACCAACTGTAACTAGTGTGTTAGCTCCGTAGACATTACCATTTGCTGTACGTCCACCGAAAGCTATAGGTAGTTTAGCAGAGAACTTACCGTTGTCATTAGGATTTTTAGTTGTTGAGTTTTTGTGGCGAGTTGTGATTACATCAACCGTATTATATTTGTAGTTAACTTTAACGACCTTAGCAAAAGAAAGAGTAACAATATTGCTACCCTCTTTGTAAAGTCTTTTTACATCTTTACCCAATTGCGCTTGTATACGCAACGGGTTTAATGGTGTTTCGAATTCGCTCATGTAGTTATTCCTCCTTTTTCTTAATTATAGCATTGTTATCCCACAAACCGTCTTACGTGTCCGTTGAACACCTTTTGCCAATATGAGCTATTTAGGTCTTCCTCCTTGATACCATTACTACTCTGCGAGCCTATGAACTTACCATTACCCGAATAGATAACGATATGACCGTCCGATTTGTAGGTATCGAAGTAGATTATATCTCCCTCCATTAACTGTGACATCGCCGCCTTCTTATCTCCTCCTCGTGGACTAACGACTTGCAGCCTTGAATCCTTAGCGATGGTATCTGTTGTCATTCCTGTAGCTCCACCATTAAGCTGTACTCCGTGTAGGTTATAGCACCACCATACGAATGAAGAACAGTCAATCTTAATCGGAGAACCTAAGAATGGGTTGTTACCAGAACGTCCGCCACCGAATACGTATACGGAAGGTTTAGATGTCATCTCTCGTGCAGTAGCTAGGGCTTGCATTGCCACAGCGCCACCAGCGCCTCCACCCATACCGCCGCTTCCAGTATTACCAGTTCCTTGTCCCATAGCTTCTCTAGCTTTCTTTGCTTTCTCTAGTAGAGTTGCTACGGTATCCTCACCTAAGTACCCACCTTTGAAGTCTTCTGATTTACCCCATAAGTTACTGAAACGTCTCTGACCAGAGTCCTGTAAACCTCTTGTTACTCCTAATATAGTGGAATAACCACTTGTAAAGGAGAACTCGTGTTGGACGGATTCTACGTAGAATTCCCATGTTGTTTCTTGTTCGAAATCTTCGTATAGTAATCTAGTACCTACACGAAACATCGGGTTACCAATAACACGGATATCGCCACTATAGAAGTTAGGATTCTCGCAGTACCAGTTGAATAGTCTATCTGTGAAATCTTTTAACTTTACATTGTCCGCGCTTTTCTCATTCGTTGTCGCACCGTTAACGTCACCTGTAGCAGCCTTAACAATCTGAGTATAGCTATCAGAATTCCATGTGTTGCTTTGAAGAGCATCTACAATACTGTTTGTCATGGATTGTGTCATTGTTGGGAATTTTACTTTTATTGCTGCACTCAACTGAGACTTATTCTTACGGATTATCTCTGGGTCTTTAAAGTTATTACTTGTCAAGAAATCATCGACCTGAGAAAATGATGGTTGTGCGGATGGTGTAGTAGCTGGTGTTGTGGCTGGAGTAATTGTCATAGGGGTAGGTGTTGGCATACCGCCTGTGCTCCCGCCTGTAGCAGGTGTACCGTTTGCTGCTTGACCATTGTTTTGTCTTGCTTTATCTGCGGTCATTAAATATCTATTCTGAGCATCTAATCTCTTATATCCGTATTTCTTGATAAGCTCTGGATGGAATCTTGGATACACCCCTAAATCTAAGCTGGTATACTCTACGATGTTAGGGGCTTCTACTACGTATACTGAGAATGCTTCCACATCATTTTTACCGACTGACTCCTGTAATACGATATCACTTGTGATAGAATACGATGGGAGTTGATTCCAGTTCTCAGGGTCGAATGGAGTTGGTCTCATCAATGCAATACATCTACCATCTTTAGTGAAATCAAAGTACAATTCATTAAATGGTTTCGCTGCGATATCTTCTAAGAACTGTCTTAAACTACCTTGATAGTTGACGAATGGTGATGGGTCTTGTAGTGACTCTGCATCTTCCCAGCTCTTGAATTCATGTGTGAAATAGTCTTGTAGTCCTTTACCGTCATTGAATGCATACTGAGCATATTTATACAGGAATCTATCCATTAGTTCGTTAGCGATACTAGCAGCAGATTTACCAGAGAAATGTAATCCTTGCTCTGTACCATCTGGTAACCAACCAAGGTCTGGGGCTAATGCAGCGAACTGTTGAATTACACCTACTTGGAAATTGATTAATGCTTTTGTCATTGCTTGTCCAGTAATACGATATACAAGTGTACCGTTTGAGTATTCCCCTTCTTTTTTGATATCTGATATCATACCAACCATTATCCAAGGATTATCAGGAACTTTGTCTGTAACGTCTGGGATAGCTTTGATACGGATAAGGTCGTTTGCTCCGATTATCTTATCCCACTTATCTACGGCTGTGACAATCATAGAGAACGCAGGACTATCATCACCCATACTATTCTTGGTACTTAAACTAATGATTGCATTTTCAAAGCTGTCCGAAGATAGCTGTTTCTTTGTATCGTATGTAATTTCATATGAGGTATTTTCTGTAATTAGATTTACCTCAATTGTTGGATACCGTTTCTGTATTTGTACCATGTTTTACCTCCTTTTTAATTTAAAAAAGAGATGGATGGCATTACACCACTACCATCTCTCTAGAGAAGAACCCTAACATGTTTCCGACGTTTGTACCGACTTTCTTCATGTCACTAGAGCTCTTTATTTTGTCAGATACTTTTTCATCTCCTTTAACGTTGACGTTGATTGTGGCAGTCACATTACCAGAGCCCGAACCAGATGGTGCGCCCTTCATGATGCTTGCAATGTTTGTAGCCCAATCAGAGTTTGTTGCGTATCCAGCTTTGTGCATCGCGTCAAGAGTTGTTCGACCTTTTCCGTAGTACTTATCGGCAATCCATTTCGCACCACCCATGATACCTCTCTCAGCAGCAGAACCCGAACCGTCTTTGAATTCGAGGCACTTGCATATGGGCTATCATCGAATGCACCGATTCCGAAGAAGTTACCCTTGTCTCTAGCGATTTTAGATGTACCCCAAGCAGACTCCTCAGCCGCATGTGCGATTAAGTAACGTGGGTCAAGTCCAGTTTCTTGTCCAGCTTTTAAGAATACTGCACCCATACCGCGCATCATTGAGCCTTCTGGTGCTTTAGAGTTAATCCAACTATCTAAGTCTTCGGCTGTTAACTTCTGGTCTGTTGTACCTAAGTCATGTTGTGTCAAGTTACTGTTTGACCACTTCTGACCATCTGGTAAGAACTTCAACGAGCCTCCACCAGTGAAACCGTTAATACCGTTAGTTCCACCAGCGCCTCCAGCGCCACCCATACCCATAATACCGTTCTGCGCTCTAGCTTGCGCAAGTATCTGCTCTGCCTTCACTAACATACGTTCATATAGGGATAAGTTCTCGCGTTCGTAAGCAAGGTTGTCCGTTTTCTTACCTTCCGTTTGCTTTTTCGTGTTTGTGTTTTCTTTATCTACCATGTTTGTAATCTGGTTAGCTGTGCCGCCCATATTAGGCATTGTAGATACGTCAACTGCACCATTAGCGTTAGGCATGGTTGAAACGGATGGAGCTCCTGTAATGTTCGATGTGTTCGTAGGAGCTACCGTAGGCTCACTAGTCATCTCTGCTGGAGCTGTATCTTTAGGTTCATCAGAATCGAACCAACTACCGATGCCTCCGCCGACAGAACTACCGAATATACTTCCGACAATCCCTCCAGCTAGACCAATAGCTCCTCCGACCAGTGTACCAGCCCCTGGAATTATTGAACCTGCTGCTGCCCCTGCTGCTGCTCCACCAAGAATACCACCGCCGATACCGCCTACTGCGCTTCCTGTTGCTTCCCCTTTCTTGTCATCTGGTGCGGAAGTTATCGTACTAAATGCGGACAATGCTGCAAGAGGTAACATAATCTTATTAAGACCTTTAAGAGCTATACTATCTTTTAATCCGCCTTTAAACAGATTAGGGAAACTTTTAGCTGCCGCCGCTCCACCTGCAACTGTTGCTCCTGCTGCAAGCGCTTCTCCAGTTCCTAAGTTAGGTAATCCACCAGCTCTAGCGCTAGGGTCGAAGAAGTTCTTGATACCACTAAAGATACCACCGTTGTTAGCGCCTTGATACTGTCTGGTTGCACCGTTAGATACACCGCCTGTAGATGGTACTACACCTTCTGCAAATGTACCTTGTGATGCGGCAGCTCCTGCACCTGCGGCTGTACCAGCTCCACGACCAGTACCACCTACACCGCCACCAGCGCCTCCGCCTCCGTTACCGTACGTTTGGGCTAAACCACCACGAATCATTCCAGCACCTCTAAAGGCTACTGCTGCGGCTAACATAGAAGCTGTGAATGCTCCTACGGCTACGACTGCTCCGTATAATGGGGCTGGTAATCCGCCTAGAGCTGCATTGGCTTTACGAACGGCTTCACCCATATCGTTGATACCTACAGCTTGTTTAGCGGTTACCGATTCACTCTGACTGTCTGTAGCTGCACTTGACTTCTCATAGTTTTCTTGACGTTTCTTAGATTCTTTAGCACCTTCCTTAGCGCTATCCTTCATGATTTTATCGATATTGCCTTTTGTGAGCTTACCTTGTTCCTTAAGCTTGAATAACCCTTCTGATTGCTGGTCACTCATATCGATACCCATACGGTGAGCTAATGATGTTAAAGCTTCAATTTGCGCGTCTCGACTACCTCCACCTTGCGCCATAGCTGCATCAATCATGGTGTTAACATTGTCAACGTTTGATACTCCTTGCTCCATTTGCTTACGAAGAGCACGACGTCCTTCCATACCTTGAAACTTCGTACCTTGACCGAATAGTACACGTAGAGATGGGTCATCGAATCCTTTACGGATACCTTCATCCATACTCGCCATTAACGCGCCACCCTTACTACCTTGGAGTGCGCCTACCCCAGAACCTGCTAAAACAGATTGTAGTCCTACTGTTCTCATCATGTCCTGAGAAGAGATAGAACGGTTCTGTGACATACCATTCAAGATACCGTCTAAGGCTTTAAGCTGGTCTTTTTCTCGACCTTCCATACCAGATTGTTTTATCGCTCCTAAGAACGCATTCTGGAATGACTTAGTTTGAAGACCAGATAAACCACCACTACGGTAAGCGGTGTTGAAGAAGTCTTTCGTTTCTGATGCATCGATACCTGTTGCTCGACTAAATGTAGCTTGTCCTTCCATCGCGGATGTCAAGTCTTTGCGGTTTGTGAAACCTTTAGCTGTTAAATAACTTTCTTGGAATCCTAGCATCTCTACGCCTGTGAATCCTAGTCTATTTTTAAGACCTGCTTCCATAGCGTTGTTACGAACGTTACTTCTCCAAGAGCCACCAGCTTCACCAGTTTGTTGACCGATATAAACTTCGTTACCGCGCATCTCTCTACTTAACGAACTACCTTGACTATAAAGCTTACCTACGGCGGCTGTTACTGCTCCCATTACTGCTAGTGCGATAGCTGGGGCACGTTCATAAGCCATACCTCTCCAAGTACCACGTTCTGGTTTCTTTTCTACACCTTGTAAGGATTGATTGTATCGTTCCATGTTAGCTGTAGTCTCTTCCAGAACTTTATTCAATTCAGAACGAGCAGACCACTCTCTATCTAATGCTGCAATATTCTCTTGCAATTTACTACGCTTAGTGATATCATCTTGAGTAGCGTTAGGTTTCCTCTCGATGTCAGAAATTTGTTGAGCAAACTTCGTGATATCTGTTGAGATTTGTGTTAACCTAGTAACGTTAGCATCTTTATAGTTACGATAGTCTACACGTGAAGTGTTCAAGTCTTTCGTGAAGTTAGATGCTTGTTGATGTGACATATAGTTCGACGCGCTTGCTCTACGAGATAAACTCTCTGCACGTCTATCCAGCTTCTTCGCTTCTTTAATCTTTTTAATAACATCGTCTAATTCCCCAGATGTCTTTCGTGTCTCGTCTAAGACACCTTGAACAACTTTCTTCGCTTCACCTAAATTCTTCGTATCAACGTGCATGATACCTTTTTGCTGGTAGTTCGTTTGGAAGTTCTTAGAGTATGTTTGACCAAAGCGCGCCATGTCGTTTTGAGCTCGTCTGATACTGTCTTGCATACGCTTCATTTCACGTTGTTGGTTCTTGATGAAGTTTTGATATTCCTTCTTGGTGTTCATGTTAAGACCTGTGCGTTTCTTTAACTCAGCAGACTGGTCTTTATTTAACATCTTGTTAGAGGATGTCTTGATTTGTCTATCTAAATCTTTTAGCTGCTTTTGAAGATTTCTATATTCTTGAGCTGCTTGTTTTGCTATACGCATTGCATCTAACATGTCTTTGTTAGAAGTGGTACGACCTTTTCCTTCACCTTTTTTACGAAGTGAATCAATATCGTCCATAGCTCGTTTAACTTTCTCTAAACCAGACATGGCTTGCGATATATCGGCGTTTACATCAAAAATAAACGATTCTCTATTAGCCAAACTTTTTCACCTTCCTTTTATTTAAAATAAGGCAGGAAGCTTGCGCCCCTACCCCTAAAGCATTGTAAACTCATCATCCTCATCTTCGAACATTGCGATTGCTTTATCCATCGCAGCTTTATTAAGTGGATTGTATCCCTCGTCAGACTCACCAGTAAGCTCTGTATCATCGATGAATCGTTTACCAGATGGTTTGCCCTCGGTAAGTTCTTTCGCTCGCTCTTCGGCTTTTGCAAGCTGTCTAGCGATGTGTGCAGATACTTCCGACTCACGACTAGTCATGCCGCCATTTTCGATGTGCTCGTTGTAGTCCTCAAGTCCGTCAAATCGACCTGCAAGGTCTTTTCTATCTTTCTCGGCAGTAAGAGCTTCAACTTGTCTAGCAATCTCATTAGGGTCGTGACCGTCTTTAAGTACTTCCCATTCACCAACAGGTTTGTTCCATACTTCGTCTTCGAATGATGAATCGTAATGGTCTTCTTCACCAGTAACTCCGCGTCTTGCTCGTTCGATTTCACGTGCATCTTCTGTCATAGAGTAAAGCATTAAATCTACCTGTAAATCAGATAGTTGTCTAAAGCTCTCATCAGTTGGTAGTGTCTCGAACTTTGTAAGCAGAGCCCACAGATTTCGCATATAAGGAACACGTGCTAATTGTTTTAGCCCTCCGTGTTTCTGAATACTATCTGCGAAATGAATTTAGCCACTTAGCATAATCAACCCCAATCTCGTAAAGTACCTCTAAGTTATAAATCTCTTCATCCTTTTTAAGGTAGTCTGGGATATCTTGTCCGCATACGCGAATCGCAGCTAATGTTTGGAACACTGTTAAGAAATATTGTGATTGATATGTATTCATACCTCCTAAGTAACCAGATGTCATCGCTTGGATACGACCTACTTCGATTGCGTTAGGCGCTTTAATTTTAATTGTGAAGTGTAAATCGTAGTCTGGTAAATCATATGTCTTGACAAACACATCGTTCTTACCACGGATAATTCTATCAATGATATCACGCTTTTCTTGTTGTTCTTGCGCTTCTCTTTCCTCTCTTGTTGGCTGCTCTTGTAAATGAGCAATCTCACTTTGCACTGTATTTGGGTCTAAATTCATTTTATTACCTCCTAGTTTTCTATTAATAATATAACACTTGTCTCATAATTTAATTATAACATAGAAAAAAGACTACCCATTTTTCGGGCAGCCTTTATGTACTAGTTTAAGATTGTAACGTTAACTGTTTTTCGTCCCCAGTCATTCGATACTTTGTTATTAGGCATTAATACATCGATACGATTACCTTTGATTGCGCCACCAGTATCTAGTGCCATCGCCTCTCCGTAACCTTCTACGTATACTTTAGAACCTAATGGAATTACTCGTGGGTCAACTGCGATTACTTTTGCGCTAGGATTTGCTGTTAAATTGAATCCTGTTGCTGTTTTAACTACTCCACCGTATGTACCACCATTCTCTGCTGGGTCTGCTGTATAAGCTGTTGCGACCACTGTAATTGTTTTACCTTGTGGTTTTGCTTTTTGTACCTCTTGCTTAGGCACAGCTTGAACCTTAGGTTGTGGTTGCTTGTTTGCAGCTTGTACATTATCTCTAGCTGCTTGTTCTGCTCTAGGAGATACTTCACCCATATCGCCTTTCAGTAACGTTAATAGGTTAATATTTTGTTGTTCAGAACCTACATAATTCTGAATGCCGTAATCTGCTGCTAGTTGTGCTCGACTATCAAACGAGTGATTCTCACCCTTCTGGTATAGATAATCTACTACACTTACTTCCTCAGCTTTTGCATCGTGACCTCCTGCTAATAATACTCCTGCACCGACTACCAATGTAGCGGCTAATGTCCTTAATGTTTTCATAATATCATGACTCCTTCTCCAAGTTTTTTATGTATTCTATTCTAATGTAACACATATACTAGTAGTTTTCCTTTTTGTAAAGGAATTGTAATAGTTGTGTAAATATAACGACATGGAAGAGTGAATTATGAAAACTTTCTGTAAATAAAAAAAGAGACTAAATTAATAGTCTCCTAATTATGCAGAACGAACGTTTGCTGATGTCAAGAAGTAGAATCGAGCAGACTCAGAACTGATTTCACCAACAGATACAGATTCACTGTATGTATCGATTGAACATCCACGGTAAGCGATAACTACTTCGGATGTGATGTTATCGTAAAGAACGATATCCATGATGTCCATTTGTAGTACTTCTTCACCTAAAGCCGCGAATCCTAAAGCTGCTAAGTTTTCTTTACGCATACGGAAACGTTCTACCGTAACAGTACCTTCGTAACGTAAGTAAACGTGCTCTTTTGGCATGATAGAACCAATCTCGTAAACACCTTGAGTACCGAATGAACGCTCTGAACTGATAGATTGAGCACGAGCAATCGGAACGTTTTTAATCATGAAATATACGGTATTTGCTGATTGGACTGTTTGGTTAGCTAAACTTGCCATATATCAATCACTCCTATTTTATTATGATAGAGAGGGCGAACCCTCTCCGATTATGCAGACATTTTGTTATCTTTGTAAGAAAGGAATACGTTGATGTAATCCAATCCACGAGATGGTTGTACTACGATGTTGATGATTGCAGTATTACCGTCGATGACAACTTGGATGTCTTCTGGGTTGTAGTCTACGATTAATCCGTCTACGCCTTTTTGAACGTCTAGGAATGACTCGACACGGTTCTTGATGATTGATGCTGATGTGTTCTTGATACGAGTACCAATGAACTCCTCATCAAGGACTGTACGTAAGTCTGTTGTCAAGAAGTCAGATGTTTCACCAAGAGACATACGGTTCTGAACGATATCCTCAACGTTGTTGTAAGTTGTTGGGTCAGACGCAATTCGGAACGTAGACTCATCACGATTTCTGCGGTAGAACGTCATGATTACGCCTGTAGAATCTAATTGGTCTAATTGGTCGTCAGAGAACTTAAGGTTTAATGCATCGATATTCATTTTCTTGTATGTCATTGGAACTCCGATTTGTAGTCCAGATGCTAGACCTGCTACTTGAGCTGCGTACATGTAAGCTGGAGCTTTGTATACGCGACCATCTGCCATACGACGTGTTACAGAGTCACCGACTAAAGCTACACGTGGGTTTCGAATCGCTGCTTGACGAGCACGTAATGCGTCAAATGATTCCTCGATACCTCCACCAACGAATCCTCGTAGCTGGTTACCTGCACTTGATTCAGAACGTAAGAAGTGACCTAACTCAGCATGGATAACTTCATTTGCTGTTAATGGAACAACGTAGTATCCACCAGAGTCTGCTACAGATGCGAACAACTTAGCCCATGAAGCAGGTGGAGCTTTTGTCTCTGCACCAGCAAGACTTGTTACAGGGATAGTAGCTGGAGCTGGTTTTGTTAAGTCGATTTCTAGAGATACGTATCGGTCATTAGCAAGTGTTAACGCTAAATCTGCTGATACTGCTGTTACTGTTACATCTTTTTCTTTCGCAAGCGGTGTTGCAGCTAAAGCGTCTAAGTAGTTAGTAGAGACATTTTTGTAACCACCTAAAGAGTTCATTACTGCTTTGAAATCTGGTAGGTTATTAATATCGTTTACTAGTACGTTAACGTCTTGATAGAAACCTTCACCTAACTCGTATGTACGAACTACAGCCGCTGTGTCTTTATCAGCACCAGCTTTTAGTTCAAGTGTTTTAGCTTCTTTTGTTGCACTATCTACTTTGATTTCGATAGATGCGTACACTAGAGAACCTGTGTATTGAACTGCGAAGATGTTACCGATGTTATCGTAAGTCTGCTCGTAACGCTCTCTTGTGAAGTAGACGTTGAAACGTTTAGACTTTGTGATTACGTTATCTTCTAATGAGATTTGGATACCGTTTGCATCTGAACCATAAAGCTTAGATGTGAATGTGTAACCATCTTTCACTAGTTTTGCTTGTGTTGCTTCATCAGCACGGACAGCATAGATTTTACCTGCGCCACCTAAGTTAACTGATGGATTCCACGCCATCTCGATAGCATCTACTAGTTCTCCGCCACGGAAGATGTTTCGTGCTTGTGATAAGTTTGTTACTACTTCTACTTTGTTTGGCTCTCCGCCTGTAGCAGAACCGATTAAAATTAACGGTTTTTCACTACGAACATTTGCAGAACCTAAAGCTGTTGAGTCCAATGTAACTTCGGTACGTGGACGTTTTCTATTGAAACCATATGAAACTGCCATATATGTAATCTTCCTTTCTAATTGGTTATTTTAAATTGAAATGCTTTTTAAGAGCTTCTAAGAAAATCTCTTCATCTCTTTGGTAATGCTGCCCTGCCATTAGAGCTTTGAATCCTGCTAACTCTACATCCGACAGCTCGTACACTAGTTTTACAGAGTTTAAAAACTTATCGATATGTACGTAAGGTTTTAATGGCTCGGCTTGTACTTCTTTCTTTGTGGCTTGTTTCTCTGCCATGTTAGCTTCCTCCTAACTTTCAACATCTAGTTTTGCCTTTAGGACTAACTCCTTAATGCTATTTTCGATTGGAACGTCTAAGCTATAAGAAGTGACGTATTTAACAAGTGTCTCTCTCCCGTATAGAATCTCTGGAGTTTCTTCACCTGTGTTTGTATTTACTTCCTCAATTTGACCAAACTTGATACCTTGTAAAAGATTGTTTGTTTGCTCCTCGGCTGTACTTCTCATATAGATAAGAACGGCTTTTAAAAGAAGGTCTAAACATCTAACGGTATTCATATTGGTTGACAAGACCAAGATTGAGTAGTATTCTGTAGTAGTAAAACCAGACCTAACACCAAACTCTCCTTTACGAGACTCCTTGGTTGATAGCTCCTCGTACCAAACTACAAAACCTCCTAATCCTTCGAGGTCTGGACTATACTTGAAGTAGATTCTATTACCTTCGTAAGTGATATTGTCTTTACTAGAGAAGGTGATACCTTCTACAGACGACAGAGAAGCAACTGGCTTTTCTAATTCAAAATACATTCGATTTGATAGCGCATCTACTTGCACATCGGCTACTTCGCGGATTAGTCCAAGTGATGGGCTAGGATATGTACTTTCTAGGTTTCCGATACTAGGATTTGTCTCTTCTCCTTCTCGTAAACCGATATAGATTGAACCTTGTAATTTCTGCTTGTCCTGCGGCATAGTGTATAAGATTGGTACTTCCCTTGGAGCTGGGTTATACCGTTCATCGTACACATATGCTTTTATAAAAGACTCACGAACATTAGGCTGTACTTCCTTTAATAGTTCCTCTATAATATAGCGGTTCGACAATAAAATTCCTAATGTCTGTTCAATTTGCGTATAAATATATGTATCGATACTAGATAGCATTTCTTAACCCCCTCCTATTGATTTTTCATATTGTATTTCATAAGTCTATTTACATTGGCAACGAATGTTTTTGACGTGTTACTAACGGTTACTCTATCACGATTGATAATCCAGCTATTCGCAGGTGATTTATCTGATACGGTACGGAATGCGATGTAGTCATGTCGATTCGTACCAGAACGTATTTTCGTAATATTATTAGAGCGTGGCGTGTAGTTCAACATGGATGCATCAGATGTTTTTCTGTTGTCGTACATGTAATCAGATATAACAGTCTTACGTTGGCTAGGAGCTATATCTATCGCCCTCAACTGCTCATACATCCTACGAGACATACCACGTGCTCTACGGCGTATAGGAACGGTTAAATACCATCCTCCACCTTTTCTGTTCTTACGTTTACTACTACGTGCGAAATAAGGCTTAAGGTCGATAACTCCTAAACTATTTAAACGGTTCTCTGTAAGCTCTAGATATTTAGGTTTTCTCTTGAGTTCCATACCATCAGGTAGGTTACGTGCTAAAGATTTAGCAGTTTCATCAAGAGCATTATTGACAAGGTTATTTCCTAGATTATTCATAGCCTTCTTCATGTTGGCTTCGCTTTGGAATATCTTAGGACGTTTCTTAGCCATTAACCCATACCTTTAAAGAATCCGTTGTAACCGTTAGTGTTAAGACCTTTCTTCGCATCAAAGATGTCTTGGATATCTCTATCGTTAACTCCTGATTCGAATGCCTCTTTATCGATAAATAAGTCCTCACGTTTTAGTAATAGCTTTTGATATGCGTCGTGCTGCGAGTAATCCATATCACGTACATATCGGTGCTCTTTCAATAGGTCTGCTACTAAGTATCGCAAAGTAGTTTCGACGTTAAGAGAAATATTCATACCCTTCAAGTGTTCACTAGGATATATTAAATTCTTCTTGTAATCGATTTTAAAGTCAGAACCTTCGAATAGTTCACCATCTACAGACATAGCTAGTTCAACTTTCTTCACATCGTACACCATGTAGAACCCATTCTTGATTCTTCTATCCGTTACATCAAAAATCATAGATTGCGAGATGATTGCATTCGTTACAGTGATTCTATCCCTAAATGCAATACGGTGAGACCTGTCAGGTGTTCCGATTGCTGTACCTGTATCCATAATACCTATATCCTCATTAATCGCCCCTTTAGCTTGTGATTGAATCATGATACCAATCTCTTTAGCTGGTAAGAAGGCAATACCTCTGCCGTGACATATAGGACAAGTTTGGTCAGGCTGTCTTGTAGCTTTATCACGACAAGGGCATAGGTATGATTTTTCCCACAGTACTTTTTGTGAGAAGTTATCAATATGATTATCTAGGTCAGGAAGCCTATGAGTAGCTTGGGCAATGCTTTGCAGTATCATTGGTTTCTCTGCCATAAAAACCCTCCTTAAATGATTCCTAAGTTAATTCCGTAGAATGATTTTAATCCTCTAACTAAGTCTTCGATATCTCTATCTAGCTGCATGATATCGGCAGATGCCCCACCATACATAGCAGACTGAGTTGTGTCGATACTTTGAGAAATACCATCGATGTTTACGCTCATAGATGCAATACCAGCACCTACGATTAAACGTCCCCATTGTTGTAGAATCTCTTTTAGTGCTACTTTGATAACCAGTGTCCATAAGTCTGCTGGCATCTCGTATTCTCTTGAAACCCCTCTACGTTTTGGTGGAAGCATACCTGCTACGTACTCTACGTGGAACATTTGTGGTGCATAGTTATTACCGACTAAATTCGGAATACCTGCAATCATCGGGTAACCTGAGTATACCTGTGCTAGATTTAAACTTTGTCCCTGCTCTGATAGCATTAAAGTAGGCAACATCTCCAGTTGACCTTCTAGTTTATATACTCTCCACCACTTCGTAGGATAGTTGAATACTGTGCCTCCGCCGTATTCTAATGTTACTTTTTCCATTTGTAGTACGGGTCTTTGTCTTGTTCTGATGAACATAAAACTTTCAAAGTCATTACGGTAGTAGTCATGATGCTCTCCGTTATATCGAGGTAATATTACGATGTCAAGCATCTTCTCTACTTGTGCGATAGCTTTCTCTAAAGAAGCCTCATAGAAGGCGTCAGGCATAGGTTGCTTCGTTCTAGGGTCTGTAACATCTATACCGAAATGATTCATCTTAACGGCGTCTACAGTGAATCCATAGTCTGCTAGATTAAGCTCTTCGATTTTATCTAAATCGATTAACTTTTCATTATTATGCTGGTATTGAGTCCCGTCTTGATGCATAGGATTGTTATACATCACTCATCACTCCTACTCCGCTTTTTTAGGTGCTGGCTTTGCTTTGGATTTAGGTGCTGCTTTTTGTTTAGGCTCTTCTTTAACTTCGGGAGCGATGTAAGTGAATCCACCGATATGTGCTAATGATTGTTCTTGCTCGTCGGTCAAACCTTCTGCTTCACCTTTTTCATTAAATGTAACTTGTCCTAAAACTGTGGCAACTACCTTACCTGCTACGCGTTCTCCAATTAACATAAATAAATCCTCCTTAAATTTTGGTTTATATACATAAAAAGGAGCAGATATTTTCTCTGCCCCTATTCAGTTTTCTATTAAGTTGTCAAATGACGTCAAACATCTATTAGTGGCTTTAACAGCCAATCTTCGGTAGATTATATCTTTATTTTTAATGTCGTTGCTTTGTATTGCAACCTATGATACAATCTTAATAAGATGAGGGCGCGAAGCCATCGGAATGTCCTTACGACTTAGAATTAGTATTTAACTGTAACATCTGCTGCAAGAGCTGGGATGTATTGAACGTTTTTGATACGAACCCATTTCTTCGGAGCGTATAATGCTAGTGCACCATACCAAAGAACTGTGAATGTAGTTGTAGCGTTCATTTGAGCCAATGGTAATTTCATCATTGGTAGTAACTCTAGTAAACTCACAACGTTAGGAGTTAATTCACCTACGAATACATCAGTAGTCTCAGGGATTACTTGGTTACGGTCAAGGACTTCGATTACACCTTGGTCATTTACTTTTGATACAGGAACACGAGCGATTAAGAAGTAGTGACCTGTTTCTGTACCTTCGCGGTATACAGAGATGAATTGTGGTTGCGCTTGGTATAGAGAAGCTAATTTAACTTCAAGTTTAACCGTGTTGTCTTTTTTCGCAACTGCTGCTGTAACTGCCTCAGATGGTAATGACTCTGCATCGTCAGAATGAACTACAACTTTGTAAGAATGAGTTTTGATATCCTCATCACGGAATCCACCTTTTTTGTCATCCACAATTGAAGCTACTACAGATGCTGGCGCTTGAGGAGCGTTAGGCTCTGGGTTACGACCTCAAGTAAGATGTTATCATTCTCCATGATTGTTGAACCATGTAAGTTGATTGCACCACGAGTAGATAAGAATTGGTTAATAGAGAAACCAGTTGAGAATCCACCAGCAGTTGACGGTTGAATTACACGTTGACGGTCTAATAGATTATTCGTGAAGTCAGCTTGCACCCCTATCGGCATAAACGCATCAGTAGCGCGACCATAACCTTTACCAACAATAACTGCTGCTTTGTTTAAAGTAGCTTCGTCTAAACGAGCACCTTTAAGGTCGATTACGTTTGTATCTTGGTCAATCAGTTTATGTAAGCCATCGAACTCGATACCTGCTTGTCCATCAGCCTCAGATGATAATGCTGCGTCACCATAAAAAATAGCCCACTCGATAGATTTCGCAATAACCGCGATAGCATCTTCCGTTAAGATTGTCATTGGGTCTGCGATGTTGTTAACTAAACCAGCAGCAAGTGATTGTTGCTTAGTGTCAGATAAGAACTTCATTTGAACCGTTTTTTGACGGATGTTAGGGTCGTTGATAGAAGCTACTCCGACCTCACGTACGAAACGGCTGTGACCAGTACGACCATGTTGATTGAATACTGCATATTTAGCAACTGTACTATTTACTTGTTGTTTGTTAATTAACGGATAAATAGTGAAGTCGTTGCTAGAGAATGCAAGCATTTTAACTTGGTCTTCTAATAGTTCTCGACGAACTGCTGCTCCATCTAACTGTGTATCAGGTGTAATGCCATAACCAGTCGTAAACGACTTAGACACTAATTCTGCTAATTCTGCTTCTGCTTCGACAGGAAGCTTTTTATTCTTAGCTTCTGCTTCTTTTTTCAATTCTGTCATTAATTATTCTTCCCTTCAATATGATTTGTTTGTTTTTATAAACTAAATTTTCTGAGTATTCTGACTTTTACGTGCGGTACTCGACCGCCACTTGTTTTCCCCTATATATTTATTATAACACATGGAGGAGAGGTAGCTTAGGAGGAGGTCGCTACCAATCCTTTTTTTTTGAGCTTACGAGTATAATATAACACTTCGTACTATGTTTTTCTAATTTTCTAATTATTTACCTACAATAGCACGGAAAGCTCTAACATCTTCTTCTGTTTCACGACCGTTTTTAACACGGTTTACTGCACCGAATAAGAAGTATTGTTCGTTAGCAGAAGCTTGACCAGATGTGTAATAGTTTACTACTTCCTTAACATGGTCAGCAGCTTTGAAGACTTCTTCTTCCTCAGGAGCGTCCTCTTCGTCCTCTACTAAAACATTATCAGCAGATTTCTGAACGTATTCTACTCCTTTGCCTTCTAGGTCTTCGTTCATAGATTTAGAGACTTCTTCTTTCTTCTCTTCTGGTTTCGTATCCTCGGTATTATCCTCTTCTACTACTTCCTCTTCTTCTTCCTTAGGCTTTTCGGCAGGAGTTTCTACTACTTCTTTAGCTTTAAGCTCTTCGATGTGTTTTGCGATATTCTCAATCATAGGTAAGACTGATTTCTCGATACGCTCTAATCGTTCTACTAATCCGTTTTGAGACTCTGCAACTGCACCATAAGATTTAACAACAGATTCGAATGCTGAGATTAACTCGCCATTAGAGATTAAAGCTTCGGCAGATTTCGCTACTGGTTCTTTATCCTCTTTCTCTTTGTCTTTCTTATCCTCTTTTTTATCGGACTTGTCTTTACCTTTTGCTTTGTCTTTGTCCTTCTCGTCCTTCTTGTCTTCTTTATCCGACTTCTCGACTACTTCTTCCACTGTCTCTTCCTCCTTTTCGTCCTCAGGTTCTTTATCTTCTTTCTTTTCCTCAGGAGCTTCGACTACTTCGTCTTCGTCCTTTTCTTTATCCTCAGGTTTAAATTCTGGGGCTTCTGGAGCAACTACTTCGTCTACAGGAATCGCAACAGATTTTGATACCTCTTCTAACTCTTTTGTTAATTCTGAAATTTTAACTTCTGCCATTATTCATTCTCCTTTTTATTAGGTGAGTACACCGTTTTTATATGTTCTAATGCTTCTGAACGAGACATACCTTTTGAAATCTGTAAGAATAGTACAGCACACTCAGGCATGTTTCTATTCATATCATCTAAGTAGATACCTACCTTCTTCCATACTTCTTCAAATTTACTATCGTCAGTCTCTTTAAGAGCCCATGTTAAATTGTATAGGCTACGAGCGAAGTTTTCTGGACTTAACGCTCCCGCATCGATTGAATCTTCGGGAGTAATCCCATAACCTGCTTGGAAACTTTTCATGATGTGTTCCCATGTAGCTTGAGGGTTAGCAGGATTAGTGGTAACAGCTACGTTCGTTACGCGGAGTTTACGCATAATCCTTGGGTCATCTTTGTCTCTGGCTAAACAGAAACCTTCAACAGAGAATCCTAGTTTCCTATCAATTCCAGATTTAGAAATGTTATTCGCTAAGTCCCACATGCTCTTTGCATAAGGATTTTCTTTGTATAACTTACATTCAAGATATAGACCTACATCGGGGTCTACGTATGTACCCTCCGTAGGAACTCCGACTTTATAGAAGTCACCTTGTTTATGTTCGTAATTTATGTATCCGTGATTCATAAAGTAGCTAATGTCAATACCTGCTGGGTCTACGATGTCATCTTGTCTATCTAAGTCTGTAGTTGTGGCGTAACCTTGTAAGTACCATGAGCGCTCAGAAGGTGTGTCATCATTCTTTTTGATAGATTCTTTGATATCGATTGGGACGAACATATTAAACATCCCTGTTGCTTTGTCTACGACTGTATGCACATATTTTCCTCCTTTCTAAGTGGTACGAATTCAACTGTTATTAATATAGCAAAAGTACCACTTAGACCAGAGTTTTTTGTTAATTAAATTTCATTAATGGTAAATATCGACTAAAGAATTTATTCAACTCTTTTATGCTATCGATATTTCTACTAGCTAAACAGTCTACTGCGATAGAAGGGTGCATGTGACAATCAATTGTCAATGTTCTGAATAATACAAGTTCATCGATGTTGTAATATTCTAAAACATCTTCATCATACATTCGAGTGTCTAGCTTAAGCTCTAGCTCATCGAGTATCTCGATTATACGTTTCTCCATTTTCGCCTTTACCTCCCTCTTTAGTAGAGTTAGCGTTACGACTACCTTTAACTTGTCCATCTTTACCTACGCTGTTATCTTTACCAGATACCTTCGCGTTAGAGCCATCTAAACCTTGCTGCTTCATCTCAGATGTTTGTTTATCGTCTGAGCCTTCTTGCGCTGCTTTAGACTGGATAAGTTTTTCTTGTAAAATCTGACCTTTACTTTGAACGTGGAACGCACTATTGATAACGTCTCCGCCTTCAATTGCAGGTAATCCAAGTACTTTACGCGATTCGTTGAATGACATACCGACTTTTGTTTTCAACTCTAGTAATTCTAGAATCTCTTTCTCTGTCGTTGCATCTCCACCTACGAATACGAATATGTATTTATCTCCGAACTGAGATACGATGTACTTGTTAATGATATCTTCTAAGAACTTAAGTAACGGCTCTAAACCTTTGTCACGAGAGATACGGTTCTTCTCTTTAGCACTCGTTTCATTTAGAGTACTACCAGAACTACCTGTCGCTCCGCCGCGGTTCGGGAAGTTAATCTCAGAAGGGTCGATAGCGTAAATACTACACATAACGTTGATAAGGTAGTTTAACCATCTTTCGAATTCCATATCACGAGATGATTGTGTCATGTTAATGAACTTAACATCTTCTGCTGATACAACTGGAATCTTCCATGCCCCATTAATACCACTAAACATTGTTTGCCATTCACGACGGAATGACTGTAGTGCATGACGGGACTGCTCTTGTCCTGTTTTAATATGTAATAATCCACGAGTCGTACCACCTTGAGCGAAGTAACGAGCGTTAAATAACTCAGTGTTTGCATGGTACTGTAAGTGCTCTAAACATAATTCAAGTTCTGAGTATCCGTATCGTCCGACGTGGATGTCTGTTCGAGGATTATGTACTTCCCATGCCATTTCTTTTGCTTTAAACCCTGCGACCTTCTTACGGTCTAAAACCTGTACATACTTCTCAACGTTATCGCCTTTACGCTCTTTTCCTTTTTCATCGACTGCTACATAAATGGTGGATGCGTCAATAGCTTTAAATCTACCAAGTTCTCCATCTTTATCGTAAATCAATTCAAAGTTTATTTTGTCATATATTAATCTATCACGAGTAATCTTCTTAATGAACGCTCGGAAGTTATCTTGTGTAAAATCATCCTTGACTCGTCCTGTATACTCCAGAAACGACTCTATACGCTCGATAGTCGCTTTCTCGTGACTCGAAGGGGTCTTTAATGGGTCTTTTAATCGAACCTCATAGCCGACACCTCGGTTGCTGTAGCGGGCGGGTGAACAGAACATTGATACTTGGTTCACACGGGTATTGATAATTGCGTTAACAATAATATTTTTACTTGACCAGATTTTTAAATTCTCTAGCAAGTTGTATCGTCCATCTTTTGACGGGGCTTCTTTGTAATCTGGATTAATAGAGAACTGACCTAATATAGGCTCTTCATACGCCTTAGCTCGTCCTTGACCAGCATTTGCGCTCTTCATTACTGTCTCTTCTTCTAACCCTCGTATTGCAATAGATAGCTCCTGCTTATCTACTGGATTCATAAGTTCCAGTGTCGTCGTAGATGGGCGTTTTTTAAACCTAAAAAAGTCTAAAAAGCTCATTTGCATACCACCTTATAATAAAATAAATAGGGCAAAGCTCAATCGCAATCGAACTTCTTCCTACCGTTCTTGACATCTGTGTAATTTGCCCTAATTATCTCTCCGTGTTTATTCTCTAGGAGTACTTTGTCTGGTTCTTCTGCAACGCCTACGATTCTATATTTCACTCTATCTAAATAGACGTATACCTTCACTTTCATACCACCTAGCATTTTGTAGTATGTTACAACCTCAATCCACGTGTATCCTTGAGATAGGAGAGACTTCGCTTTAATCCATACATCTTCTACTTGATGAAAGCTCATGACAACACCTCTATCTCTATTAATATAATGCTTTCAACACTTTTTCCTTACTTTAATTATACCATGTACAAATATCTACCCGTAAAATAGGGCATAAAAAATGAGCACAGCGTATAGCTATACTCATCGTGAAACTAGTAAGGAGGGGAAGGGATTCGAACCCTCGCTACCTGTTAAGGTACTAGAGACTTAGCAAGTCCCCCTCTTCGCCGCTTGAGTACCCCTCCAAGAAACGCGCACGAATGCGCTATAGTAATATTGTACTCGCCCCACTATCTTGTACTTTCGTACTAGGTAAGGAACGATTAAAGTCTATTTTCGTGTAGGAACTGTTCGCTGTAATATCTACGAATTTAGATGTAGGTATTAATGAGATGTCCCAGAGCATACCATCGAATCGGTTATGCTGCCCACTTACTTTCAAGACTTTTGTTGTTGCTGTAGATGGTTGTAGTTGAAGTCCTGAGAAAATGTTACCACTACATTCATTTGGGATTGTCTCACTACTGTCAATCGTAATCATTTCTACGCAGTCTTCTATGGAAATGTTATTGAATCTATTAGCGTTTACCCACGCCATTCCTGTTGTTGGCGCTTTAGCCTCTAGCTCAATACCTTTTCTTAGACCGACTAATTTGACATTAGATATATCCACAAATGAAATCTCATGGTCAGTTCCTCCAGAAAAGAGCCGTATACCGACACCTTTGTGAGAACCTGTCCAGTTAACGACTACACCATCTTTTATAGCTGTCTTATTCCATGTATTGTAATATTTATTCTTACCGTCAAAGGAAAAGACAAGTGAATCAAAATTCGGGGAATCGATAGCTATGAATGGATTTGTGACAGAAGCGTTTCGCCCTATTAATAAAACAGGGAAATTACCACCAATAACTAGTCTTGAACGGTAGCCAAACAATAACTCTACATCATTTAGCAATGTAAGAGATGATTCAAGGTAATAATCTTTCTCTTCTAGCAGTACGGTCTTTGATGAAGATGTTGCTAAGGCTGCTGCATTGATAGCATTCTGTATCTGTATGGCAGGTGTTAATCCACTAAAATCCTTCACATTTATCATGTATTGCCTCCTCAAATAAGTATAGACGAGAATAAAAACTCTCGTCATGTTTAATATAGCAGAATCAGGACTCGAACCTGAGAACTCGAATGAGGGGTGATTTACAGTCACCTGTCGTTGCCGCTTGACTATTCTGCCAAAATATGATACCGAAGGAGGGGGTCGAACCCACACTGGACGGTTTCTAAAACCGCTATCTCTACCTGATTGGATTACTTCGGCATGTATCGCTATCTATTTCTTTACGTGTCTGCGGATAGCTCGCCACGTCATGTTTGCCTTCTTTTTATAATGTCTCCTTAGGACGGACATGCTTTACTTAGGGTTTCGCCTAAGTTATCTCAACATGACTAAGATTTTATAGTTTACGAGGATAACGGGATTCGAACCCGTGCTTCACGGTAGACAGCCGTGCGTGTTTACCTCTACACTATATCCCCAATGGAGGAGGGTGTGAGATTTGAACTCACGGAGGTTTTACCCTCGGCGGTTTTCAAGACCGCTGCAATAATCCACTCTGCCAACCCTCCGTGGCAGGAGCTATACGAATCGAACATATGACTTCGGTTTTGGAGACCGAGGTTTTACCACTAAACTAAACTCCCATGTGGTGGGTAGAGATGGAATTGAACCACCGCAGATGCTGTTTTAAGGCTTCTGAGCTAACCAAGCCACTAACCCATGAAATTCAACTATCGTCTCCCTGCTTAGGTAGGTGTAATCAACCAAATATACGGTTGAGTATGAGTTACGATAATTGAAAGTATATAATAGATGCCTCTGCTAGATTCGAACTAGCGCGTCCGAGAGTCAAAGTCCCGTGCCTTACCGCTTGGCTAAGAGGCAATGATACGTGCTAGGTAGGGCTCGAACCTACGACACAGTGGTTAACAGCCACCAGCTCTACCGACTGAGCTACAAGCACATGATATAAAAAGTACCCTCCCCACACGATACGTATGAGGAGAGATAAGAAAATTCTAATAAAGGGAGAGAAAACGTGTTTCCGCACATTTGCTCTAAGGCGTATTAAACTTACGAATGATATCCTTGTCTTCACGAGGTTAGAGGAGGAGAGAACATGGATACCGCAGGAGGAACATCCTACAACTCTATTATACCAAAAACTGATACAAGAATCCTTGTAATTATAAAAATATTTAAAATATTCTGAATAATTATTTCTGATAGAATTTACACAATACATATACATATTAATTTAACTTCTAAGGGGTCTGAGAGCTCGATGAGGATGTCTTATATCTTAATGAATACAATTAGTCCTATTCTATAGTAAATACCTTCTGCATCTTGATACACACTTCTATTAGGTTTATCTCTGACACAGTACCCTATTTTATTTTTTTCGGACGTCTATATAATATTACAGAGTTATATTTAATAACTAATATTATAAATGAAATATTTAATAATTAATAATAATATAAATAATATTATATAGAGAATAGATAAAATAAAATAGGGTATCTAGGTTGCCCCATTTTAATTTAATAAAAAGTAATTCCCTTCATCAGAAATAAATACTAATTCTCTCTATCAAGAATAAAATAAATACTAATAGTAAAAAATATATTTGACAATTAGTAAACAAAGTATTATACTCTAAATAAAAACATTTAAAACTTAACATAAAGGAGAGTATCAGAAATGATTTATAAAAATAAAGAAGTTGTATTACGTTTAAGAAAGGTTCGATTAGATAGAAATATTGACATTCCTGAGTTGTGTCAGAAACTAAATGTTAGTTATAGTACAGTCAGTAACTGGGAACGAGGTCTCAGATTCCCTAGAAAAGATAAGTTGATGCAGTTGGAAGATATGTTCAATATGAACTATAGGGATTTATTTGCAGAGCTATCAGATGAGGAAGTGAGGGGATTAAAGGACAAAAAATAAGACCGTATATACGGTCTTTTAAGTATGCCCCATTTTATTTTATTTATATGTGACCTTAAATTTCAAAATATTTTGCGCGACTACGAATTCCCAATCTCCATTCATATCTGCTGATGTATTAACACGGAATACGGGACTACCGCTACCTTTCACGGCGTTCCCGATTACCGCTTCTGGTTTCTCAGGAATGTTACCTCGATTGAATACATCCTGAGGAATAAATGCTTTTGTACCGTCCATTAAAGTGATTTCTACGTCCATTGGTCTTGCCATATTTATCATCCTTTCTTATTTTTGCGACAAGCTAAATATGTAACTTATAATTCCACCTAAGACCACCATAAGAGCATTTTCAACTAAAGCTCTTTGCTTATCTGTACCTTTTTCTCCTCTAGTCTCTAAAGCTGCTAACCTCTGGTTCAGTAAGTCTATTCGGTAGCGTAAGTGGGATTGTTTTTCTTCGTTAAGGGCTACGCTTTTATCTAAGTCCTTTACGATTACTTGTATTTCCTCAAGTACTTCTCTGATATCCTCAGAATCCTCGGAGTGCTCTTTTAGGATACTCTCGATTTCCTTGATTTTATATTCAAGCTCAGTGTTTTCCATAACAATCCACCTTTCTTGTTAATGCCCCATTTTAAATATATGTCTGTAAAACGGGTGTTTTATTTTATTTTCTTCATGCAACTCCTTTAAAACTTCTATACTCTCTTCATCTTCTATTTTACCATACTGCGAATTGATATCGATTGATACGTTCACAATTCTATCCTTTGGAGTAATAATCTGTAATTTAATCCAATCAGGTCGATTACATTCTAAATAATGGAAGTGGAAATCGTTGAGAAGTCCTAGAGAAATTAGACGATGTATAGTATAGATATGAAATTGTTTTCTATCTCCGTTAACTATTGTACCTATTAGCTCCATCAATTCATCGCGAATAGCCGCATTAATGGATTTTTCGTTTTGTCGCATTTTCTTTACCTCCTTTCTCTTTTCCTGTTGTTAAAGACGTAACCATTACCGTAGACATGACGCCATTCTTGTAAGTGATAGTCTCGTACTTGGAAGCGTTGAACAGAACGATATCTGCTATAATAGAGGTATAGACAATAATGATAAACAGCAGAGCCTTAACTGTCGGAAACACTAAACGGAATATCCAGCCTCTATGAAGGATAGATGCAGTTACATAGGACATATAAGCAGCTACTGAGTAGAAAACAAGGGTAAAGGCTATTGCTAGAATCAAGTACACCATAGTAATTACCCTCTTCCGTAGTTTTTTGCGTTTCTAATATAGCACTTCTTACTATCGTTTTTATACAAACCTCTATATTAGAGATATAAAAAATATTTCTCAATGGAGGTATTTGGAAAATGGTAATTAGTAAACATACTAGGAACAAGCTCCTACTAATATTTTTAGCGCAGGTGATAGGTTATGAAGCAGTACAATACCTTAGCTCTGTAGGAGTGGAAGTAGAGAGTTCAACAGTATCGTATTTCGTGACGGGAGGTGTTTTCGCCTTAATCACGTTAGGGATATATGATTATGTGGTAACAAAGAATGCGATGAAAGTACAGAAAGAGTTCAGTCTTATTTTAAACTGCGTACTGAAACGATATGATACAGTCGCGGGACATAAGGAGAAAGGAGATTAATATGATTTATGAGAAAGAGTTAGATATAATGCTAGATGCAGTACAAGAATATGCGGAAATCAATTTAATTAAAACGTTCGAGGAAGATGCGAAAGAGCTTGCCCCAATTTTTGAGGTACATGGGGTTAAGTTTCGAGACCGTAGATTTAATGAAAGTGTTAGAGACGAAGCGAAATTAGTAATCACGACATCGATGCTGCGACTGGCTAACGAGTATGCAGATTATCAGGATGCCAATTATGAATACGTTGGAGCTTTTGAAGAGTTGATTGTAGAGATGCTAGATACTAAATATTCGTCCCATCTGAAAAGTCAATTCGTACAACATGGAATTCCCTATACGGATACTATGATTTCTAATTTGATTACTGAGATGATTCTAGAATTACCGTTTGCGTACGCTAATGCATTTTGCGACAATGAAAAAGGATACGAAATGTTCCTATCAGAAGTTCTACACGCCTATCATGAGAAGTTGGAATATTCTGAAAAATGATTACGAAGAAAGAAATAGTAGAGAAAAGAAAACGACTGTTCCAGAATTGTCAAGATTATAAAGAGTTTAAAAAAGGGGACAAGCGTGTTAACTATCCAAGGATTTGCTCGATATGTGGCAGACCTTTATCTACTTTAACAAAGCGTACACAAAAGTACATATTAACGCAAAACCAGTACAGATTTGAGTTGAGCGCACTTGTTAGTGTTCACATATGTAAGGATATCAATTCTTGTTACAGAGTACTAGATAGGAAAGGAGAGCTTGCAGATGGCAATGGTTGATAACATCAAACGAGGAGTACAGAAAAGAAGTTCTGTATTCGATGCACAAGAAGAACTACGACAGAATTTAAACTTAGGATTTTCCGAAGCTATGAACCAATTTATCCAGAAGCTGCAAATGGGTGAAATTAAAATTGATAACGTAGCTGATGCGATTCGTGTATTCAGTGCTTATAAAGAGTTAAATGGTATCGATGAAATGATTAACGGTCAGCAAGGAGCTGGGATGCTTCCAGAGATTAATATGCGTCAAGAGAAGGTTGTTGACGATATGGTACGTGAAGGTACTCTTGGTGAGACAGAAGAAGGTCGTATCGATATCGGTGGAATTAGCGATGCAGAGTTAGCTAAGTTACTCACAGAAATGGATATCGCACAAAATAGGGCAAACGAGGAGTCGATGTAATGGAGAAAAGACCTTGGCAAATTGATATCATTGGAGACGCTGATACAACGCAATACAAATCAGTTAAAAAATCTAGAGCTATGGGGCTTTCTTACGCGCCCTATCCCTCACCTGATAATGTATTGGCACAGAAAAAGCACTATAGTGAGCTCAGGGACTTAGTGTACAAAGATACATTGTTAGCTGTCCCGTATTCTGGAGAGGAAGATAGAAATGTATAATATTACAGGAGAAATGATACAGCGAGTAGCGAAGCAGACGTTTGGTCGTACCGACTTATCGAAAGAAGAGTTAGCGTATGTCCTTACTATGATTAACTGCTCTTCGTATCTATTAAAAAATCACTCGGTAAAAGGTCACCCGATTACGTTCCACGTTAGCGGTAGAGACGTTACACGAGCATTAGCACACAGACCGTGGCAGGTAGACATTATCAACGATACACATCCAGATAAATGCGTTATTAAGTCACGTCAGTTAGGATTATCAGAGGTTGGGGTAGGAGAAATGCTCCACTTCGCAGATTTACATAGTTACGCAGGGGTTAAATGTTTATACACATTCCCGACAAACCGACAAATGAAAGACTTCGTATCCACACGTATTAACCCGTTACTAGGTGCTGGTTACTATTCTACTATTTCTGACCCGCATGTAGACTCGTTAGAAAAGAAACGTATTCGTAATAGCTTCATGCTGTTCCGTTCTTCTTCTAAAGCGTCAGCAGTAGAGGGTGTCGATATCGATTACCTTTCAATGGATGAGTACGACCGTGTAAACTCTTCCGCAGAGATGTCAGCGATGGAATCTATGTCATCATCTAAATTTAAGATTTTACGAAGATGGTCAACTCCAACAGTACCTGCGTTCGGAATACATAAAATTTTCACTGAATCAGACCAACGCGTATACATGCATAAATGTGACCATTGCGGTTACAGACAGCAAATCGATTATGATTTGAACATCGAGTGTATGGATGAGAGTGGCGTTGATACTTTAGCTAAAACAGTTAAAGATGGTACATACCGATTCATCTGCCAAAAATGTAAGAAAACATTAGATAGATGGTATAACGGTGAATGGGTAGCTAAATACCCTGACAGAACGTTAAACAACCAAGGTAAACGTGGATATATGATTACACAGCTAAATGCCGTGTGGTTAACGGCAGATGCCTTAAAACGAAAAGAATTAGAAGCAGAGTCTAAACAGCACTTCTATAACTACGTTTTAGGATTCCCGTACCAAGACGTAGCGTTAGCTGTACAACCAGACGACATCGAAAAGAATAAACGAGAGTACCTAGAAAAGCCACTATTTAATCGTAGTGACTACCGATTCATTTCTGTTGGGATTGACTGGGGTAACTTCCACTGGGTAACAATTCGTGGATTCCGTGATGACGGTCGTATTGACATGATTCGTATGTTCTCAGTAGAACGTGCTCGCGGTGTATCAAATATCGAAGCGGACTTAGAAAGAATTATTGTAGAACTAATCCCATACCAACCAGATATTATCTGTGCGGATATCGGTGACTCTGGTAACTACGTAGACAAGCTAATCCAGCATTTCGGTGAAGGTGTAGCGTACGGAGTTAAAGTTAACCCAAACCCTCGTTCTACAGGTCAAATCAGTCCTGTGTGGTCTGAGCAACGTTGTATGGTTACAGTGGACAAGTTAACACAAAACAAACGTCATATTTCTGATATGAAAATGGGGCGCTTAGGATTCTACCAAGTTGATGATAGAGAACTAAAACTTTATCTAGAACATTGGCAAAACGTCGTAATTCGAGATGAGGAAGATGAGAAAACGAAAGCAATCTATCAAATTATCATGGCAAAAGGTGACGACCATTTTGCTCAGTCTTCTGTATACTCTATGGTTGGTATGGAGCACGTACTAGAGCCTTATATCAAGAAAGAAGTAGAGAACGCATTCGATTATACGACAGTAAATGTAATGCGAACTGACAAACCTGATATATTTGCCAAAGGATGGTAAGTGCTATATTAGTCTAGGACAATAGAAGAAGGAGGGTATTATATTCATGTTAAGAGATGGAATGTATGACGGTTCTCCCGAAAAAAGGATGAGAGACGTTGAAGAAGGTTTAACGAAGACGGTTAAAACTGTTAATGGTAAAGCCCCTGATATCAACGGTAATGTTAGTGTAGATGGAGCTCCTACGGGAGACTTCGCTACAAAGGACGATGTTAAGGGTATGGTTAAGTCTGTTAACGGTAAAGCAGCAGATGCAGCAGGGAACGTAACAATTACAATTCCTAGTACGTCTGGTTTCATTAAACAGATTAACGGCGCGACACCTGATGGGAATGGTAAGGTTACTGGGTTTGTTCAAACAGTAAACGGCGTTAACCCTGATGCGACAGGTAAGGTATCAGTACCATTGATTACGTCAGGAACAACAGCACAACGTCCAACAACTGGTACTTATGTAGGCAGCCGTTTTTCGATACAACTTTGAATAAACCTATCTGGAGAAACAAGGATACCAACGGGTGGGTAGATGCAACAGGAGCAGCAGTAGTTTAATTTATAAATTAAAGGAGGAATTTTAAATGGCATTAGAAGCTAATAAGTATCCAAAAGAAAAAACGATTGTCGATATTTCCCATCATAATGCGGATATCGATTTTGATACAGCGAAGAATTATGTAAGCATGTTTATCGCTCGTACAGGTGACGGACATCGATACAATTCAAACGGAGAGTTACAAGGTGTGGTTGACCGCAAGTATAAAACATTTGTGGCAAACATGAAAGCTCGTGGTATCCCGTTCGGTAACTACATGTTTAACCGTTTCTCTGGAGTAGCATCAGCTAAACAAGAAGCAGAGTTCTTCTGGAATTACGGAGACAAGGATGCAACTGTTTGGGTATGTGACGCAGAGGTTTCTACAGCTCCGAATATGAAAGAATGTATTCAAGTGTTTATTGACCGATTAAAAGAGTTAGGTGCAAAGAAAGTTGGTTTATACATCGGACATCACAAGTACCAAGAGTTCGGAGGTAAAGATGTAAACTGTGACTTCACTTGGATTCCTCGTTACGGTAATAAACCAGCGTTCGCTTGTGATTTATGGCAATGGACAGAGTACGGTAACATCGCAGGTATCGGTAAATGTGATATCAACGTACTATACGGAGACAAGCCTATGTCGTTCTTCACAGAAAAAGAGGGTGCTAAAGAAACTCTAGTTCCTGCTTTAAACAAAGTTGTAACATACGAAGTAGGTACAAACTTAATCCCAGAGATTCAAGATAAACTTGCATTCTTAGGTTACGAAGCTCGTATCAACTTCACTGGTTTAGGTGATGGACTAGTAAGTATTGAGACATCGCATCAAGTAGGTGCTGAGTTAGACAAACTTACTGCATGGTTAGATGAACGAGGCTGGGCTTATTACTACACAAGCAGCAAAGAAGGTTACAATGGTAAATCTAAGGTTGTTACATATGATATGGGTACGAACAAAATCCCAGAATTATCTAATGTCTTAGCATACCAAGGTATGCAAACTGCTATTGTGTTTACAGGTAAGGGTGATGGGTTAATTCGATTAGAGTCTACTCCGCTAGATGAGAGTCGTTTACAAAACTTCAAAAACATCCTAGAAGCTCAGAAAATTGCATACTACATGTACAGTGAATAATTAAGAAGTCCTTCGGGGCTTCTTTTTTTATATAAATCTATTGACTTAAAGTAAAAATGGTAGTATTATGTGATTACAGAGGAGGTGATAGAATGCCAGAGCAAAAGTTTTGCGCGAAATGCGGTAGGTTAAATTGGAGTGAGTGGAGTACAACATGTTACTGTACACATCCAGAATTTATATACGATTCTTACGAAGATTATATGAAAAATAAGAGAGTTTATGTATTAACTTTAAATGATAATTTTTATGGTTCTGGAGGATTGCCGCATATCCAACAATTGATGAATTATTGGATTGGAGAACACGGACTTAAGCATAAAGAGTTTGAATTTAAGGTAATGTTAAAGGAGAGAGAATAATGTTGTACAAGTTTATCACGATTGCAGAAAATGATAAAGAATATGAATTTACTAAAACTGGTGATACTATGCAAGAAGCAGAGGATAAGATTCCTCAGGAAGCAGACAGACGAGGTATTGTACATAATCTGAGTGTGGTAGACAGGTTTAGTTATGAGGTTGGAGGTAAGTGGGTTCGGGATGATGGAAGCTACGAAGAAGATTTAAAAGAAGCACAAGCTCAATATGAAGATGAGCAATGGGTAGAACACATCGATACTCACGAAGAGGAAGGACAACTTACCTCGAGCTATAATTAGTATGATATAATAAAAGTATATGATGTAAAAGAGGTGCATATATGAATGCGGTTAAATCAATCGTAGCTGGTATCGTAGCTGTACTATATTGTATTGTTAGTGTAATATTGTGGGGGTTGCTTATATTAGTGGGCGTTGTTCTATCTGCTATCGCTTTAATGGTGATGGTAGCGTTACTAGTGATTTCCATACCAATTATGTTAGTAGTCTTTATTGTATGTGCTGTTGGTCAGTTATTCAAAGGGCGCGGTTGAGTTGGATGCAACGTTCAACTATAACCTTTTATTAGCAAAAATGATATTAATAGCATTGTTTATTTATACAATGATACTTGCTTTTGGGGTTAAGAAGTCTGTGAAAGAACATAAAGAAGAAATGAGTTATACAGAATCAATCAAGAAAGCTTTATCAGTATTAAGTGAAATAAAAACAGATATTAAAGGAGAAGATGAAAAAATGACAGAGATTAACACAACGGAAGTAGAAGTAAAAAATAAAATGAGTTTAACAGATTTAGTAGATAGAAAGCCATCATTGCATGATTATGCAGAAGTTGTAGAGTTGCTATCAAAACTAGCACGTAACCGATTTGAAAACTACCAATTCTATTTAGCTAAAGCGCCAACAGAAAGTGATGCGAACTTTATGTCTATCGTAAGTAATTGGCATGATGACCCAGAACTACATAAACTAATTTTCGCTAAAGGTGTCGAATACGGAATTAATATGGGAAGCTTACAGAAGTACTTCGTAGACCACGTTCGAGACGGTCATGTATTAGATTTAGGTAACGACGTTATGATTATCACGGACGATGGTTCAAATCTAGCACCTACAGGTGTATCACCTATTACAAGCGGTTTAGAAGGTGGAGAGATTTCATTTAACTTCACATTCATTAAGAAAGAAAATTACCATGCGTGGTGCAAAGAAACGTTCGAAGGTGATGCAGAAAAACAAGATGGTAAAACTGAGGATGCGAAAATCCAATTGGTAGTGAATAACGGATGACAGCACAACAAAAACCCAAAAATTTAATTGACTCGTTCAAGATTAATGTGATAAAATACAAAGGTAGAGAAATAAAAGGTTCATCTGTGCTAGAGTATGAAGTGTTTATACCTGTAGAATTGATGGTGAATCAATCGCAAGATACGGACAACTTTATTAAGATGGCAAAATACATAAAGAACGATAAAGAATTAGGTTGTCTCGTTGCACTAGAAAAAGATAAAGTCGTAAGATTATCTGCTAGTGAATCTGTACAAGGTATTGCGTTTGTATTTACTTTTAATCAGTTTACGGATTTTGATAGACTTCTAGAACTGGCGGATAAATTTTAATTAATTGGAGGAGAAACAATGGAAAAGATAATTACGAAAGATGATGTTTTAGAGAGTGTTAAGGAACTACATAAAGGTTTAGAGACTGTGATGATACTATTAGATAAAATTAATAAAGAGGCAGAAGCGCAATTAGAAATTAAAGTAGAGGCTGCCCCAGAATCGTTAACACAGTTCATCGACCACTTTTTGGACGAGGTTAACTACCATAAAGACGACCGTGAATCGTACTTTGATAAAATGAAAGAAGCTATTAAAATTATTATTAAGCAGCATGGGTATTTCTTGACTACATTCCAGTTAGATGACAAGTTACATACATATCAAGTTAGTGTAAATGCCATTGGCGTAAGTTTAGAAGAGCGATTAGATGGAGGAACAGAACCTAAACAATTCTACTATGAATTCTCATATGAGGATAAAGTGGAATTAGGAATCGTACCTTCCGAAGAGGAGGAAGAGAAGGATGCTTGCTACGAAGAGTATGGTGCATATTGCTGCGATGAAGAGCCGTGCGAAGAGGAAACGGAAGAAGAGGAAACGGAAGAAGAGGCTCTAGAATTCGTAGTATCTATTGTAGACACGCAGTTAAACTATATTAAACACTCTATCGAGAACATCAAGGAAGAGATTGAAGATTACTTCGGTCTTCAAAAATTAAAAGTGGACGACCTTGAAGAGGATGAGTTCGATTTACTCCGTACATACTTAACACACGTGACAGAAGAGGATGCACATGAGGTGAATCAAGCGACGAATCGTGATTTAGTTCGAGCTTGGAATCTACTAATGTATCGAAAAAATATATTATAAATTTTAGAGACAGTCATTGACTGTCTTTTGTTTTTGTGTTATACTTTTAGTATAATAAACGAGGAGGAGAATCATGAGTAACGATAAAAATAGATTAATAGACGAACTGACATCTACAGAATTCAAACAGACTACTACAATTGGGCATGTTGAGTATTTTTTAATTGACAAAACTAGCAGCATGTTCCATTTCTATGCGAAGTACACAACTGAGACTGGTAGAGTTGTTGTCGCGGAAATGTACTACGACTTACGGAACAAAGAACATTACATAAAAAGAAATGGTAAAGAAGTTAAGTTTACGGTTAACAATTTAGATGAAATAGTTCCTAGACGTATCATGGGAGCACGGCGGGACTTCAATACAAGGGGCAGTATAGATAAGTTTGTTGACTTTGTGGAGACAGATGAGAATAAAGGGATGTATAATCAGATGCTATACTTAATCGGCTCTATCGGTAACGAGAAGCGAGACATGACATCGCGAGCCTTGATACGGTTGATGAATGATTATAATAAGTTGGAGCTGTTATACAAAGCTGGTGTAAACCTAGAACGCTTTGATAGTGATAAGGCTTTACTGCATTGGGTTCTTGTAGCAGGTCAAAAGAATGTAACAAAGGCACATGAGATACTGAAAATGACCAAGAATCAATTCAAAGCATTTAAAGACTTTTCTAACAACGAGAGATTCCCATTAAATGCGATTTCGCACATAAGAAACTTAGAAGTAAAAGACGTCAGTTTTTATCGATATATTAGAGGGTTAGTAGAAAAACTTCAAGATAAGTACCAAGTATACGATAGATTAGAAGTGTTCGATAACAACATGAGTTTAAAGGATTTTGCGGAGCTAAGAGAATATACAAAGAACGGATACGCTCACTATATGAACTGGAGTGGTTGGTCTTTATTGGACAAGCCTTACATAACGAATGAAGCACGTTTAATCGAATATTTGGCTTTCGAATGTCTATTGAGTCAAGGGATGGAGCTTGGCGATGCCATCACTACATATCGCGATTACGTTAACATGAATCACTCGTTAGGAAATCATACATATAATAAATACCCGAAATACTTAAAGACATATCATGACATTGTTTCTCGAAATTATAAATTAGTAGAAGACACGGTTCTTGTTGAGAAGTTTGAAGCGCGACGTATTGAGTTGCAGAACTATGAGTGCAAGGTTGGTGCATTTGCTTTTATCGCCCCTAAAACAATGCGAGATATCGCAACAGAGGGTAGTGAGCAATCTCATTGTGTTGCCTCATATGCAAGACAAGTCGCAGAAGGTACAACGGATATCATCTTCATGCGTCTCAAGAAGAAACCCGAAAAGTCTCTCATTACAATGGAGATTCAAAACGGAAGAGTTGTACAAGCTCGTGGATTCGCTAATAGAAACCCAGATGAAGAGGAAATGGCTGCAATTGAAAAGTTCAAAAATATTAAAAAACTCCGATAATAGATTGACATTTTACTAAAAGTAGTATAAGATGTATCTAGAAGGGAGGTGTAACAGTGGCTACAGAGTCAAAAGTTATTAACGAACAGACAAGCCTAGAATGCGAGGTCTGTAAAAATGTGGTGAAAATATGGAGAAAACGCAGTCGCCTAAAGAAGCCGCAGCATTTAAAACATATGTACTGCCATCAATGTAAAGAGACGACAGGGCATTTGGAGTTGAAAGGTGTTGATGAGATACCATCTTGGATTGAGCAATGGCAAAACGAACAATATGAGAAGAGGGGATATCAATGATTACACATGAAATGTTAGATAAACGAATTTGTGATGTAGAAGAAGCAGCAGAAAACCCACAAACATATAGAGAGTTTATTCGTGAATCAGAAGAAGAGTTTTGTATGGCTAGTGCTCCTTTAGAAGATATGACTGTAGACGCGCTAACAGACTACTTCGAGTTCATGGATTACTTGTGGGAGAAGTAAATATGACACCTAAACTTAAATGCATGTTAAGAGGTCATATATGGGAGTACGATGGTTACGAGGTAAATGTACTAGGAAGAAAAGATAAATACATATGCAGAACGTGTAAATGCGTGAAATACGACCAATAAGGAGTTACATAATGAATAACGTAGATAAACAAGTTTTAGATTTATATGATTACATACTTAAACACGGGGAAGTTAAAAGCGACAGAACGGGTACAGGTACATTGAGTATCTTCGATTATACTATGCGATTCGATATGTCAGAAGGATTCCCATTACTTACAACGAAGCACGTAGCCTTTAGACTTGTAGCGGAAGAGCTGCTGTGGTTCTTAAAAGGTGACACAAACCTTAAAACACTCATCGATAAGAATGTGAACATCTGGACTCCAGACGGTTATCGTTGGTATAAGGAGCTAGGTGGTACGTTGTCTAAGGAAGAATTTATTGAGTTTGTGAAGGAGAATGGATTCGATTTAGGTAGAATTTATGGAGCGCAATGGACAGACTGGAATGGAGAAGGGTATAACCAGATTAAAGAAGTCATTGCAGAGATTAAGAGAAACCCATCTTCACGACGTTTATACGTAAGTGCATGGCATCCAACAGACTTCAAGAAAGCTGCGCTACCTTGTTGTCATCATGCGTTCCAACTATATGTACATAATAATGGGAAAATAGATTTGAAGTTCTTTATGCGCTCTAACGATGGATTTTTAGGACTAGCTTTCAATATTGCTAGTTATGCATTGTTACTTCATTTAATCGCACTAGAATGCGGATTGGAAGTAGGTTCTCTCATTTACAACGGTGGGGACGTACATCTATATCTTAACCATATCGAGCAAGCTAAAGAGCAGCTATTAAACGAACCAAGAAAATTACCTAAACTGGTGATTAAGAATAAGAAAGATAATTTAGAAGATTATGAGATTGAAGACTTTGAGATTGTAGATTATAACCCACACAAAGCTATTAAAGCTCCTGTGTCAGTTGGTTTAAAGGAGGAAGTTAAGTGACGGATTTCGAAAGAGAAATTCTAAGTATGCATGCATGGTTGATGCGTAGAACGGAAATTCGTGAAGATGGGACGAAACGAACAAACCCTACTCATGTGAAAGAGTTTTTAAAAGACTTCCATAAAACAGTAGAAAAATATGAAAAGGAGATAGTGAAATGATTAAAATAGCCCTGAGTGGTAAAATGAGAGCTGGTAAGTCCATCGTTGAAAGGTATCTATCTATTAAATACGGATTTTATATTTATGACTTGTCTGATGGTGTAAAAGAGGACTTCGCTAAAAAGTATCCATATAATAGAGGTGAGAAGCCACGAAAAGGGTACAAGTTGTATGCGGAATTACAGAAATTCGCTTTCGGTGAAGATTATTGGGTTAGACGAACACTCAATAGAATTGTAGATGATGTAGAGCAATACGAAAGCAACCCTTTTACGTCTCGTGAGTTCTTCCGTAATTTACCACACTTCAAAACCGTAATAACAGGTGTTAGACAAGAGAATGAATTCCGTAAGCTTCGTGAAGAAGGGTATGCTATCATTCGTATAAACGCTGATGATAAGGTGCGATTACAACGAATTAAAGATGCTGGTGATATCTGCGATATGGATGATTTCACAGATGAGACAGAGCAGTACGTGGATAAAGCTGAGGTAGATTTCGATGTATACAATAACGGAGAACTTTCGTCGCTATACCGACAAATCGATAATATTGTTTTAGAAATTATAGAAAGAGAGTTGAAAAGTAATGAAAATTAATTTATACTTAAAGAATAACTCTTGTGTGGTAGTTAATACTCGTCACTTGTCAATGGATTCGTTTGCCGAGGACTTGGCGTGTTCTCAAATCAAAGGATTTACAAATTACAAGGATATTGAGCCAATTGGAGACTATGTAGTAATTGACGATGAGTATATACGTTATGACGAAATCGTACACTTTAGAGCACACAAGGAGGAGAAGTAAATGAAGGTATTATTAATTTCTGGTGACGGTGATGGAGCAGCTCGATATTTCTTAGATAATTACGAATCGGAAGCAATATATCAGGAAATGCTAGAGAAAGGTTTAACTAAAATGGTTCTCGCGGATGATTACGACGATGACGGAATTAAAGTTAAACTTCACGAGTTTGGAGAAGTTGATAAAGAATTCGTTAATTTCCTGTATGACGTAGGTTTAATCGATTGCGATTTAGCGGAGAGTTTAGACTTTGTAATCGTAGGGGAGGAAAAGTAATGGATAAGAATAAAGTGTTTTACGCAATTATTGAGTGGGAACGTGAACATGGGGAGGACTTTGTAGACCGATTTGGTTACCTAATTAATGCACCTAATTTCATGTTCTGGGCGCATGCGAAAGGTTACATTGACCAGTATCAATTCAACGAGTGGGAGGATATGTACCCTGCTTTAGAAGCGGATGACCCTAACTACTACATTTATACAGACGATATCGATGTAGAATTTGCCTTAGTTGTGGATGAGGATAGAACAGAAGAGGAATACCACCGCGCTATGAAAATGTTAGCAGAGTTCATCTCGGAAAGTAAAATTTATACAGAACGATTTGAGAAATTTCTTCGAGGAGAAGATGAGTAAGAGGCTAAATTAATAGCCTCTTTTTTGTTGATTTATCAAGTATTTTGTGGTATACTTTCGAAGAAAGGAGAAATGTAGATGATAATTAGTTTGATTGCGGCAGTTGATGAGAAAGGGGGTATTGGAAAAGACAACGAACTACTAGTAAAGATAAAAGAAGATTTCGATTGGTTCGTAGAAAAGACGATACATAAGCCTGTTATTATGGGGAGTAAAACGCATCTGTCTATCGGTAAGTTTCTAAAAAATAGAGTTAATATTGTACTTACTAGAAACAAAGATTTCAAACCACTAGACGATGATGTAAAGGTATACCACGACATACATAGCATACTTAATGACTTTAAAGATGAAAAAGAACTAATGGTAATCGGAGGCTCTAGCATATATGAGCAGTTCGCACCGATGGCTAATAGATTTTACATAACTGAGTTAGGAAAATCGTTTGAAGCGGACTCTTATTTTCCTGAGTTTGATAGAGAGATTTATAAGTGTTTTTATAAGCGAAAAGGTGATAAAAAATCAATAGCAGCGCTAGGATTCGAATACTACTTTAGAGTTTATAAAAAAGTAGATTAATTTTTAAAATTAACTTTACTTTTAGTAAAATTGGTAGTATTATAGAATCAAGGAGGAGATAACCAATGGAGATATATATTGGAGAGAAGTACAAGCTTACATCAGATGCGTACAACGTAATTTTAAATGAGATTGTTGTACCGAAACAAAAGAAAGACGAAACGGATGAAAAGTTTAAGGAACGTACCAAAGAACCTAAATACGTGGCTATCGGATACTATTCTACTATTGAGAAAGCATGCGTAGGAATTATCAACAAAGTATATAAAGAAAGTGAAGGTACAGGTGTAATTTTAAGTCTTATGGACTTACTTGAGAGCATCGAGAGAACAAAACATGAGATTCTTAATATGAATATTATTTCGCTAACAAGGGAGGAAAAGTAAATGTTACCATCTAGACCTTATATCGAATACAGAGAGCTTATGCGAGTACGGAATACAAAGGATATTATCAACGGAGATATACATATACCAGCTTTATCAAGTGGGATAGTAATTTGTGTACATAATCAAAATCGCGTAGTTGTTTGGTTTACCAGTGAATGGAGACTGGAAGATAAACTGAACAAAAAGTTAGGTTGCGAAACAAGTTTCCGTAGTGGTGAAGGTAGCTTGCATGGTGTATCTGTAGTAGTGCAGACGAAAAATTTAGCGGTTAATATACACTACCCTAATAAGGATAAACTTGTTAATCTAAAAGTAGACGCTGGTAGATTCGCTAATGTACCTCTATTTGATGGTAAAGGGTTAACACCTCATCAGAGTCAATGGATGATAAATGGCTCTTGGAGAAGAGAGTGGGAGTTATTCGAAGTAATTGATTCTATCGAAGACGCATTCTCAGCATGGGTAGAGGAACATGGAACGACACGAGAGATTTCGGATGATGAGCGAGAAGATATGATGTATCCTGATGAATGGGACTTTGTATACACTAACGATTTCATGGACGAGTATTACGCTAAAAAAGAAGTGATAGAAATTGAGTTCGCTATCGCGACGGGGGTTTACAATGAGTTTACAGGAGGCATGTGTTTCAATGACTGATTATAAATATGCAACACTAGTAACTTTTTATGCATCGACGGGTTATGTAGGTTCGAAGAGAGAAGAACAATTCACCCTACACGAACTAGGTTGGGATAGCAGCATGACGGATGAAGAAACTCGTGATTTTCTAGATGAGGCTCATGATGAATGGTTAGCGAATCATACAGATATGGGATGGTATACAAACTAATATAAAAAAGTACTTTACTTTTAGTAAAATAAATGATAGAATAATAGATGTAAGGGAGGTGATAAATGGTGAGTGAACCAAAAGAATGTACAACCTGTATCGAAGACATACAGTTAGATGGAGACAGATGGGTATTGGTTGTAATGACAACTACGTGGGATTATTATAACGATGGTTTTTCAAGGGAATACATAGAAGTTAATTATTGTCCAGAATGCGGTAAAAAATTAAATGATTAATACATAAAAGGGAGAGAATTAAAATGACATTAAATATCGTAGAAGTTAGAGATTTATTAAAAGACGTTGTAGATGCAGGTAGAATGACGAAGGACGCAAAAGAAAACTTACATAAAGCATTTACTCTACTAGACAACAAAGTACGTGATAACGAGGCGAGAGACGTGTTTCGTGGCGAAGGTTTAGAAATCGCGGAGTACGGTGTAACGACTTTACTAAAGGATATGCAATCGGCGGTAAATGTATTCTCAAAATATCCAAAAGCACATAATGCAGCTTTAGAAGATGTGAAATACTTAGATGAGGTTCGACAAGATATTTGGCATAGTGCAGAGTTCCTAGAATTCTCAGATGAAGAAAAGATTGAAAAGTGGAACATTTTAGAAGAGTCTGCTAAAAGACGTAGACGAGCTAAGGAATTAGCAGAAGCGACAAAGCCTATTAAAATGCTATTAGCGAAACATAACGGAATTGAGAAAGACTTAAAAAACTGCATGCAGCAAATTAGACAGATTGAGAACTTACAAGAAAGTCGCTGCTACACTCCAAAACGATTAACAGAATTAGAGGCTGCGTTCCATAAAGCTGCTCCTGTGAAAGAGAATGGACAAGTTGTACATAAAGAGGAGGTGGCACAATGAGGAATATCGCGTACTTAACATGCTTTGGGATAGCTACTATATCATGCTTCCAGATGATTCAAAATATAAATGTTAATGAGGATATGGCGTTTGGTTATGGTGGGCTGTGGATTCTGTTTATCCTATTAGGCTCATTCATTAAAACGGCTGGTAAAAAGAAAGGGGATAAGTAAAATGGAGTTTGGAGAAACGTTTTTTACTAAATTAAAGGAATTTATCTTGGAGGATTGTTTTTCAAATTTGGACACACTCATACCACACTATGAGAACTTACTAGATTATGCAGATACGGTGTCTACTATGCTTGTAGATGTAGAAGAGAACGGTGTGTATTTCAGATACGAAAGACCAGATACACCTTATACGGATGGAGTTATAGTAGTTTATATACACCATACCAAAAGACGTTACGAAATTAAGCTTCTTAAAGATGATAGACCTTGGGGTTATTGCTCGTGTCAACAAGGAGATGAAGGTTACAATCCAGATAAAGGATGCTGCGGAGACGGGTGCGACTGGATTGCTCCTAGATTCGAAGTGGAGTTAGTTACATCTATGGCATATGGTGCGTATAAAGGTCAAGAGCGTGATTTATGGAAAGATGAGGAGAAATGGAAAAAGTATACAAAAGACCATCGAGCTAAAGATATCGAAGGTAAGATTAATGCTTCTAAAGAATATGAAAATTTCTACAAATCTCAAGCCGAACATTGGCAAAGAGAACTAGATAAATTACAAAAAGAGGAGTGTGACGCATGAAGGAGACTACAGAACAGTATTTAGAGCGTGTAATGAAGAGTATGATTGATGAAGAGGGGTACGAACTATTTAAGGCTACTGAGAAAGCGGATATTTATTATAGCAGCAGCGAAGATATGTTTGCTGTACACTATAAAGGTGTTGACATATGGTCTGGCACGATTGAACATCTGCTAAATAATCTTTTTTAAGGAGAGAAACTATGACAAGACATGTCCGATATAAACAACTAAACAAGGTAACTATTAAACAAGCAACAATTAACAGCGTGTTAATGAGAACACCTTCAATTAAAGAGAATATTGAAGTGTATAAGGCTATGGGTATTTACGATAGGGGATTCTTCTGGATGTCCCCTCGTAAGTGGCATGGAAGTACACCTGTTGATAACGTGATTTTCCTATTTGATTTCGAGGTTATAGTAAAATGATATACCCGAAGGGATGATAATATGCTTAATTTTTCAGAAAAAAGAATAAAAAAGTTCCTCCTAGAAAATGCGACCATGATTTTGAAATGGTGTGCATGGAAAGTAAATGGGAGGATGCAGGATATGACTTCGAATACAATACATATGTAATAGCATATTGCCCCAAGTGTGATAAAGAAGAGACAGTGAAAGAAGAAACGTGGCATAAGTACCTTATTAAACGAGCGATTAAACGAAGATACCAGAAGGAGATGGCAAAGAATGTGGTTGAGCACAAAGGATAGAATCAGGTTTATGTACATATTGGGCGCTACAGCAGCGATAGGTATTTCAAATTCCATTCAATCAGGAATGTGGTGGTTCATGATTCCACTAGGTTTGTGTGGACTTTATCAAGCTAATTTAGTGATTAACGAATATCCGATTATAATGGAGGAGAAACGATATGGCACAAGAGCTTAAAAAAGGTGATAGAGTAATTAGTAACGCGGGTACTTTAGGACAGGTATTACGGGTGTATAGACATGGAGATTCCAATGCGTGGTTTGCAGAGTGGAAATCGATGAGCGGCACAGTGTATACAAATGCGTGGAGTGCATTGAAGAGAGATATTAAAGACTACTCGCAAGTTATTGTAGATATGGTGAATGGAGCTCATTACTACAACTCTGGAGTAGGTATTACGTACAGGTTGACCAAGGGAGTCTTAGAGGCGTCAACGTCAACTCAATCATGGCAACCATCATCGACCAATCTAAATGAAATCATCCATAAACTAGAGAAAGTGAATCATGATGTGAAGTCTGGAGAGTACATTTTAGTGACAAGAACTACCTTCGGTTCACAATCAACATTTGTTTTAAGAGCGTTAACAATTAATGGTGATGTTGTTTGTGGATATCGTGAATACTCAAACGAACTATCTAATGTCGATTTATCAGACGACAACGTATCCTATGAGAAGATGGACGAAGAAGAAATTAAGGTGTTTAAGTACAAGAAAACTTTTATCAGAAAAGGACGACAACCTTATGAATATAGAGTTGGTGATGTTGTATCTCATTATAAATATGGTACAGGTGAGGTGTTAGAGACTACCGACGATGGTTTTGTTAGACTAAAAGGATACGACGGTACTGACAAACTAGTTTTAGGTAAAAACTGCATCATCCAATTCTGGTCAGAAGATAAAGTTAAAGTAGACTAATAGAGAAGAGGAACTATAATGAGCCAAACACTATTAAATATTAACGAAGACGGTTTCACTTATGTAATGGATGGGTTTATCATCCTTTTAGATTTACCTCTAGAACGTTTGAAAAACGACCCAGAACTAGCTTATCAAACATTGGTGAAGCTGCATGATTCTTTGTTAAATAGCGGAACAAGAGTACTAGCAGTAAATAATTCTAAGGAGGATTTACAATGAGAGCTTATTTAGAAAAGCAATTAGAATTTGTTACTAGTTATCGAGATATCGCGAGAAAACGCTTCTCGAATCTATTACAAGAGGATGCGTCAGCAGCAGCGTTGTCCACAGAAGCTCGTAATATTTATAAGAGTGAAGAAGCATTACGCACTATTAAGGAAATTCTTCGAGATATTCCAGATACTTTCTTAGCTATCACAGTTGATAGAGAGCTTGACAATCACGAAATACTATTACGTACTGTTAAATCTACTATCGATGGCGGACATATGAATGAACAGTTATACTTACAACTGAGCTCGTTAGGGATGATTATTCGAGTGTTAAGCAACGCCTTAAAAGCTTATAGAAATGATAATGGATATTATGAGGAAAATGAATAAAAAGTAGTTTACAAATAGTAAAAAGTGTGTTATTATAAAAGAGTAGAAAACAAACAAAACTTAGGAGGAATTGAATATGAATTACTTAGAAAAGAAATTAGAAGGTTACACTAAAAAGGCAGCGCAGCTTAAGGAGACAGTTTTATGTGAGGGATTTGAGATTGATTCAGATGAAATCTACGAAGCTGTTAGTGAAATTGATGCTTGCAACTTTATCGTAGATACATTGAAGTTAGCTATGAAAAACCCGTTAGAGCCGATGCAAGCATTCGCTATGTTTGTATTCGCTAGAGAAGTTGAGGAGAAGTACTTCAATGCATTAAATGTTGTGTCAAACGACTTCGAAGAAAAAGGAAAAATGGACAAGCAGATGTTAGGAGAGGTAACATTCTTACGAACTGCCTACAATGAGTTAGCTAAAATCGTAAATGGTTTAATTGAAGAAAAAGAAGGAGCAAATCTATGAGAAGTCTACAAGAGTGGAAAGACTTCTTCGTAGAGAAAAAAGATGCAGCATTAAATGTTGTAAATGACCCAGACGCTGAGTACACTAAACAGTACTTAGCTCTAGGTGATGTTGAAGCTTGTGACATAATTATACCACATATAGAGTTAATTTTAGACACGGCTAAAGAAGACGAATACATAGACCGCGTAGAGAAATTGATAGATATATTTCAAGTGAAAGCGGACAATAATATCAAGTATGCGGTATCTGAGTTTAAGCAATACGGTCGTCCTGTATATGACAGTAATACATACGAAGTTATCTTCGACTTAGGTGTGGTCAAGTTATTAAAAGAGATTCTAGACGATTTAGGATTTCGCAAATTATTTAGTGAGATTATAGACAAATGATAAATCCATTAGATAAAGCCATAAAAAGTCTAGAACGAAAATACGACAGACAGGAGATGCATCTTCAACGATACGAAGACATTATCCACAATGAGCTTACAGATAGGGAGTTTCGTATTCTAGAGCGTGGAATGCATCTTGGCAACATGAATGCTTACGACATGTCTATCCTAGTCTTAGAAAGGTTGAAGAGAAATGGCAAGAACAACTCGCAATAGGCAGTTAATTAAATTAGCTTTTATGCAAGGATATCATGTACCTATACATAAATGGAACTATCAACGCGGGACAAACTTACCAATGCGGGCGTCTATACAGTTAACAGATGAAATAGACAAAACTTTTTCATGGCACAGATGTGAAACTGTAAATTACAATAAAGGACGAAAAACCTTAAGCAACTCCATATCTTTCCACGTCAAAGGTGGCGCTGGTAATCTACTTTATTACTATACAGGTATACGCATAGTACCAGTGAAGCATGGAGAGAAGTATAAAAACCCGCACAACCATAGAGCAGAAATGAAACATCAGTTACAATCTATGGAAGAAGACTTAAAGATGAAGAATACATATGATGAGGGTGAAGTTCTATGAGAGAGGGATTGTTAATTGTATTATCTCCAGTAGTGTTGACATTATTATCCATGTATAGCTACCGAGTTATGGAAGATAACTATAGTACGAGTGGTGACTTCTTTGAGTTTCTAGGACTTATAGGTACTGTAATATTCGGAGCTTTGGCTTTCTTCGCGGTTATATTAAATATAGTTGTATTCGCTAGTTATAGTGCGTAATCATTAAGCAACCTTCTGGTTGCTTTTTTTTATAATTTATTTTACTAAAAGTATTGCAACACTCTATTAGACATGCTATGATATAAGTAACTTAAAGAGAGGAGAGATAACATGCCACCAAGATTTAAAGAAGTAGCAGAGTGTACTTACAAAGAGATGACTAATGATAGGTTAGAACTATGTTCATTCTTATCGCTTAGGAGGATGTTTAAAAGATACCTAGATGGTCAGGTTGAGCGATGGGAGTTAGTAACATCCATCACAATGCACTGTAAGGTATACAATAAAGATTACCTAGAAATAGCAGCGATACTGTAGGAGGGATACAATGAGTTCATTAAGATGTAAGATTTTTGGACATAAGCTTGATGGAGGCACTAGGGTAGACCCTGTAGGTGTAGCGCGCAATAAAGACGGAGTAGAGCAAGCGCTATTTACTGGGGAGAGTATTTGCAGTCGTTGCTATGATAGAGTAACAAATGTTAGGTGGTTACCTATTGTTGAGTGGGAGCGTCAATATACATACAAGGAGTTAACTGGGAGGGATGAGAAATGGTGGTAGCAGCAGTCATACTTACATTACTGTTCGCTTACGGAGTAGTAGTTGTTTTATACCAGTTGAATAACATAGGTCAACAAAGTGTTTTTGAAGTTATGTTTACTCTAATTGTCACTATGGTGCTGGCAGTTTTAATTATTTTTATTATTACGGAGGGTATTTAAATGGTAGCAGTTTTAATATTTTTATTAGTGATATTACTAGTGTTGATGTCTGCTGGTGCGTTTATAAGTGTACTTAACAACATAGAGGACTTCATGGATATACTCATGTTGATTGTGCTGTTTATTACATTTGTATTCGCAGTTTTCTTGTTAATCGGTGGGATTGGATACTTTCTAGGATATTAAGGAGGGATTATATGAATATACGGAAAATGATGATTGAGTTTTGTTATATGAAAATGGAAGAATTAAATGATGAGTTTGTAGTAGGATTTGAAGAAGTTACAAATAAAGAACTATGCAGCATGTACAATCGATACAAACAAAATAAACGTCTAGGGTGGGTTTGGTAGTATGACAAAGCATACACGTAATAGGCAGTTAGTTAAGTTAGGGGACGGATTCATGTGGCGAACTACCGTACCTATCGACATGATTAGGAATGAACATAAGGTTTGGGGTTTAGACCCTAAGTTCGAATGGAGACGTGTCCCGATGTGGAAAGTAGGGAATAAGATTCATCAGTTTAACTACATACGTTTCACACATGAAGGCTCTACTGGTAAGTATGTAGATAAGGACGAGAGAATCATGGTAATGCCTGTGGTGGGGATTATATGAGCGATTTATTCAAAGGTATTATAGTAGCTGCTTCGATTCTATTCACTTTCATTTTCGTAGCGTATCCGTGGGAGTACAAATACGAAGCTCCACCTAAAGAGACACAAGTTCATGTCGAAAAGAAACCAGAAAAGGTAGAGTTAACTCCAGAAGAGAAAAAGAAGCAGCAGGAAGAGGAAAAAAGACGTCGTGAGGAAGACCAGAAGATGTTAGATGACGCTATTGATTTTTCAACTCAAATGATGATGACAACTGTAATTTTAGGATAGGAGTGGTTCTATGAGTGTTTTACTATTCATTATCTCCGTGTTAGTCATGATAGGTGGCGTGATGAGTTTAGCCGATATAACAGATAATCCGAGAGATTTCAGTACATTCTATAAAATTAAGGTATCCGTCCTTGTAATCGTGTGTACGAGCTATGTAGGAGTTACAATGTTAGACTGGATGAACAACTTATATAAACTATTTAATTAGTACTTGCAAAGATAGATTTGCAGTGTTATACTTTTAGTATAATAAATAAAGGGAGGAAATACATAATGTTAACACTAAAAGGTAAATATAATGAGGCTAAGGTATTCACTAATAATATCGAGGAGACTGCAACAGGTCAGATTATTGAACTCTGTAACCAAGAGTTTGTAAAAGGTAATAAGATTCGTATTATGCCTGACACGCATGCAGGTGCAGGATGTACAATAGGTACAACAATGACAATTCAAGATAAAATCGTTTCAAATCTAGTAGGAGTCGATATCGGATGCGGGATGCATGTTGCTATCATCGATAAAAAGAAAGAAGAAATCAAGTTCGACCAGTTAGATGAAGTAATCTACAACCATGTACCTAACGGATTCTCAATTCGCAGTACGGCTCATAGCTTCGCTAATATGGTAGATTTCAAATCTGTACGAGCTCCATTCAACCTGCAACGCGCACAGAACAGTATCGGTACATTAGGTGGGGGTAACCACTTCATCGAGGTCAACGAAGACGAAGCAGGTAACGTATACCTTATTATTCATAGTGGCTCTCGTCACTTAGGTAAACAAATTGCAGAGCATTACCAAAACCTTGCATATGAGCAGATTATGAACGTTAAATCTGTTAAGGATGAAATAATCGAACGATTAACAAAAGAGGGACGACAACACGAGATTCATGATGCTTTGCGAGGAGTTAAACAACCTAAAATCCGCAAAGAGTTCGCTTACTTAGAAGGGCAAGGATTTAAAGACTACATGCATGATATGAAAATCGCGCAATACTACGCTGCGTTAAACCGCCAAGCGATGATTGATGTAATCGTTGCTAAGATGGGGTGGAAAATCACTGATTCATTCGATACTATCCATAACTATATCGATATGGACAACATGATTATGCGTAAAGGTGCTATCTCAGCTCAACAAGGAGAGCGAGTGATTATCCCTATCAACATGCGAGATGGTTCTATCATTGCGTTTGGTAAAGGTAATCCTGATTGGAACTTCTCAGCACCTCATGGAGCAGGACGTATTATGAGTCGCAGAAAGGCTAAGGATTCACTAGACATCGAAGAATTTACAAATACAATGGCTGGCGTTTGGACAACTTCTGTTGTTGAGAGCACATTGGATGAAGCCCCTATGGTGTACAAACCTATGGATGAAATTATCGAGAACACGAAAGATACAATCGATATCAAAGATATTATCAAACCTTTATACAATTTTAAAGCTAAATAAAAAAAGTCTTGCAAAAATATCAATCTATGTTATACTTAAAGTATAATAACTAAGGAGGAAGATAAAATGGTAGATTCAAAAGGATTAAGAGAGTTAGAGGTTAAGTTCGAGGGAGAAGAGCAAGAGTATATTGTGCAGGTAGAGACAACGCATTCTGTACATATCGCAATCGGTACTCTACATAAGCTTGAGGAGGCAACAACTGACTTAGAGTTAATCGAAGGTGAAGAAGTTTTACACGCTAAAATGATTCCAGATTCATTCGATAACTTTGTTAAACTAATGATGATTAACGAACTGCGTGGACTATCATTAAATATGCCACACGAATTAAAATAGGAGGTAATCAGAAATGTACAACATTTACTATAAAGGTGAAAAGATTGGCTACATTAATGACAAATCTCAAATCGATACTAGCGCACTGAAAGAAATGGGCTGCACGGTAGAACACATTAAACAAGAGTATGTAGACTACATTAGCCGTATTGATACAAAATCGGTAAAGTGTATATGGCTATCGGTAATATCGCGAAATTAGAACACTTCACAAACGAACTAGTTCTAGAAGAAGGTGACGAGGTAGAATACGCATACCTGTTACCTGATAACTATAAAAACTTCGAATTTTTAAGAAAGAACATCATCGTAGCATGATATGGGTATTGTTCCCTATCGCCTGTCTGGTATTCTTAGCGAGTGTAGTACTTTTTGATTACGCACTCGCTGAACCTTGGCGATTCACTATACTACAACTGGCATTCATTATGTTCTTCTTGTTCTTAAGCGCATTTTGTGTAGTCGGATGTGTGGATTACATATTACATAAATAAGGAGTGATGTCGTGAGATGCTGGAGTGACATCCGTATAGAAGTACTTAAAGATAAAATACATATGCTGCAAGAAGTTATGAAAGAAACAAAAGATATGGAATTGAAACGATGGATAAATAGTCGTATCAATTACTATCGTGGAGAGGTGAACAGAATAAATACATGAGGAGAGGTAATATGATTATATCCGATGAACTTAAAAGAGATATCTACGATGTAGCGAATGCATATAGAGAAGCTCGAAATAATGCAGCAGAGACGTTTTTCGAAATTGAAGGAGAGCTTGATGATGAATTAAGTCAAGAACTTATCAAAGCATGGGAAGACCATATTGAAAGCGGGGATAACAACCCAGAGGTATTTATCGATATGCTTCGTAAGTACAAGGAGGAAGATTAATGAAAGAGCTTCCTGTATATGTAACGGATAGAGACCTACCTGAGTGGAGTGATACGTTCAATTATATAGACATGTACGGTGTTGTCACTATAGTAGAGAAATATTACAATAGAGAGCTTGTCAAATTTGTTATGTATGATGATTTCTGCGCGTTGGAGATTAGAAAGAGGAGGAAGTAACTTCATGTTAATCATGGTTGATAGCGGTAAATTAACCTCGAAAAGACTATACGTATAAAAGATTTACTGGATGAATACGAGAAGATAAAGGAGAAAATGATTGAAAGTATTGCTAATGACACGCCCTTCTTAGTAAAGTGCTGGTTAGGTAGACTTAAAGAGATAATGGATGAGCTAGAATCTCTAGGAGTAGAATTCAATCATACTAATGACCTTTGGGGGTGGGCAGTTAGAAATGGAAAAAACTAACTTACAACACAGGTACTGGATTTTTGAAGTTGGATTACACCCTTTAGGTGGTCTGGATGACGTTGTATATACTACAGATAACGAAGAACACGCATTCGTATATCATGAGGATAACCCAGTTTCTACATATTTATTCGACTCTACTACCCGTAAAGTATATAACGGAGGAAAGGATGTATGGGAATGACAGAAGGATACGAAATATATAAAGAGTTCATATGGTTCATGGTAGCTGCCTATACACTCTGCTGTACTCCTTTAATCGCTGGTCTAGTACAAATGGTCAAGTATCACGATACAGACCTAGAACGAGCTACTAACGGTCTTAAACTAATGGGGTGGGGTTTCATAGGATTTTTGGGTAGTGTGCTGTTTTTATCAATTATACAAGGCGTAGCCGCAGCAGCTATGCGATAGGAGGAGAGAGGATATGGAATCAGTTTATAGTTTTCCAAATATGGCAGGTCAAACTATTTACGTAGGACAATCATTATACGTTTATGCAGGTAAGTTTGGTGTACCGAATAGTAACGAAATTAAAATTATCGTGGATGAAATCCGAATTGGAGGGTTTGCTATTCAAGCCTCATTTATAGGGTTCATCCGAAGTTTAGAAAATACATGTGAGAAGATTCATGGAGAATTCTGTTTGAAAACGATGAGAGTTACTCACTGGAACGGTTCAAAAACGGACAACTCAGTAATTGTGCATATACGTCCAGTTAATATTGACGATAAACGAACCAATACCACTACAAAAGATAAAGCTCCAGTTAAGTTTGGAGATATCATATATGGTAAGAAGTACGATAAAGATACGGAAAAGCTAAGTGTATATACACAGAAGTATAAAGTGCTAGGTGTAACAGACAGTGCTTACTCTGCTGCACTTATGAATAACGAAGGAGAAGTTGTAGAGAACTATACAGCTATTGTAGATATTAAGACTAATACAGAAATCGCGAAACCTCGTGTAAAATCGGTAGTATCATTCTTCCTAACAGAGCAAGAAGCGCATAGTGCATATATCACCAACCGATTAAAGTTAACAGTTGAGTAAGGAAGGTATTATGAAAAACTGTGGAGATTGCGGTTATAGTAAAACATATGTAAATAGGAGACTATCTACAGAGGAAGAGGTTGTTTGGTTAAACATATGCGAAAATATTAACTGTGATGCAGAAATAAAAGATTTCAGTAAAGCAGAGACTTGTAAATATTATGACGATGATTCATGGATGAAATAAGGAGGAGAGAGAATGAGTGTCATTCAAAAGTTAAAAGAACTACTAACAAACCAGAAAGAAGAGAAAGAAGAGAAAGAAGAGAAAGTGGAACTACAGAAGTGCGTAGGAGTGAAGACAGTGAACTATGTACATGAGGTAGTTATCTCTCCAGTAGAGTGTGGAGACAAGGTATACTTACCGTTATATCACAAACCTACATCGTTTAGTCAGTACCTAGAGTTTGAAGTGTTCCATGTAGACGAGGATGAGCATACATTCCAAGCTAAACATGAACCAAGAATAGGTATTGAGAATAGATACATAACAGTATCGATGGCTACAATGCGGCTTATATCTTATATGTCAGATGCGGTATACTCACGTGATTTAATGATAGATGGACAACCTGATACAGTATTAGTAAAACATGAGTACTTATCAGCCCTAAGAGACCGATATCAGAACTTCCCAATCGTAGGAGACACGCGTGTAGCTAAATTGTACTATCCCGATAGAGATACATATGGAGAGAAAACAGAAACATATAAAATTTTAGGTATCATTGAAGAAGCATACTCAGCAGCTCCTATAGGAGATAAAGGTGTAATTGAAGAGCGAACAGCAATCTTTGATATACATACACATAAAGAAATCAAAGAAGATAAATCCTTATACTATACAATAACGTTCCCTGATGTATCAGAAGCCCATACGTCATATCTATATAAGAAGATAAATAAGATGAAAGAGGAGCGATAATATATGTCAGTTATGATGTTCCTATCAGAAGATAAAAAGACAGTCGTTATTAAAGGAGACTACGGAGGACACTTCTTCATGAAGAATATGCCTATCGAGGACTTTAAGAAAAAGGCATTACATATATTACTAGATGAAGCGGAGGAACAGTAGGTGGGTTTATTCTGGTGCATACTTACCATTATCATAGCAGTCGTGTGTGAATACTATTGGAACAAAGCAGAGAAGGCATCTAAAGAAGATACACTGAAATTCGCAATCCTTACTGTATTACTATTAGGAGCATTAGCATCCAGTACATATATGACCGTTCATCACTTATTATCATAGGAGGAAAAACATGATATTACGAACTATATTTATCACTATATTCTTACTCTCTTCTTATAATTTCATTAAAATGGCATTCGAAGAGATAAAAAAAGAAGACGTTAAGAAGTTAGTCATATACGCTATGTTATCCCTTATAACAGGAGTTACCGTAGCAGTAGACATGATATCGTCAATGATAGCAGACCTTATCAGATAAACAATAACACAGAGAGGCTCACAACCTCTCTTTCTATACATATTAAATTGGTAAAATATGGAAGTGACCTTTAAACCAAGTCGAAAAATTTTTAGGAAATTTTAAGGAGGTATCATGAATGTTATTACATATTATAGGAATAGTAGGACTTTTAACGGTGGGGTTGTTAACCAGCTTATATATGGAGAAGTTAAAGACAAGGTACGTATATGACCAGATAACAGATAGAGCATACTTTAGGGCTGCTACGTGCTATATATTATTCAACTTAGGAGTAGCGGGCTGCATTATCCTTATACTAGATGACATTATGAATAAATAGACTATATAAGGGGCTGCTATTATAGGGATGGGGCTTGTATATATAAAGGGTTTGTGCAAGATAGATATAGCGACTTTTCAAAATTTTTCTGGGATTTTTACCTGAGGTAGTCGGGGTAGAGAGGGGAGGTAACCGAACACATGGTCGTAAAGCACGGGTGGGGTTATATGTCAAGTAAAATAGTAAAATAAATTTAAATAAAAAGGTTGACAAAATAATCATTGACAACCTCTTATATTTATGAATCGAGATGTAATCAATTGGCATATACTTCCATTGCGTATTGAGTGATAGTATTGCATGTCTGATAGGCTGCCTCTGCTAGGTGTGATAGTCCAGTGCTAGTGACTCTATCACCTATATAGATGCCATGATATACCTGCTTAATACGGCTCTCAATGAACTGCATCTCAATAGCTATGATACCATTTCGCGTATCGTTGAACTCACCTTCTATAAGGCGTGAAGCGGCGTTTAATCTATCGTTAATATCATCGACAAGGCAAGTAGTATAGGCAATACCCTGCTCCCACTGGTCGGCTAGGAAGGTAGCATGACTAACAATCCCTTTCAATTCAATAATAGCAAGCTCCATTGCAGTAGTTAACATAATAAACATCTCCCTTTGTATAGTAGTTTTAATATATGGTACTAGCTGGGCATACTAGCAAGAGTATACTCTTACAGGTAATTCAATATCGAATGAAGAACGATTCATTTTAGAGCGCATAGCCTTTGCATGCTTTAACGCGTCCGCCTCATTGAAAAACTCACCAATTACGAACGATATACGTGAGTCGTCCTCCATATGCAGATTGACTTCAACATCCCAACCTTCTAAGTCTTCGATATATTCACCGTAGTTAGTTGGGTGTTTAATCCAACCCTCACCGTGGTTAAAGATAGTAATCTCTACGTAGTCAATATCACGGCACATAACGAACTCATCTGATAGCTCATCTTTAATTTTAGCTTTAACCTCTTTGATAGTGGACATGATATCCGTAGCAGGTAATAAATGAGAGTTAGCGCGGATATAGTCCTCGCCTCTCTCTAATAGAGGTAATTCAGTTTGTACCAGCTCAATTTTGTCGTCCTCTGGGTCAACCATAAACCACTCTTTGTCCTCTGCACGTTCTACCCAGTATATTGAGTTATACGAGTTAATATCAACGATTTTACCTGTGAACTCTGCACCTCTGAAAATCTCTACGTTTACCTCTTGGTTTAATTCATATACGTTTGTCATATCTCAACATCTCCCTTTTTTAAGTTAATTTCATCTTACCATTTATTAAATAGTATTTCAAGTACTTTTTTAATTATTTTTGAGGAAGTTTGTCGCTTCCTTAACTGCTTTCATCTTACTATTATTATACGCTGCTGACAACCCTTTTATGACAAAAAGTAAAAGAAAGTTTATTCTAAATTGTCAGAATATTCATAATACATTTAATACTTGACATAGCAGCTACAGTGTGGTATATACGCGCGCACCTGCTCATGCATATATAGTAGAAGTTGAATTGTCAGAATATTCAGTTAGTCAGAATATTATAACTAATTCCCATACCACACAATCTATCATTTGTCAAATCTATTTTAAAGGCTCTCAGACGCCGCTAGAGCGATTCTAATCCCTTCCCCTAGCATTTGTATTAAGAAGCCCTCTAGAAGCCCGTACAGAGGAAATAACCTCTCAGACCAGTAGTATCAAGGCTTCCCAGACTCACAGTTTCATATATAATTGTCTGATAATATGAATGTTCTAAATAGTCTGATAATTCTAACTATTCAAACAACTCCCTATATATAACACACCTACTCCCATTTGTCAAGTTAATAGTATATTCTTAATTGTCTGATAATTTGAATCGTCTAAATAGTCAGAATATTATAATAACTCTGGAGCAGCTCGTATCAGACAATTGTCAGAATATTCTTAATAGTATGCAGATTGTGTATATTAATTGTCAGACTATTCTAAACATTCATAACATTTAAATTGTCAGACTATTATGAATACTAAGACAACTCCCTCTGCTTCTGCTCATCCTAATTGTCAGAATACTATAACTATTCACAATATTATATATAACAGAATATTCTTAATTATCTGATAATATAGACAACTATTTTAAATTGTCAGAATATTTAACTAATTATAATCACTCTAATTGTCAGACTATTCACGCTATTCAAATTGTCAGAATATTATGAATACACTTTTAAATGGGACAATGTTGTAATTTGTTGTCGTCTATAGTATTCTAATGTCAGAAACAAAAATGCTGTCGAGCTTGTACGAATTGTATATAATATTCACACAATTTAATGTTGTAATTTGTTGTGCGTATTTAACTTGACAATTCTATGAAAGTATGATAGGGGCAGCAGCGGAGAAATTTTAACATTTTAATAGAGGGATTATATATGAGTCTAGTATGCAAGGAGCTACTAGGCTTTCGTATGTTTGCAGGGAGCTACTAGGTAAATTGTCAGAATGTTT